GTGAAAGTAGAAAAAAGTTTAATCACTAAAGTCTTACTAGTTGTTTTAGTACAAATGGTAGGGTTTGGTATCGCATCACTTTTAAGTCTGGGAGGTATCCAAGTAGAGCGTACAACACTGTCATACTTTATTACAGGGTCTATCCTTGCATTTGTCGCGTTAGGAATCTATGAACATATTCAATCACGACAGACTGCGAAAGTGCAACGAGAGTTACGATGCACATTAAATCATGCAATGCGAAGATATGATACGATTTTAACTAATACACATACGGAGAAGAAAGGCGGTAAATAGCTATGTTTGAAATGACGGAAAGAGAGATGGAGAATTTTTTAGGCTCTGCACAGGAATACGCTAGAACGACAGTCATGCTCATTTTTGAAAAAGAAGCTCAGATTGTAGCACCAGCATACAGAACAGAAACAGGAGTTAAAGTAGACCCTACATTCCTATCTAGTATTTTACAAGATGTGGAAACTGTAGTGACATTAACTCTAACACATATGGCTTACGAATATGCTGATTTCCAAAAGGACTACAGAGACACAGTTGGAGATACTGAACATGAGATTGTAGATAAATTAAGAGAGAAATATGAAGGTCACCTTATGCACCAATTCATAAGCTATGGAATTGTATTTTCATCTGATGTTATCGATGTTGTTTTGGACGAGCTAATCCTAGAACTCCCTTTCCTTTATTCTGCTGCTGTTTACGAAGATATTGACGATTCCGATGTATTTTTAGATGACAGGCTGTACGCTTACGAAGACTTGCTGGAGAAAGTAGACCAGCGCTTCGATGAGGAGCTAGACGATGAATGATAACGAAACGGGAGGTAGTCGAAAAGCGACGTAAATTATTTCAAAATTCAGAAAAGTACAGGGAATTTAAGAAAGGGGATAGACGGGTCTTCACACCAAGATTATGTTCCATATGCGGAAGACCCCTATCGGCTCTTTCAAGGCAAACGCAAAAGTACATAACAACACAAAACCAGATACGATTCGAGTTAAGTGATATCGTGCATATCCACATCTGCAAGGATGTTAACTCTTGTTATCGTGTACTAAAACAGAAAGGGGAACTGCAAGATGTCAATGGCAGACAATATAAAGAAGGGCATCCAGAAAAAGAATAGCGTTTTCGATGCTCAAGAAGAATTACGTAATAAGTTAGGTGAGGGTTTTTCCGCAGCGATGTCTCAGTTTATTACTAAGTTGCAAATGGGTGAGATTCCTATTGACAATATCGCGGATGCAATTCGTGTATTCGGGGCTTATAAAGAACTGTACGGTATCGATGAAATGATGAATGGTCAGCAAGGTTCTGGAATGTTACCAGAAATCAACATGCGTCAAGAGAAAGTTGTTGACGATATGGTTCGTGAAGGGAAAATGACCTCTGATGAAGAAGGTAAAATCGATGTATCTTCAATGGATATGAACGATGTAGCAGACCTAATCAGAAATATGGACATAGCTCAGAACGCAGAAAACGAGGGAACATTCTAATGAATAATCTAACAGGAGAAATGATACAGAACATAGCTAAACAAACGTTCGGTAGGACGGAGTTAACAAAAGACGAACTAGCCTATGTACTGACGATGTTAAACTGTTCGTCCTACTTATTAAAGAATCATACGGTAAAGGGGCATCCGATTACCTTCCACGTTAGCGGTAAAGACTCATTACGAGCGCAAGCGCACAGACCGTGGCAAACAGAAATCATCAATGATACGCATCCTAACAAGGCGGTTATTAAATCACGTCAGTTAGGGCTTTCAGAGGTCGGTGTAGGCGAGATGTTGTGGTTTGCAGACCTACACTCCTACTCAGGAGTGAAATGCCTCTACACGTTCCCTACGAACCGACAAATGAAGGACTTCGTATCAACTCGTATTAACCCACTACTTGAGAAAGGGTATTACTCTACTATCTCTGACCCTAAGATTGACTCGTTGGAGAAGAAAAAGATTAGAAATAGTTTCATGCTGTTCCGTTCTTCTAGTAAGGGAGCTGCGGTAGAGGGTGTCGATATCGACTATTTATCTCTGGATGAGTATGACCGTGTAAATGCTAGTGCGGAAATCTCTGCGATGGAGTCTATGTCTTCATCTAAATATGGTATTTTACGTCGTTGGTCAACACCTACTGTACCTAACTTCGGTATTCACGATTTGTATGACCGCTCTGATAAACGAGTGTACATGCATAAATGTGAACATTGTGGAATGAGACAGCAGCTAGATTACGAGAAAAATATTGAATGTATTGACGAGAGTGGAGTAGACGTTCTTGCACAAACAGTACGAGATGGTACATACCGATTCATTTGTCAGAAATGTGGTAAGACATTAGATAGATGGTACAACGGTGAGTGGGTAGCAGAGTTCCCAGACCGCACTTTGAATAATCAAGGTACTCGCGGATACTTAATCACACAGTTAAATGCAGTATGGTTTAGCGCAGATGCATTAAAACGTAAGGAACTGGAAGCGAAATCTAAACAGCATTTCTACAACTACGTTTTAGGATACCCATATCAAGACGTTGCGTTAGCTGTACAGGATAGAGATATTACAAATAACATGCGTGAATATTTATCAGCTCCGCTTATGGACAGAGGCGACTATCGTTTCATTTCTGTAGGGATTGACTGGGGTAATCGTCACTGGGTTACAATTCGTGGATTTAAAGATGATGGACGTATCGATTTAATCCGTATGTTCTCGGTTGAACGAGCTAGAGGTGTAGCGAACATCGAGGCGGACTTAGAACAAATAATCTTAGAATTAATCCCGTATCAACCAGACATTATCTGTGCCGATATCGGTGACTCTGGTAACTACGTGGACAAGTTAATCCAACATTTCGGTGCTGGTGTAGCTTACGGTGTTAAAGTTAACCCGAACCCTCGCTCTACTGGTCAGATTGTTCCGATTTGGTCAGAGCAACGAAGCATGGTTACTGTCGATAAGTTAACACAAAATAAAAAGCATATCTCTGACATGAAGATGGGTAGATTAGGATTCTACAACACAATGGATAGAGAATTAGCTTTATACCTTGAACATTGGAAAAACGTGGTAATTCGAGATGAGGAAGATGAAAAAACAAAAGCAATCTATCAGATTATTATGGACAAAGGTGACGACCACTTTGCTCAGTCTTCTGTATACTCTATGGTTGGTATGGAACACGTATTGGAACCGTACATAACGAAAGAGCAAGAAAATGCTTTTGCTTACACAACTGTAGACATTATGCGTCCGCAACACACAGATATATTTGCTAAAGGGTACTAATCCTTTAGCTTTTATTATATTAGTACTAGTTGAATAGAAAGGAAGGGATTAAAGAATGCTTAGAGATTCTATGTATGATGGAACTCCGGAGAAGATAATCCGGGAAATGGCAAGTGATTTAGAAAAGACAGTCAAGACAGTCAATGGACAGGCTCCAGACGAGAATGGTAACGTTCAAGTGGATGGCGCACCTACAGGAGATTTCGCAACGAAAGACGATATCAAAGGTATGGTGAAAAGCGTTAACGGTACCAAACCGGGTACAGATGGTAACGTAGCGCTAACTGGACTTGTGAAAACGGTCAACGGAAAGACTCCAGATGCAAATGGCGCTGTAACTGGTTTTGTACAATCAGTAAATGGTTCTAACCCGGATGCTACTGGAAAAGTTACGGTTCAGTTAATTACAGCAGGAGCTACAAGACCAACAACAGGAACCTATGTAGGACAACCATTCTTCGATACTACGTTGAATAAACCTATCTGGCGTAATAAAGATAACAACGGATGGGTGGACGCGACGGGAGCTGCGGTAGTCTAAGTATGGTATAATAGAGATAGGGAGTAATTAGCCCTCTCTCTTATATTAGTAGAGTAATAGAAAAAATGAAGGAGTGGAAGTAGAATGGCAATGGCATTACAAACTTTAATCGACAAGGCGAACCGTAAATTGAACGTTTCTGGTATGCGTAAGGACGTAGCAGACCGTACCCGCGCTGTCATTACACAAATGCATGCACAAGGTATTTATATCTGTGTAGCACAAGGTTTCCGTTCGTTTGCTGAACAGAACGCTTTATACGCGCAAGGTCGTACTAAACCGGGTAGCATCGTAACAAATGCACGAGGCGGACAATCGAACCACAACTACGGAGTAGCGGTAGACTTATGCTTGTACACACAAGACGGTTCTGACGTTATCTGGACAGTTGAAGGTAATTTCCGTAAGGTTATCGCAGCAATGAAAGCACAAGGCTTCAAATGGGGCGGAGATTGGGTTTCATTTAAAGATTACCCTCACTTTGAATTGTACGATGTAGTAGGCGGACAAAAACCACCTGCGGATAATGGCGGTGCAGTAGATAACGGTGGAGGCTCTGGTAGCACAGGCGGTTCTGGCGGAGGAAGTACAGGAGGTGGCTCTACAGGTGGAGGTTACGATTCTAGCTGGTTTACAAAAGAGACTGGTACTTTCGTAACAAATACTTCAATCAAATTACGTACAGCACCATTCACAAGTGCAGACGTAATCGCTACACTTCCGGCTGGTTCTCCAGTTAACTACAATGGCTTCGGTATCGAATATGATGGTTACGTTTGGATTCGTCAACCACGTAGCAATGGTTACGGCTATCTTGCTACAGGTGAATCTAAAGGCGGAAAACGTCAGAACTACTGGGGTACGTTCAAATAATACATAATTAGGAAGTCCTTCGGGGCTTCTTTTTTTATGTAAAAAACTTGTTGACTTTTAGGAAACTATGATGATAAGATAGATTCATAAGGAGGAGATAACAATGTTATTTCAATTTGATGTAAAAACAGAGAATGGTAAAGTGCATTTATTTACAAATGCTGATAAGGATGTAAAGGAGGCGATGAATAAGATTCCGGTAGAAATGGACAAGCGCGGTATTTTCCAAGACTATGAAATTATCGCAACACGTACATACCAAGTTGGCGGGAAATGGATTAACGCTGATGGCACTTTACATGAAGAACCTGTGAAGGAGGAGATTGTAGAAGAGGAGCCAATTACATTAGAAGAAGATGAAGGTCAACTATCTCTAGCTCTATAATATGTTATAATAAAAGTAAGGGTGGTTAAATATGACAAGTGAAAATAATGAAGAATACATAGAGGTGAGTAAATGTTCGTACTTGACCTAGCAGTTTTATTTCTCTACCAAGTGTTAACATGGATGGTAGAGATTATATTTACAACGTTATGCATGATACTAGCAATCACGATTACTTTATTCGTAATAGGTATCACCGTAGTATTATTGGTAGTTTTCATTCCGATTGGTGTTGCTATGTTGATTTACGATAAAATTTCGAGTCCGTTCAAAGGGACAAGTTGAGTTGTATCCGCCCGTTGAATACAACATACTACTCGTGAAAGCTATTATAGTAGCATTGTTCATCTATACTCTGGTTGTCGTGTTTGGGTTTAAAAAGTCGATAAGAGAACATAGAGAAGATAATAATTACACCGCATCCATCAAAGGTGCGATAAATGTTTTAAGTGACATAAAAGATAATTTAAGGAGAGATAATAAAATGACAGAAGTAAAAACATCAACAAATAAATTAAGTTTAACAGATTTAGTAACAAGAGAGGCATCTATTACAGATTACGCGGAAATCATTTCGTTACTTACGCAACTAGCTAAGAACCGATTTGATAATTACCAGTTTACATATTTCCCGGCACAAGATGAAACAAGAGAAGCACACTTTATGCAAATTGTAAGTAACTGGCATGATGACCCAGAATTACATAAAGAAGTATTCCGTAAAGGTATTGATTATGGAGCTAATATGAAAGTGTTACGCAATCTATTTGCAGAACATGTACGAGCAGGTCATGTAGTTGACTTAGGAGCAGAAGTAATGGTTATCACAGACGACGGTACAGGTAACCCGCCTACAGGTGTATCATCCATCAACACGGGATTAGAAGGTTCAGAGATTGCTTTCATTATCGCGTTTGTTAAGAAAGAGAAGTACACAGAATGGTGCAAAAACAACTTCCCAGATGACCAAGAGGAAAAGAAACAAGGTAAAACAGAAGATGCAAAATTCCAATTAGTTGTTAACAACGCGTAGGAGGTAAACATGGAACCGAAAGAGATTATTTTATCAGACGATATTAAAAAGAACGAAAAACCTCGTAACTTACTTGAATACTTACGAGATGCAGTTGTTGGGTATAGTAAACGAGAAACATTAGGAGCGGTGAAAGCAGAGCATAGTGTTTTCATCCCTTCTGCTTCGCTAAATGAGGCTTTTGTAGAAACAACGGACTTCATTTTATTGGCTCGTGCGATTCGAAAAAATAAAGAGTATGGTTGTCCGGTTACGGTGGAAGAAATGAATGCGGGCGGTCATGGCGGATTAGAATTTGTATTCGGGTTCAGTCAATTCACTGATTTCGAAGGTATTCTATCATTAATAGATGCAAAACTAGAAACTACTAATTAATTTAGTAGTTTTTTTATTTTACTTGTTGACTTTACGTAATTACTAGTGTACTATAAGTGTATGAGAGAGAGGAGGAACCGCTACGAACGGGAATATGATATAATAAAAGTAAGGAGTTCAATAAATCTAAAGGAGAATGTTTATGGCGAAGCAAGAACGACTTACGTTGAGTAAACTAAGCGAAAAGGATTTCCCATACATAAAGAAATTAGATAGAGAGCAAGAAGATATGGTTGAGAAGTTGTACAAGTATAATCGTATTGTTGTAAATGCGAATGCTGGTACAGGTAAAACAACTGTACTAACACAGGCTATGAACGCTTTAAAAAAGAAAGAGTACATAAATAAAATTTATTACGTTGTATTCCCGGTACAAGAACGTTCGGTAGGATACTTACCGGGTGGAATCGCTGATAAAATTGGTGAATATGCTGTTCCGTTCTGTCAAGCACTTACGGAAGCGGGAGTCAATCCCCAATACTTGAATATGGAATTGATGACAAGTTCATTTAATGATTTCGAGTTCAAAGTGGTACCTCATACGTTTTTGAGAGGTAGAAACTTAGAAAATGTCGGAGTTATTGTGGATGAGATACAAAACGGTACTATAAATGAAATCAAGAAAACATTAACAAGATGCTGGGATAACTGCTATGTGGCTATGGTAGGGCATACAGGTCAGATTGATATTAAACCACAAGATTCTGGATTCTCAGCGCTTATACACCACTTTAAACAAGGTAAGTTGAGTGGGGAGTTCGAAGAAATAGAGTTCGCGGAGTTGACAAACAACTATCGTGGAAAGTTCGCTACATTTGCGGACAAGCTAGGTACATATAAAACAGAAGATTAAAATATTAGGAGGAAAATATAATATGTCTAACAAAAAAGAATTATTCTTAAATCGATTGGTGATTGCACAAAACAAAATTATGGGGTTAGTAGAAGAAGTAGCTAACGGATTAGATGTTGAAACAGAAGCGGGTAAACTACGAGTTCGTGACCGATTCAGTACTATCGCATTTAACTTAAATGAAGCTTTTGATACAGCTATTCCAAAGAGTGAGCAAGTAGAAGTAGTAGAAGAGGAACGAAAACAGACATTTGATGAGTTCATTGATGAAGTTATGGAGTACTTCGACTACAAAGGTGATTTGTTAAACGTATACCGTCCAATGTTAGTTGAATCAATCGAAACACTTAAAGCTAAAGGTGGCGGCTACACATTAGCTGGCGGACTTAAGAATGGAGCTATCGCTAAGTTCAAGTTAACAGTTAAAAACGGTACGATTACTATCGATATCGAAGGAGACGAAAATGTATTCTACTTCACAGAAGAGGAAAAACACCAAGATTACTCAGGTTCAGAGTACGAAGAGCAAGATGACGACTACGAAGATTATGAAGCAGAGTACGAGGAAGAAGAAAGTTACCAGTACGAAGAAGAAGAGGAAGAAGAGGGTTGTAATTGTCTAGCTTGCCAATATGAAAATATGGAAGAAGAAGACGTTTACGACGCTGTAGATTCTATTCTATCTTATATTGAAAGTGATGTTGACGAGTTAGAACGCGTTATCTCAGAATACTTCGGTAACGAAAAGCTTGGAGCATCCGTAAAAGAGTTATCAGAAGATGACTTTGCGTTAATTCGAGCTTACCTAATCCACGTTAAAGAAGCGGATAAGAACGAAGTACTAGAGTTGACAGACCGTGGCTTAATGGCGGCTTGGAACTACCATTTATATATTAAAAATAATCAGTAATTTTTTAGGAGAGTCTATTGACTCTCTTTTTTTATTGTGATATGATAGATTTGTAGTTAACAGTTAGTAAATAACAAGAGGAGGAATAGAGTGAGTAAAGAGACAAACGAAGTGCTAGACAAGATTAAAAATGGGGAATTGGAACTAACACAAACTATCGGTCATGTAGCCTATTATATGATTGAGAAGACAGGATATTCCTTTCATTTTTACGCAACGTACCAAAATGACAATGGGAATCTAGTTTTAACGGAGATGTTGTACGATTTACGAAACAAGAAATATTACATAAAAAGAAATGGTAGAGAAGTAAAGTTTAATATACATAACGTAGATTTAGTGGTACCAAGACGAAAAGATGGTTGGTACAAAGATAGTTTCTATAACAGCGACAACGTATCTATTTTCTTCGATATGGTATCTGTGGAAGAGAATAAAGGGATGTACGCTAAGATGGTTACTGTAATTGGTTCTCTAGGAGAAGAGATAATTAATATGTCATCCCGGGCGCTCATTCGACTCATGACCAGCTATAATAAACTTGAGTTAATTTACAAGTCCGGAATCGATGTAAAGGCTATGTCTAACTCTTCTTTTAGAAATAAAGTCTACAACGCTAGTATGGAAGAAGGTAAGACGAAGTTACATCAGATATTCGGGATAACGAAAGCTCAATTGAAGTTCATCAGCGAGTATACAACAGATACAGATGATTTTATGCATGCAGTAAACAACATAGCGCATGCAACACAAAGGGATTTAGATACATATAGAGGTGTTATCGCTTACATAAAAGAACTGGAGGTTGAATACAACCTAGAGAACAGATTAACACAGTTTACTCGTCATTCTGATGTTAGCGATTATTTAGAAATACTTAAGTGCAATAGAAATGACATAAGACATTACAAAGGACATATGTTCTGGGGATTTGTATTAAGACCTAGAAACAACATCAAAAACATACATAGATTAGTAGAATACTTACTGTTCGGAGCTTTAGTCACACAAGGTATGGAGTTCCATGAAGCAGTAGGGCAATACAAAGATTATTACGAGACAAGCCTATTACTAGGTCATGAGGATTTCGATAAGTATCCTCGTTCACTCAAACTATGTCACGACATTACCGCTAGAAATTACAAGCTGGTAGAAGATGAAATGACGAAGAAACGATTTGATGAACAGAAAGAATACTTCCAAAAATACGAAACTAAGATGAAAGGTTACAGCGTACTGGTTCCAAAAGAGATGAAAGACATTGCTACAGAAGGTAATGCTCAACATCATTGCGTGGCAAGCTATGCGCCTAAAGTGGCGAAGGGCGATACAATTATTGTATTCCTACGTGCCAACGAAGAGTTGGACAAGCCATTAGTAACCGTAGAGATTCGCGGTAATAAAATTGTACAAGCTAGAGGGTTCGCTAATAGAGCCGCTACAGTAGAGGAAAAACAGGCTCTTACTAGATTTGCTAAAAAACATGATTTAGAATATAAAAGTGCTTGACTTTAAGTAAACAACACAGTATAATAAGGTTTAAGAAGGAGGTGAAAGATATGGCTGTTGGTGCTAAAACTGTCACAGCCTCTACTCATTTAGAATGCGAGGTGTGTGGCAATGTAACAATGCTGTGGAGAAAAAGAAGTAAAATGAAACAAAAGCAGCATTTAAAACATATGTACTGTCCTAAATGTAAAGAAACAACAGGACACTATGAACTCCGCGATGATGCTGGAATCCCGGCATGGATTAAAGAGTTTCAAGATGAGCATTCAAAGAGAAGAGGAGATTAATACATAATGAGTAACATAATTAATAACGTAGACCCACAATACATAGAGTTAGCAAAAAGAGTAAAAGAAACAGGTAATAAACGAGGTGACCGAACTGGAACGGGAACATTGTCAGTATTCGGTGGGGAGATGAGATTTAATTTGCAAGAAGGTTTCCCCATGTTGACAACTAAATTCGTTCCATTCCGTTTAGTAGCTTCGGAGTTTCTGTGGTTCGCTAAAGGATTAACAGACCTAAAATACTTGCTATTAAATGACAATCACATTTGGGATGATGACGCGTACCGATGGTATTTAGAAAATGGTGGCGAATTAAGTAAAGACGAGTTCCTTGCAAGAGCAAAGGCTGGGGGATTCGATTTAGGTAACATCTACGGAGCGCAATGGCGTAACTGGAACGGGGAAGGTATTGACCAGTTAAATGATGTTATTCAAGAGATTAAGAGTAACCCAGAGTCTCGACGATTGTATATCTCAGCGTGGAATCCAAGTACATTCGGTAGCGTCGCGTTACCTCCGTGTCATGTAGCGTTCCAGTTTTATGTGAATGATGGTAAATTATCATGTAAGTTCATCATGCGCTCGTCAGACGTATTTTTAGGACTACCGTTCAATATCGCTAGTTATGCATTAGCTACACATGTAGTTGCGAAGATGTGCGACTTAGAAGTAGGAGAACTTATTTACAGTGGTGGCGATATACATTTATACTTAAACCACTTAAAGCAGATTGAGGAGCAGATGTCGCGAGAACCATTACCATTACCGGAGCTTCATATTCTTAAGAAACATGATAGAATTGAAGATTACGAGATGGACGATTTCCTATTACTAGACTACAAACCGCACAAGGCAATCAAAGGAAAAGTATCTGTAGGTCTAAAGGAGGAAACTAAATGACAGAATTTGAGCGAGAGATTTTAAGTATGCATGCATGGTTAATGCGCCGGACAGAGACAGATGAGAAGGGAAATAAGAAAACAAACCCTAAACATGTGTCAATGTTCTTGAAAGATTTTCATAAAACGGTAGAAAAATACGAAAAGGGGATTGTGAATGATTAAACTGGCACTAGCTGGAGGGTTACGTGTCGGGAAAACGGAAGCGGAGAATTATTTGGTGGACAAGTTCGACTGTTCACCCTTCGACTTCTCTGATTCATTGAAAGATGATTTCCACCATACTTACCCACATGTACCACGAGAACCTAAACCGAGAAAAGGGTATCAGATGTACGGACAACTTATGAGATACGTATATGGAGAAGACCTGTGGATTGACAAGTGCTTCAAATTGGTTAAGTACTCACAGCACAGAGTGAAGTGGACGAGTATTGTTAACAGACACGAAAAGTTGTTTATACCGCTTATCACTGGAGTACGACAGCCTAACGAGTTCCAAAGGCTAAGAGAGGAAGGATACATTATCATTCGTGTATCAGCGCCTAAGGAGCTTCAAATTAAACGTTCATTAGAAGCTGGTGATGACTTCAAGGAAGAGGACTTATTACATGAAACGGAAGTTACTCTTATGAATGAAGAAGTACATTACGATATTGTGAATGACGGTACAATCGAAGATTTACATAGAAAAATAGATGCAGTTATGCTAGACATATACGCAAAAACATACAAGGGGGAAAATTAAATGAAATTATTATTAGTTTATGGTGATGGAGACGGAGCAGCAAGATACTTTATGGAGAACTACAACCCAAAATCAGTGTATAATGAGATGATAAATAAAGGTGTTACTAAAATCGACAAAGTGGATGAATACGACGAAGATGGTATCCACATTGAATTACATGAGTTCGGCAATGTAGATAGAAATTTCATTAACTTTTTATATGAAAAGTATATTGTAGATTTAGACCATACAGAAAATACAGACTTTATCATCGTGGAGGACTAATATGAAAGTAGATATCTTTTTACGAAATAATTGTTGCTTAACTGTTGCGGTACAGCATACTACTATAGAGTCGTTTGCAGAGTCTATAGCATCTACACAGGTAAAGGGATTCACTTGTTATAAAGGTATGTCACTATGTGGTGACTTTATTGAAATTGATGACGCATATATTCGTTACGACGATATTGTACACTTTAGAGAATCGAGGGAACAATAATGAATAAACATGAAGTATTCCATGCGATTATCGATTTCGAGCATGAAGTAGGCGAGAGTTTCTTTGACAGATTCGACTCATATGTGAACGCAGTTAGTTTTATGTTCTGGGCTAGAGGGAAGAACTACATCAATGTAGAACAGTTCAATGAGTGGGAACACGCGTATGAGAATGGCGAATTAGAAGCAGATTGTCTGAACTACTACATATATACTGATGACGAGGATATTACATTTGCTGTAGTAATTGATGAGGAAATGGAAGAAGAAACGTACCATGCAGCACTTAGAATCTTCTCGGAGTTTATTGCAGAAAGCTCAGTATACACGAATCGATTCGAAGGATTTATTATTTCTGGAGACTACTAAAAAAGTAGTCTTTTTTTATTGACTTTTCGAAAATATGCTAGTATTATAAAATTATTGAAAGGAGAGATGAAAGATTGATTATATCGCTAATAGCTGCACATGGTAAGAATAGAGAGATTGGTAAAGACAATCAGATGCTATGGCACAGCAAAGAAGATTTTAACTGGTTTAAAGAAAAGACGATGGGTAAGCCTGTGATTATGGGTAGTAAGACGCATTTGTCCATTGGTAAGTTCCTACCGGGTAGGGTTAACATTGTGCTTACTAGAAACAAAGATTTCAAGCCGCTACACGAAGATGTACGCATATATCATAATATCCACGAAGTATTAAACGACTTCAAGGACGAGAAAGAGCTAATGGTAATCGGTGGAGATTCTATTTACAAACAGTTTATGCCGATGGCTAACAGATTATACATAACGGAAATCGACAAAGAGTATGATGCGGATTCCTTTTTCCCGGAGTTCGACAAAAATATTTATAAGCGTTTCTATAAGCGAACAGCAACGAAAGCTGGTATAGAAGAGATGGGTGCTAACTTCCGTTTTAGAGTGTACAAAAAAGTAGATTAAAATTTTTAAAGAAAGTTGTTTACTTTTAGTAAATAATGTAGTAATATTAAATCAAGGAGGAGATAACAAATGAAAATTTATGTAGGAGAAAAGTACAAGCTTACGTCAGACCCTATGAACGTCATCATCAATGAGAAGTACGAGAAAAAGAACAAGAAAAATGAGGTTGTAGGTCACGATTATAAAGTGGTCGGATACTACGCTAACGTTTCAAAAGCTTTAGTTGCATTATTACATAAGGACTTACGAGAAAGTGAAGCTAAAAGTGTAGAAGATTTACTAGAAGCGATTGACAACGCTGTAGAGAAGATTTTAAATAGGGAGGGGGAGTTATAATGGTTACAAGAAATTTTACTCGGTTTAAAAGAATCGTAAAGTTAGATAAAGTATCACAGACATGCTTTGCTTGCCCTACACAGTACGAAGGTAAGACAACATATGGTGAGTATTTCTATTGCAGATACAGATACGGATGGATGAGTATCGAATTGGATGGTGAGGAATTAGTAGAAGTTAAATTCGGAGATGAATGGAGTGGTTGTTGTTCTTGGAGTGATTTCGTTGAGCAAGCAGCGCTACGCGGTGTTATCATAGATGATTCCGCAACTGAATTTTTAGATGATGAGGAGGGAATATGGAATGACTAAAATTACTTTCGAACTTACGGACAAGCAGGTAGAATTGTTAAAAGAGTTTAATAGCAAGCATTATGATGGTGCAGAAGATAATCGTTACACATGTGATGCTATACATGTCGTACAGAGAGAGCGAAAAGGCTTTATCCCCTTTGTGGACGAGCTATTAGACTACTACGATGGTGAAGATATGCGATACACATGGGATGATGACTATGAAGTGTGGTATGAGAAGCCGGAGGAACTAGTAGAGGATTACTACGATGGTAATGGAGAAGATTGCCCTATCGAAATTAAACCATATGAAGAAGTAGAATACAGTTTAATCACAGACGTATATGGCGAAGAGGTTTATATTCATGATGAAGAAGCATACATTAAAGCTCATGGAATTAGTAACGTACATATTGCTTTCGAAACAAAAGAATGGGAAGATGTAGCGTTCTTCTTTATCCTAGACAAAGCAAAAGCATACCGACAGTATCAGGCACATAATCTAGGCAAGTCCCGTATTTTCACATACTCTATGGGGTACGACAATCGAGGAGATTTACCAGTATTTAGAGATATGCTGCTTGCTATGGGTAAACAATTGAATGGGGAGGAAGGAAAATGAGCCACAGACCTTTTATTGACTTTGAAGTAGGACAAAGAGTTGTAACTACAGAGAAAATTGTTAATGGGTTAATCGAAGTTGAACCACTAACCGAAGGGGTTATCGTGTACCATTCGAATCAAGTGGAGGCTACAGTTTGGTTCCGTTCGTTAAGCCCTAAGGCAGAGAGCGCTATAAACAAAGAATTAAAAACAAACCGTTATTTTGGATTTAACGGGCAAGTAGATGGTATTACTTTACGGGTTAGTAGACAATCATTAGCTCATAAACTTTGTTGGGGTAGTGATATGTACTATATCGCGGTAGACAAACGAGCGCTAGTAGATTTACCTCTATTCAACGGATTAGGACTTCCGGAAATAGATACACGATGGTACAACGGTAGTGAGAAATATAAAGCACATGTTGTGCGGGATATTATCACAGTAATTGATGATAAATTTGTTGGCTGGGTGGAAAAGGAGCTAGAGTTAAGACCTATTTCACCAGAAGAGCGCGAAGATGAAGACTACCCGGATGATTGGACTTTCGTATACACAGATGAGTCGATGGACAAGTACTACGAAAAGAAAGACGAGATTGAGTTGGCGTTTTCAAAAGCAACAGGATTATATATAGAATTTACAGGAGGTATGATTTTCAATGACTAATTATAATGAAGATACAGTCGTAGTGTTTCACTATAGCATCGGGTATGCAGGGGCAAATAGGAAAGAAGAGTTCACCTTAGGGGAGTTAGGATACGACCCAGAATGGGATGGAGATTCCAGAGAAGAGATAGATGAGTTTTTAGAAGCTGCTCATGAAACTTGGTCACAACAATTTGTGGATTACGGATGGCATATTGAATAAAAAGTAGAAAAAGGTTGTTTACTTAAAGTGAATACTATGATAGAATTAGATTCATAGAGGAGGTGATAAGTTGAAAGAAAATCAGTGTAATACATGCGAAGATGATATAGCTTACAACGGTAAGGAATGGGTTTTAGTAGTAGAGACATCAACTTGGAGCGATTATGATGACTGGTGGGTAGAAGAACACATACCAATAAACTATTGTCCAGAGTGTGGGAAACATTACATAGAAGACGAAAAATAAAATAATAGAAAGAGGTACATAACAATGGAACTTAAAAAAGTGAGAGATTTATTAAAAGACGTAGTAACAGCAGGTAAAATGACAAAAGCAGCGAAAGAGCGCTTACAAGAAGCTTTTAAACTAGTAGATGATGAAGTGAATGCTACAGATGGTAAAGTATGGTTAGAAGAAGAAGGGATTACACTAGGGTACCCTTCGACAGAAGAAGTAATCGCTAACATGGAAATTATGAGCAAGGTTTTAATCGATTACCCTAAAGCACATAATCAAGCATACGACGATGTAGGTCGCTTAGATAAAGCACGTCAAGACTTATATCATGGTGCAGAGTTCTTAGACGAGTTAACATCAGAAGAGAAAGCAGATAACTGGGACAAACTAGGATTAATTGCAAAAGAGCGTCGTGGAGCTAAGAACTTCGAAGAAGCTACACAACCATTTAAGCTTATGCTAGTAAAATACAAAGACTTACAAAAAGATTTCAAGAAATGTATTGAACAAACGAAACAAGTTAAAAACAAGCAAGAAAGTCGCTGCTACCGACCAAAACAACTTACTTCCATGACAGAAGCGTTTAACGAGGCGGCACCAGTAAAAGAAAACGGACAAATTATTACTAAGGAGGCTAAATAACTATGAAACATGTAATCAGATATTCATCAATCGCTTTTGGAGCTTTGTGTTTAAGTGCAGCTTGGAAAATCTCTACAGGTGGTACAATTAGCGACGGACAGTTAATTACACTACTTATCGGTTCGGCTGTAGCTGTAAATATCGCTGGAGTAGCATTAAACACTTTAAGAGAAATAGGATACTTCAAGAAATGATGGGATTAAATCCTTTAAAAGATTGGTATAAACCTAGTGGGTATGTAAAATGGTACTACTACCAAATAGGGCTAATCTTGTTCGGTACCATACTAGGGATTGCTTGGATTTTCATAACAATAGTGGACTTCATATCTAGTTTATTCAGCAGGAGATAATACATAACTTACAATTAAATAAGTTTGTACTAAGAGTATATACAAGGGGGAAGCAAATTATGCAATTTGGAGAAAAGTTTTTTGGTAAATTGAAAGAATTTATTTTAGGGGAGTCACCAGATAATATGGCAACACTTATCCGGCACTATGAAAATATGGTGGAATACGCGGATGTCCTTACTACTCTTTTAGTAGATGTAGAGGAGTATGGTATCGACATCTGCTACGATAAGGATAGAACAGGTGGGTATACAGACGGAACGATTCAAGTATTTATCCACGATACAAACCGCCGTTACGATATTAGATTGTTATCTGATGACAGAATGTGGGGTTACTGTGAATGCGAACCGGGGGATGAAGGTTACAACCCGGTTAAACGATGCTGTGGAAACGGTTGCGACTGGATTGCTCCTGCGTTCGAAGCGGAGGTTGTTACGAGTCTAGGTGTCTACAAATATCAAGGTAATCAGCGTGATATGTGGAAAGCAGAAAAGAAATGGGACGAACATACTAAGGCTCACCGCATCAAAACATACGAGAAGAAGTTAAGAGAGTCGGAAGAGTATGCGGATTATTACGCAAGACAAGCTGTAGCTTGGGAAGAAGAAATAGCTAATCTTAAGGAGGAAGCATAATGAGAACAGATGCATTAGTAATGACGATAATAAACGAGAACCATAAAGCGCTTAAAAAGGAGTTAGGGGAAGTTATTTCGCAAAGCGAATCTGATATCTGGGAAAAGAATAAAAACCTACGCGCCCAAGTTAATCAGTTGCAGCAGCGAATCCGATTCATGGAGGAAGAGAAAGAAAGAGAATCGCAGGAAGAGAAAATTACACATGAGTACGAGCATTCTATGGAAGAGCTAATCAATAATTTATCTAAGACCAACAAAGAGCTAGATGACTTGAAATACTACTATCATCATATGGTGCTAGAGTTTATCGAAGAAGTTAAGAAAACCACTGGAGATGATGCTATAGCAGAATCATATGTAAAAAACTTATGGTATAAACATGCAATGAAAAGAAAGGGGCAAGCATAATGGATGGACTAATTATTAACGGGAGAGAAGTGTATCAGGCTAAGTCACGAAGCACCGCTTTAGGTGAGTTAGTAGAAATGTTTATTAATAATAATATAGAACGGTTATCTCCAGTTATGTATGAGGAGCTGGAGGAATTAGCTAAATCAATTGAAGAGGAGGCAACAGAACTAGATAATCAGTATGATGACCTCGAATCTAGCGCTAGAGAGCTGGAAGAGTCATATGACGAACTATGCGGTGAAGTTAGTGATTTGGAAGAACAAGTGAGAGATTTGGAAGAGGAAAACGAACAATTGAAGCAAACAATCGAATCGTATTTAGGAGAGGGAGAATTTTAATGACTAGTGACGAGATTCGAGATAAAATAGACATGTATTTCGATAGAATTGATGAGGCTAATGTAGAAATAGATAGACTTTTAGAAAAGTTAGAAGAGATGGGAGAAGAATACTAATGACTAGACATGTACGATACAAACAACTAAACAAAGCAACGATTAAACAAGCGACAATTAACAGCATTATGTTACGAACACCTTCCATAGAAGAAAACAGACAGGTGTACAAGGCTATGGGAATCCTAGATGAAGGGTTCCTTTGGTTCTCACCGCGTAGATGGCACCAAGTTAAAATGACTAATTTAATCTATCTTACAGGTAAGGAATCGTTTGATGCTATGAAAGCTAGAATATTTCAAATTATTGATGTAAGAACATGGAAGTAGGGATTGATTATGTTCAGCTTGTTTAAAATACTACGATGTGACCACGACTTTCATTATGTATCAACAGAAATGGTACCAGATACATCCGGTGTTGTATACTCTTATACAGAGAAGATTCATATTTATTGCCCTAAATGTAAAAGGAAGAAGACGGTACGCTCGTGGGAGTGGACGAGAATAGAAGCTAGACAACAGATTGATATAGCCTACAGACAAAACAACAAAGGAGAGTAGAAAATGCTCTCTTTTTCTTAAAAAAACTTGTTGACTTTAAGTAAAAGGTAGTGTAATATAAAGGTATAACAAAGAGGAGGTAATACAGATGGACGAGCTAAAAGAAGTTACGAAAAAAGTCGTTTACGAGCGGATAGATGATTTACTTAAAGATGTAGCTATTAGAGTAGGGGAATTTGCAAGTTTGAAAGGGCATGACATGTATCAGATAGGTAAGAAGGAAACAGTACTGAAACGTATATCTATACATAAACGTATCATCGAAAAGCTAAATGAGCTATTGTACGACCTTAATCAGACTGGTAGTGATTTAGAAGTTAATCAACTTCTGGACTTCATTATACGAGATAGAACACGGATGCGCGACCACATTGAGAAAGCCGCCGTAGTAAGCTCATTGTTGTACGAAGATTACATGGACTATACATTTCACAATAGGATAATTAGTGAAGTGAACTATATAAAAATAACAGTTAGAAAAACAATAGAAGGAGAATGGTAAAATGACAACACTTAAAAACAAACAAACAATAGACGCTTTAATGGATGGGGAAATTGTTTTCGAAACAACAACACCGAACGTACTGTTTAAGATGGAAGAAGGACAACTAAAGTTAATGAATAAGTTGGGAAAGACAGGATGGCATACATACCACGCTGCATTTAATTGGTTACTAGAAAAAGAGTTTTCTTTATATAAGTTCATCCCGGAAGTAGGTCAATGGGTAGCAGCTACAGAGAATGGTAAAACGTATAAAGGGAAGATAACGAGCATCGATGACGGTTATAGAGTTTCTGCTCACTGGGATAATGACGAATACGCAAGCTGGATACATTTAGAAAAAGCTTCGTTTGTACAACTAGCAGATGAAGAAGTTCGCTCACATAAAATAGAGTTAGCATTCAATAAAGTAGGGAGAAAACAAGAGTATGTTGCAGGAGACATTGTAAAATACGGTAAGCGTTTAGCAGAGGTTGTAGGTGAGTATAAGAGAGATTGTTACGGAAGCAAGTATCAAATGTTGTTAATCAGATTTGTTGTCGATGACAGAGACGGAAATGAACAAGAGATGCAACGAGAAGTAGAAGATTCCGAAGTTACACCTATATGTTTAAGAGAACATGTGATTAACTTAGAGGAGAGAATGTAATGACAAGACACACACGTAACCGACAAATGGACAAGCTTACTAAGAGTGGGAATAATTGGAAAGGTATGACAAACCTTCCTATCGAAAGAATGGTACGCACCGAGAAAGAAGTAGGAGATTTAGATGCAACTTTTAAATGGCACCGTAATTTCGAAGGTTGGGGATGGCTAACTAAAAAAGATACGTTTAACGTGGTAGAGTTCGGTGGAAATGAAGATACATACGGTACATGGTTCCCAGTTAAAACGAAAGGGTGGTAAGTAATGGCTCAACAAGTAAAAGAGATTGCAAACTTAATGGAAGAGAGAATCGAATACTACATAGGTGTTATTGGAAAATCGAAGTGGAAACTAGAAGCTAACTATTTAAAACGAGAAGTTGTATACAAAGAGATTGTACAAGCAGAAGCCGTATTAGAAATATTAAACTACTTATACAATACAAGTATTAACATCGTCTTCGACATCGAGGATGAGATAGAACTTAAAGAGAAGAAGCAGAAAGCAATAGAAAATAACTTCACAGAAGACCAGCACACCGCTTTCGAATACTTAACATACATTAGGTATGAAGCGCAGTTGGACGAGCTGTACCGACTCCGTAGCCGTATTAAAAGCCTATATGACTTCGATTTGTAATAGAAATGACCAACAAAGGAGAGAAATTTATGAATAGCCTGTTTACAGTAGAAAAAGCACATACATTAACACTAGCACTACATGAGCTGTATCACGCAGACATTATCACATCGGAACAACTAGGAGACTACATCGACAGAATAGATGAGAGAACGGAGGAGGAATAAAACGTGGATGTCGAGCAATGTTGGGATTGCGGTGGTCTAGTAAGTAGTGGTATAATATGGGATGACAAGGTGATATGCTTCCCTTGTATCTATGCCGAGGATGAAAGGAGGGAACAAGATGGGGAATCTAATCGAGAAGTCGGCACGGATATGTGACGAAACAGATACATACCATGAGACTTTCGTAGATATAGACTTATATTCCACGGGATTAGTAGAAATAAGTATTGTGAAAGAAGGTAAGTTAGTAGGAGTTGTCAACGTGCCGAAGGAAGAGTTCTATAAAGAACTGCGAATTAGCGGCATCATAGAAGAGGGGTAATAAGATGCATACATTAATAGAATGTGTACTAGAGCTTATAGGGTGCATACTAGACCTCTTGTATGCTCGTGATAGGTATAAAGAGGACAAGGAGGGAAAGAAGAAACGTGGACGTTAAAGAGCTTATTAAGAGGTTAGATAGAAAGTGCGAGAGACAAGATGGATTACTTGAGTACTATAAAGATATTGACAACTCGACACTTACAGAGCGTGAAGAGAGAATACTATATAAAGGCATGCATGCAGGTAGCGCTAGTGCGTATAGTATGGCGATTATGATAATAGAAGGGATGATTGAGAATGATAGAACTAGATGATTTAGTTTCGTTCACTGTAAATGAGGATGGGTTCACCTTCTGGTATGCAGGTATTGTAATTTTAGCGGATGTACCATTTGAACGATTAAAAGAGGATAAGGAACTATCTTATCAGGTATTAGAAGCGATACATGCGATTATGTTGCGAGAAAAGGGGTATGAGTGATGGAACTACGTTGTGGATGCTGTAATAAAGATATACGTGAGCGGGATATTTACATGGCTTTTAGATACGATGCGCTGTGTAAGAGCTGCTACGAAGATAAAACAGCTAAACTAAGCTTACAACGAGGTATAATTGAAGACTTGAGGAAAGATATTAAACGCCGCGAAGATATGATTGCAAGTCTATTTAAAGACGGTTCTGGAGATTACAATCGCTTATTTAATCAACGTTATACAAGTGATTCGAGTTTGGAGAAGTACTGGGTATGACGAGACATACAAGAAGTAAACAACTAATTAAACTAGCAATGATGCAGGGCGAGGATGTTAATTTTGCAAAGTGGAACTATTCACCGGGACATAATCTACCGATTGAATACTCGTATAAACTGCAAGGAGTTCTAGATGAGTCATTTAGGTGGAAAAGACTACCTAGCTTACGCATTGGGAATTATCATCATAAGATTAACCACCGACATAAATTAAAAAGACCAAGAGGAACAAAAGGTTTATTCATGATGGAGGCTAAACTAACTTTGTTCGAAAAACTGAGTAATTCTGTTGAATTTAAAAATGGTCATGGAGTATTTCAAATTAGAGCTAAATAGGGGGATATTATGACTAGACATACACGTAACAGACAGATGAAAAAGTTATGTAAGGATAGAAGCTTGCACGGGATGTATTTTAAAGGTTCTAATACAGACATAAAAGGAAATATTGAGGTGTATACGGAGTTCGGAGATATAGACCCGACGTTCGAATGGCGTAGGATTGAGACATATCCTAATACGTTTGTTAATTACATATCGTACAGTAAATACGGTTATAGGATTCTAAAGATAGTAAAGGGGAGACGATAATGGTTAAAAATGATTTATGGGGCGGATACGTAAATGTAACAGGAACAGGGTTCGACAACGAAGTTCGTATCGAAGTCCAAACGGATAAAGGATATCAGTACATACAAGTTGATGAGGATAAGTTTTACGAGATGTTAAAGAAAAATTTAGGTGTCATCGTAGTAGATAGCGAGACTTACTATTGGAGTGAGCAGCATGGATGAGTTAGAATCCCTTAAGGATTGGCATAAACTATATAGGCTATTCATCATAAGTCAATTACTTACTACAGAAGATGACCAATCGTTTTTATTAGACGTAGCAGATGCTTTCACTAAATTTGTACAGGATGTGGAAGAAGGTAAGATAGAGGTAGATGAGTACGGTCACATCATATCGGGAAATGAACCTAAGAAGATTAAGTGGTACGAAGATATGGGCAAAGGTAAGTGGAAGACAGTAGCAGACGAGATTAAGAGATGGAGGGGTTAAGATGTACGTAAGAGTTTGTCAAGACTGTTCAAATAAGCACGACGACATCATAAAAAAGAAGATTAGTAAAGGTGTCATTTATGATGCGCTTTTAACAAATAACAAAGATGAATGTTATCTAGAGCATATGCACGAGGAAAAGGAAGTAATTAAAGAAGGTATGATGAAAATCAATTATAATTATGAGGATAAGTGGGTGCATAATACAGGTATTGTAGATTTAGCTGGGTACCCGTCATTAACTGCTTTATTAAGCGCAGAGCGTTTTGTAACGATTTACACAGGCGATAATTACGATATTGAATCTAGCGTTAGTACGAATCATATTTCTTGGGCTTGTAAAGTTAAGGAAAAAGAAAATGATTGAAAAGCTAAAACTGTCTATCGCGTGTATAGAAGAAGTATTGAAAGAAGACAGAAATAGATTGGTATCGCCATTACATATCGCCTGTTACAATCGATGGATTGGAGAGTTACGAGCGTATAGACGCATTCTTAAAATGATGGAGGGGGAAGAGAACAATGGAGATGCGTGAACTGCAACATGCAGCAGCCTTACTAGAATTAAAGAAGAAGTACCAATCATTCTTAGCAGGTGAGCTTGATAAGCACCGAATGGCTCAATCCGTGTACGTGTACTGCAATACATGGGGTAAAGAATACGAAAAGGTTATTAATAACTTATAGGAGGGGTTTAATTGGTAGATGTATTTACTAGACTTAAAAAAGTGTTTGGTGTAGAACCGGAAGAACAGAAACTCGATACTATATTTGTAGAATTAGAAAAAATTGAAGTCCCAGAACCGGAACCAGAAGAACAAAAAGAAGAGGTTACAAAAGAGGAGGAACCAGAAGTGAAGAAAGTCGTTAGAACATCTCCTGTAGAAGTAGGAGATATATTATACAACTGTGATTTAAATTCTAAGGGAGAACTTAGAGTAGGAGCTTTCCATGAGAAAGTAGAAGTTACCGTAGTAGATATCGATGGCGGAATATTTATTGCAGAATCCGTTACAAGAAGGGAATTTGGTTCTTACTTAAATGACCGATACATATACTCGATGGATGACATGATGAGACAAAAATCCGGGTACTATAGCGGTTCTACTCCGGAAAAAGCATTTACCTATAGAGAAAAGTTAACAATCGAAAATGATTTCTGGAGAGGGAAACCTAAAGCTGGAGATATTTACTATGGTAAACGGTTTATCGAATCTGACAACACATATAGCTCTATTACAGGTAAGTTTAAAGTGTTAGGTGTTACAACGGAAGCATTCTCCGCAGCACCTATTGACAAGGATAACAACTTGGATGAGAATGAAACATTAATCTTTGACATTGATAATCTATTAGAAATATCTTTACATGGTACACACCCAGTTCAATTGTTTACAACACAAGATAACGCGCATACAGCATATCTACATAAACAAATAGAAAAGAAGAATAGAGAAGCAGCACAATGATACATCTAGCTTTATTAGTATTCGTAGTTATACTCGTTTTAGGGCTAGTTGCTATGCAAGACATGGTAGACAGACCACAAGAGTACGATATAATTCACTTCGCTATCGTACTCACCTGCTTTCTCCTATCTATGTTTTTCATAGTAGGTTATATCGATTATATGTGCATAAATTAGGAGGGAATTATAATGACAAGACATACACGCGTAAGACAGATTCATAAGTTTAAAGGAACAAAAGCAGCATTCGTACAGAATGAACCAATCAAAGATGCGGTAGCGTTTTACAGAGGTCTTGAGGACTTAGATGCATCTTTCCATACAGTTACAACAATCAACCTTAAGAAAACATATGGTAAAACGCTATTAGGTAACTACAGACTACAGAAGAAGATACAAAAACTTAAGAAAAAGTACAATGGTCAAGTACCGTTACTATGGAAAATTATAGACCTAGCTAAAAAGAATCCTAAAGTATTAAAGGAAAATAAATACTACCTATATGAAGATGGGACAGGACGTTTCTACACATATGAGTTAGGTAGAAAGACTATCTATGGATTTATCAGTGACTATGATAAGGCTAGTTACTTATACTTCGATAAACTAGGGAATAAATACTTGGGATAAGGAGAGATACATATGGAAGTACCTAAACATGTAAGAGTACATATTGTAAACGCTGCTGCGGCTTATGCAGTAGCTACCGTCAGTAATGAATACGTTAGAGACTGGATGGAGAAGAATGACATCTATAATGACTTTGTAATAGACAACCTAATAGATGCAACAGAGATGACGAATAACCCGGAAGAGTTTATCAAGTTTCTAGAGAAACATAGTAAAGAAGAATTAGGAGGATAATAACATGGAAGAAGTTAATTTAAAACATAGGTACTGGATATTCGATATACCCGAGTTTTACCCGACAGGTGGATTATCAGATATTACATTTACAACAGACAGTGTAGTTCATGCGCTTACACAGGTAGAAGATGACCCGGACTTAATTTTATTCGATTCTATCACAAGATTATACTACTGGGAGGAGGATGACGAATGGCGATAGTATTCCTTATTACAATTGTATTCGCATTCATCTGGTCAACATATAAGTTATTCGATGGATTCTCACATATACGTAAGTACACTGTAGGTAGGTTCATGTTACATGCCGTTATATGTGCCACTACAGGAGTAGCGCTAATCATACATATTGCGTTTTGGTTTGTAGAGCGACTATAACAGGTCGCTTCTCCTTTACTTATTATATCTATACATGCAAATAATACAATACAGAATATTCATTGCTCCGAAAAATTTTCGTATTTTATTGTTGACTTTAAGTTAATGATGGTGTATTATAAAGGTATAACAAAGAGGAGGTAATACATATGTTTAATTTATTCGTAGGGTTCGTGCTAATATGGTGTGCTATTCACAATGATATGAATAGAGGGAAGGATGGGAAGGCGTTAACGACATTGTTAATCTTCATGGCTATTCTCAATATATGTATAGGGGTGTTCTAATGGTAAATATATGGGCAGGTTCTATGCTTATGTTTATGCCGATGTTGTTCTTGGTCGATATGATAATGGATAGTATAGAAGCTTATAAAGGGTGGGAGATGCGTATAATACCTAGATTAGTAATAGCAGCTATTATATCTGTCCTTATAATAAGTGGTATAGACTGTATGGCATTATGCGTGAGGTAATGTTTACGTTTAAGATGCGTTTAATTTAGGTTAAAAAAATTTTTGTGAAAAATTTGAACCCCGGGTAGGCGGGAGGTAGGTACCATCCCCGAACATATGGTCTATAAAGCACGGGGTGGGTTATATCTATGAAATTGAATATAGAAAAGGGTTGACAAAATAATACTTGACAAACTAGCATATTCATGGAATCAAATATAGATGACTTTAGCTCCTTCACTCATACGCGTTCGCCTTTCCTCTGTCCGTCTCTTCATTGCTATTGACTTAGTAGCGCATATATGCTCACGTACCAGTAGACCGTCGAATGTATGGACTGTAAACCTCCAGTTGCCTGTATAGAGTTTGACGGGCTTATCAATGATATACGTATCACTAGTATAGTATAAGCTCATGCTCTCACCTCCATCGCATATTGAGTGATAGTATTGCATGCGCTATAGGACGCTTGCGCTAGGTGTGATAGTCCAACGCTCGTGACTCTATCGCCTATATAGATTCCATGATATACCTTCTTAATACGGCTCTCAATGAATTGCATTTCAATAGCTATAATATCATTGCGCGTGTCATTGAAAGCGCCGTCTATAAGCTCACTAGCCTTAGTCAATCTATCGTTAATATCATTGACAATATCAGTAGTATATGCAATGCCCTGCTCCCACTGGTCGGCTAGATAGTTAGCGTAATTAGCAATCCCTTTTAATTCAATAATAGCAAGCTCCATTTTAGCAGTTAACATAATAAACAGCTCCTTTATATAATAATTATGAATATATTTCATCTTCAAATACTTGTAATTCTTCACCAGTTGACAAACGTATAATATACATGACAACCCCGTCGAACGCGTCATACTCATTAGCGTTCATCGGTCTAACTAATGTAAAAGTCTTTCCATTATGCATAAGCAAGTCACTTTGATTAGTATTGAATACATTATTTAATTTCATAATAAACAGCTCCTTTTAAATTGTCAGAATATTCTAGCAAGTATATACAAATACCTGTTCGCTAATATCATATGTACGCTTTAATTTAGTACGCATAGCACGAGCATGTTTTAGAGCGTCCTTTTCATTATAGAATGTGCCAAATGTAGGATAGATAGATTCGCCGTTGTCAAGTACAATTTGAACCTCACAGTCGTATACCTCTGCTCCGTCCTCTTCTGTGTTATATACAGCGACCTTTACGTTTTCAATTTCTTCGTACCATTGCCCTTTTAATTCATCCGCGATAGCCTCTTTAAGCTCCTTAAGAGTCTTTAGGCTATTAGGTGCCTTTTCAGTTTGGACAACCTCTGCTTCGATTAACTCAACCGTTGCATGATGCATAATCACATGATAGATATCAACTTCATTTTCAATCCAAAAGTGAGTTTGACCTTTAGAGAAATCCATAACTTTACCCTCTAATACACGACCACTATTGAAAGTAACTTTTACCTCTTGACCTAATTCTAATTGACCCATTTCTAATGTTTTCATATCTCAACAGCTCCCTTTTCTTAAGTTAATTTTATTATAATATGTACTTTACTAAAAGTCAACAACTATTTTCAACTCGTTGTCGCTCGCTTTAACTAACCTTATCTTAATACTATTATACGCAATTGACAAGCCCTTTATGACAAATAATTAAAGTTTAAATTTTCTGAATATTCGTACTAGTATAACCTGTCTAAATTATCAGAATATTCATAATAAACTTTTAAATTTACTTATATATAATAGTATGATAGAATCACGCGCACCTGCTCATACATGCATATATAGAAACTTTTAAATTGTCAGAATATTCAATTAGTCAGAATATTATAATTACTTTCCATACCACAAAACTTCAAATCTGTCAAACTTATTTTAAAGGCTCTCAGAAGCCCGTAGAGGCGTTTTAACCTATCCCCCTAGTATTTGTATTAGGAAGCCTTCTAAAAGCTCATACAAGAGAAATAGCCCCTCAAACTAGTAATACCAAGGCTTCCCGCTTTCATAGAATCCATGTAAATTGTCAGATAATAAGAATATTCTAAATAGTCAGAACATTAACGCAATTCAAACAGCTCCCTATATATACCACAACCTATTATATATGTCAAGTTAATTATGTATTCAGAATTGTCATACTATTCGTACAACTGCTCCAATCATAAATATTACCATTTGTCAAGTTAATTATATATTCTAAATTATCTGACTATTTAGACAACTATCCTAAAGTATTTAGAATTATCAGAATATTATGCAAATTATAATAAGTATAGTTATCTGACTATTCTGTCTATTGCAGCAGCATGAACCGTCCTAATTGTCAGACTATTCTGCACATTATAATCATTCTCTTATTATATATAATAAAGTTATCTGATAATTGCGAATATTCTAAATAGTTTTACTTCTTTTCATCTCTTGCATTTCATCTCTTTTTACTTTAACATACGTGTTAGACAAATGAACGTTTAGCAAGCTGTATATAATATTCTGACAACTTACACATCTTACTATTAGGATATAACCTTCATGTTTTCAGAATTGTCAGTCTATTATATATAAGGCGTTTGTTTGTCAAGTGGATAAGAGATATAGTGAAGACTAGTATTCCAGCGGGCTACTAGTCTTTTTGTGTTATTTGTAGTTGACTACTTACATTTCAACCTTATAATATATGACTCTATTAAACCCCGCGCCCCGCCTCCTCTTATAGATGCAACTTATATACTCTAGTGTGAGCAGGGCATCAAATTCAAAAGCTGGGGCTTGGATTATTTTTTTTTGTAAGGCTTTATTTTTTGTAAGGCTTTAACCTTTTCAAATTGTTATTATATATAATAAACTTTAGCCTTTATATAGTACACTCTCTTTAAATTCAGTAACTATACTTTGAACAATAAGAGGTGAGAGCGTCTTTTCTAGTCCTTTTATATACTGTAGTAATGTTTCCGACTCTCCTTTATTATATATAGAATACATCTCATGTAATATACCTTCTCTGTTATAATTCATTATATAAAGCTCCTTTTTTATTTATAGTATTGTTGTATCCTCTATGCCTACAATATCCTCATTAGGTATATATCTATTTGTTAACCTTCTATGTTTATATATAGCTAGTTTTGTTATATTTGCGTTTACCTCTACAATCTTTCCACTTATCTTATATGTTTTATTACTCACTATTACATCTAGTGTTACATGTCTATTTATATATCTTTCCATGTCTAACATTATATACAGCTCCTCTTATAGTATTATGTATTCTATATCTATTTTAAAGTAACTCACTGTACGTTTAATAGGTTTATCAGGTGATTCTCTTAAGAATAGTATAACATCATTACTTGTATACATAGCACTATCTATATAATATATGTTTCCGTCTTTATGTTGAACTCTCTTCCCTGCTAACTCTTTCATGTGCATTATTTAATAGCTCCTTTATTATATATTATATATTAGTCTTTATAGTATATGAGTATGCTTGTTATCATTTCTACTTTACTTTGAATGAAGTCATATATTTCCATTGTTATTTCTGATTCTATATGATATGTCGTGTGAAAGTCTAAGTTATTACATTGTACATACCCCTCATACTTATATGTTTCATTGTTATACATAGCGCTTATAACCGTTTCAATATGTTTTAACTTTACTCTGTATCTATATGAGCCTATTGTGTCCATTTCCATTTCTTCTACAATGTAGTCAGTACCTTTTGTAAATTCTTTTGCGATAAGTTCACAGTTTCTTTTATATATTTCTTTACTGGATAAGAATGTCATTATATTACATCTCCTCTATATTTAACTCAATCATAGTCATGTAGCTATTAATAGGTATTACAAAGTGTTTGATATTCATTTCTTCTAGTGTGCTTTCCATTTCGTTTACATCATCCGGTTTTATATACACTCTTCCATCTTCTAATAATATTTTAACCTTTTCATGTAGTTTCATTTTAAGCCTCCTCTCCGTCCGCTGTGTGCGTTCTGTGTTTATAGAATGCATTGTATAGTTCATCGGCTTTAACGCCTGTCACGTAGTTGTTATTTGCGTTATCCGGCTCATGTGGGTAGTCTTCGAACTCTTCACCAATATCTCTGATATAGTCGTCACCGTTGTAATCCCCTAATAGTAATGAAATGGTATTCAATTCCGCTTGTGATAGTACAGCAATGTAACGCCCTTTTTCAACCGCTTCTATTTTAGCCATTGTTTTTCCTCCTCTAATTGGATAGTTATATATTAAAAACTAATTGCAAATACTTTGTATCCTTTTTCTGTCACTAAGTAACTTTCCGCCTGTTCTATTGTATTATAATGAGACTCACAGACTTGTAAAGCCTCTTCTTTAGAAATAGCCTCGCCTATATCCTGTTCGCAATTCTCGAAAATAGCTGTTATAATATACATTTATTTTTCCTCCTTTAGTTGTTCTGCTAACTCTATAATTTCTTTTCTACTCAAGTAAATTGATTTATAATCATATCCATCTTTTGCGAGTGGGTTCAATTGATTGATTTTAACCATATTATGTTTACTATCTATGTGTACGCACGTTGTTTCATTCACGTCTATTCTAGTCATTATTGTTGACTCCTTCCATTCTGTTTAGTATTTCATAGCGTGTATAATCTTGTAAAATGTATCTTCCCTCGTGTTTCCATCCTTTTGAAATCCATCTTTCTAACTTTTCGTAGTAGTGTAATAATTCTTTGTTTGTTAGGTCTTTTAGTTGACTTCCCTTTATAATAGCGCTCTCCGGTACGTTAAACCCTTCGTTCTCTTCTTTTAGTCTTGTAAATACCTTTTTAGTCATTACTTAAACCTCCTCATAAGGTGAATAGTCCGTATTAATATTATATGTTTTAATAACTTGTTCTAACGCTACAAAGAAAACATCTTTACTAGTTGTAATGGTTGTATGTTCTTCACCGTTTGAACCTAGTTTATAATTAGCAAAGATTTTAAATTCATTTTGATTGTTTCCGTTAATCTTAAATGATACAATCACGTCATTATCAGGGTGACCGATATAATATTGATGCGCTAATGTTAACCAGTGATATTTTAGCCCTAATTCTTGGAATGTATCTTCTAAAAAATTTCTCATACCTGTATATGTTACTTTCATAATAAAACATCTCCCTTTAATTTGTTTTTTTAACTTAATTTCATTTTAAACCTTTATTTACTGAAAGTCAACAACTTTTTAAAATTTTATTTATTCCTCGTTTAAACAGTCTTCACATGCATTACATGACCAACAATAACGACAACCGCAACCATTACCACTAGTATCACCACAATCACAACAATTGTATATTTTTTCGCAATCACACATTTTCTTTTCCATTTGTACCAGCTCCCTTATTTAACCTTTTCTAACTCACATTGTTTAGCATATGTTACCAAACCACCAGATATAACTTTAATCATAGGTAGTTTATCAACTGCACATACCGTGTTATTAGAAATACCGACAACCAACCAAACTCGGTTTTTATTTCCGTCCATGTATACCTCATCACGTAAATTAAACATGTTTACCATCCCCCTTATTAAGTTACCCTCATTGTATCATGTATGTTTTCTAAAAGTCAACAACTATTTACAATTTCTTTTTAATCCTTTTAAATAGTCCATACCAGCAAATGTTAAACGTATTTTAGTTTTCTTATGTCTCCCTTTTGCTGATATAGTCACGTAACCTTGTTTTTCTAACTCGTATGCAATAGCGTAAAATTGGTTTATGTCTTGTATGTTAGATTTATGATAAGCGCTGTGAATACTTATAGACTGATATGCAGAGTTCTTTTTCAGATGAGAAGCTCCACAACAAATCATTTCCATTGTATCCCCTCTTTCCAAACCCTCTGCTATAATCATTTTGTTATGTTCTTGTTGTTTTCTAACAGCCTTCGCAACCCCTAACAATACGATTAAGTTATTCTTGTTCATTCACAGCGCCCCCTAATTAATAAGTTCATTTATCTTACTTATAATATTAAAGGGTTATTATCCAAAAGTCAACAACTATTTAAAAGTTATTTCGCCCTTCTTTGTATCGATTTCTTTTATTTCATCCTCTATTAGTCTTGTAACGGCTTTTTGCGTCGCTGATACACCTTTATTGTATCCTATTATGTAAGTACTATAACCGGCACTAACAACGCATGTAAGCCCTATAGCACCTGTTATAATGATTTCGTTAATATCCATTGTAATTACTTCCTACTGTTTCTTGTCTCATTGCTGATATTATATTAACTATTGATTGCTCTTCATAATCATTGATTTCTCTCATCATATCATTAAATTCTAGGTAACGCCCGCTTGTTAGTAACATAGCAAGCCTCCTCCCTGTATCCCATTCACTAACATTAATAACATCACTAGGTTGTAATGTCCCGTATTTAAACTTATACATTACTTTTCACCCTCTTTCTTATCAATTTCTTTTTGTAATGCTACAATTAACTTTTTCGCTCCATGTGTACCGACTTTACTTAAAATCTTTTTTGCAAACTCTGTATACGTACCGATGATAATACTTTTCATTTTAATTTTCCCCCTTTAATACTCTAATAAGTGAGCTTAATTGTTTTAATTGCAATTCTACTGTTAACATATGAGAGTATAGAGCTTTAATTTCACGTTGTACCGCGTTTTCTAGTTCTGTCTCTCCTTTATAGTAGAATTTTCTTTCTTTTGCGTTCTCCATTTGCATTTCTAAAAGCTCTTTTGTGCTTTCCATTGTGATTAGGTTTTCTTCCAATAGCTCAACCGCGTTCATTGTTTTGTAGTCCATATTCCCCGCCCCCTGCATTATGCTTTTGGTAGACTTTCCATATATTCATAATATTCTTTTTCCACTTCGTCAAGTCGCTTTTGTGCCTCTTCTCTTGTGTTGAATCCATCTTCTATAACTTCACATCCACTAGAAATAACGTATTCACTATTATCATAAGGTAGTGTGATATCGCCTTCCAACCAAGTAACCTCTAAAGGCTCTTCGTCAAGCCCTTCTTCTCTTAATTCTCGGTTAATATCCTCTACATTTCTAAATACATTTTTCCATTCTTCAAAAGTTAATCTTTCCATTTATAACAGCTCCCTTTATTTAAGTTAATTTCATTTTAAACTATTGTTTTCTAAAAGTCAACAACTATTTTTAACGTTGTATTAAAGTTATTTTTTGATGGAATAATACCGCCATTTCTTGTAATTCTGTTAAAGGGTTTTCACGTCCCCAACGTTTAAACAGGTCATTAACTTCGATTGAAATGTAATCAATATCATTTTCAAATAAATCAGCAATTTCTCTCAATGTTACACGCTCTACATCAACCAGCATATAAAATTCCATTCCACCAGTTAATAATTTTAACGTTGTACCCTTCGTAATTTCAATTTTATTTAATAAATTCATTTCTGCTTTTTCAACCGCGAACATAGTTAACAGCTCCCTTATTTAAGTTACTTTCATCATAATATGTATTTTACTATAAGTCAACAATTATTTTTATACTAGTTGAATCGTACCGTTTGCCGTTACAATACCAACCCGGGGATTATTATATTTAAAGCCCCTTTTTATATTGTTAGCCTCTTTCATAGTATCGAACCCTAAAGCATTGCTTAAATATTGTGTCCAATAACCGCCCTTACTGATATTTCTGTCTTGAAAGTATACAATCTTTTTAGAACTCTTACCGTCGGTAATCACGACGAACTTTCCAGCTAACTTTTTAATCCTATTCTTTCTATCTTCCTTTATGCCTGTAATACGTGTCATTTCTTCGACCCACATGTCACGGTCTGCCATTTGTCCGCCTATGTCTTCCCCACCATCTAATGCCCAACCCATATTAAACGCCCCCTTACATCTCTTTTTCGATTTCTTTTATAGCATCCTCTAAACCGTTAATTTTACCAATTGCTTTATAAATCTTGCTATCTTTCCACGGGTAAAAACTTCTTTCAATCTTTTCCGCGTCGTCAAGCTCTATTCTAGCCTTTTCTAATTCACTTTTTAAAATATCAATTGCTTTTTCCATTTATAACACCTCTATTGTTTACTTTAAGACTCCTCACAGTCTCGTACAGCGTTTTAACTTTAATTCTAGACTATTTGTATTAGAAAGGGTTAAACGCTCTGTATGAGCGCCTAACACCCTTTAAACTGGTGTATTTTATAACTATTGATATTAATAGCCGTGTAACCTCCGTCCGCTAATGCCTCCGTTAATGTCTCTGTTAAAGGGTAAAACGTGATTTGCTCAAGGTGAATATCTTCTACAAAGTTCTCTTTAGATACATAGCCTTGCATGTCGCTGTAATCAATATCAATGTAATCATATCCCGCCACCAATTCAAGGTCAAAAACAAAGCCTATTGCCGAACTATCTAATTGACGGTATGATTCAACTTTATAAATAAGTTTATCCTCTGATATTACATGTAATTCGCCTCTTAATCCGTTTTGTGAATAATAATTGTAGTTTGTCATTATAAAACATCTCCCTTTATTTAAGTTACTTTCATTTTAAACCTTATTTTACTAAAAGTCAACAACTATTTTTAAAGTTGGGAACCTCCTTTTTAAAGGAAGTCCCTTTCATTATGTCCCGCCTCTGACATAGCGCGCTCATTTGCAGTATTAAAGCGTTTAGCCTCTTCTCTTTCTGCCTCTTCTAACTCGCGTTGTAAGTCGCCAATCTTATCAAGTGCAAAAGAGATTTCGTGTTCAAAGTGGTCAAGACCCTCTTTAGTTGTTTCTAACTTATGCATGATAGACAGGTCTTCGAGAATATCACGCCACTTTTCCAAGTCATCTAGAATGTATTCAATATCTCGCATGATGTAACCCCCTTATTAAGTTACCCTTATTGTACCATGTATGTTTTCTAAAAGTCAACAATTAATTTTCGATACAAATTCCTTGTTCTGCTAAATGCTCTAATACTTCACTTTCGTTGTTAAATCTATCTATTGACCCATTAAACTCTTCTATACCGTAATAACTTACAACGTCAATGACTTTAATTTCGTCGCGGTCTGTTACGTCGCATGTAGTTTCTACAGCGTTCCAATCAATCCAACTATCATTTAAATCTATATAAGCCGCCTCTACCATGAAACCATCTTCACCACATGCATTATACATATTAATGACTTTAACGTAGTAATAACACTTTTCAAGCGGGTAATCGCTATCTTTTTTAATAAAGTCGCCTCCATGTTCTAACGCGTCCACGTCTCCGTAATTCGTCCAGCTTGCATCTTTATTAATTTTACCTTTGAATCCTGTAATGACACGTTTCGCTATATCTTCTAGTTCTTCCATATAACTATTATTATCAATATCACCTATTTCATGCTCTATACATGCATCTAGTTCGTCAATATCTAGCTTTTCACGTTGTTCATATGTTAGCCCCTCAACCCATTTATTAACGATGTTAGCAACGTAATTATAGTATAGTGACGTTTCATTGTTATATAATAGTTGTGTAAAGTATTGGTAATACCCTGCTCTATAAAAGTTTTCTAACTCTACTCTCTGTCCTCGCGGTGTCTCACATAAACCCTGTGCAATAGCCTCTTCAATGTATTCTTTTATTTTTGGTACACCTTCCCATAATTCTTTTGTGTAAATAGGTGTAAAGTTATCTGCAATTTCGGTGATAGCGTCGCATGCATAAGTTGAACCGTCGTACTCGTAAAATGATTCTAATACGTCAATATCAAAGTCTAACGCCTCTAAAGTATCGTATTGCGCTAATGTTAATTGTTTCATTATAAAACATCTCCCTTTTTTAAGTTACTTTCATTTTAACTCTTTATTTACTGAAAGTCAACAACTATTTAAAATTTATTTTAGTTGCTACCCACGGGGGATAAACCCCGCGACGCTGTGAGCCTAAAGCCTGTTTATAGTCGCTCACACGACTTTTTACTCTTCGTCTTCCTCTTCGTCCTCTTCGTCCTCTTCGTTCGCGTCGTATTCCTCCTTTAATGCCTCTATTTCATCGCTATAGATATGCCCCGCGATTTCGTCCCACTCAATAAGAGATAGGTCAAGGAAGTCTTTTAAGAATGTGCTTAAGTTGTCAAGCTCCTCTTCTAAAACAGAATCCAACCATTCTTCGCAATCTTTTTCAATTTCATATTTAATATCGTTTTCCGTTTCTGATAGGTCAAGGTTGCCGTTTTCCGCGTTATCTCTCACGAACTCGCTTAAAGATTCCCCAAAATGTAAGTTAACCAACCATGTTTCTCTATTCGCCCATCCATTATAAGTATTTACGTTTGTCATTTTAAATTCCTTCTTTCATATTTTTTATTTTGTTTCTGTAATCAGTGTATCATGTTCATTTCCTAAAAGTCAACAACTATTTTTTAAGTAATATCGGTAATCTTTTCATCATGTCGAACCATAAAGAGTTTCCATTTTTAAAAGGAGATTCCACTATTTTATAGTTAATTCTCATTTTAGTTCTAACTGGGAAAAATTTAACCTCTGTTCTATATACATCATATCTTTCCATAATTAACAGCTCCCTTTATTTAAGTTAATTTCATTTTAAACCTTATTTTACTAAAAGTCAACAACTATTTTTAAAAGTGTACGATTGCGTATGATATCCCGCGCCCCACCAGAAACAAGAAACCAACAATAACCAATACTTTTAATGAGCCTCTGAATGACATATGTTTTATTCCTCCTCTAATACTCTTTTTACTTTTAAAACATCTTCTAACATGTATTGTAGCGTTACCTCTGTACTAATAGTACCGCCGTTCTCAATAATACTGATTAAATCTTTTAAGCGTCTTTCTACTATATTTAGGTTAATACAAGCAAGTGATTTATCTATCGCTTTCATATGTAACAGCCCCCTTATTAAGTTACCCTCATTGTAGCATGTGTGTTTTCTAAAAGTCAACAACTATTTATTAAATTTCATTCTAATTGTTTTCAACGTCTTTCCAAGCATAAACGTTTCAATTTTTAAATATGCATTATACTCTTTTAATAGTTCTAATAGCTCTGGTACGTCAACAACGTCTATCTGGTGACCTTGTAAATTAATTTGTTCTATAGTAATTAAATCCCACTCATTACTAGTAACAAGCAAACCTCTTCCATATCTATATTTCCCTTCGTGGCTTAGTGTGTACCCGTCACGTTTTAACGTAGCTTTTACACTACGTAACATACCGCCTAAAGTTTTAAATTGTTTAGCCATAATAAACAGCTCCTCTTTTTAAGTTACTTTCATTCTAATAGTTATTTTACTAAAAGTCAACAACTTTATGCATCGAAATTTAATTTTAATGAAAAAGTGTATTCGTGAAATTGATAATTGTAGTTAATACCATCGGTTAACCACTCTACAAGCTCCTCTACGCTATCAACCTTTAAAAACATTTCTGTTACTAAGAAGTGAGGCGCATCGGTAATGTAATGCTTTGTAACGCCTCCCTCTGTAATAGGTATAATCATGTTTGCATCCATTAATTTTAAACTCATGTTTACCAGCTCCCTTATTAAGTTGATACCATCGTATCATATTCGTTTACTTTAAGTCAACAATTATTTTGAATCCTTTTTATTTATTGTAATTTCAAGCCCTAAAGCGTCTAGAACTTTGAATAATGTAGTTAGTGTGCATTCTCCGCCTTTTGAAATGCTGTTAATTTTATACGAATATACTTTTTCTGTTTTCGCCTCTACTTTTCTATAGGAAATCTTTTGTTTCTTCATTTCCGCTGTTATCGTATCGCCTACATATTTGTGAGTGTTTGCCATTGCAAAACACCGCCTCTCTTTAAGTTGATACCATCGTATCATGTAATTCACTAAAAGACAACAACAAATTTATATATTTTTCGTTTTTCGTGTTTCTTCCTATATAAAGAAAAATAGGCTTTTCGTTTTCCTTCTATATAAGGGGACTTTTTTCACTTTGTAACGTTTATCAATTGTCAGAATATTTTAATCGTTATATCGCACTTGCCGGGCGTGGCTTTTTGTGGTCTGCTACTTACGTTTTAAGGGCTTTTTACAGTCTGCTACTTACATTTTAAGGGCTTTGTGCAACCTGATACTACCTTTTACAATCCGCTACTAGGTTTCGAATTTTTTGGTGCGCTACTAAGTAAAAAAGCCCCGCAAAATGTAGGGGGCTACTTCATTTTCTTTTTACGTATAGGCTGCGTTAAAGCTCTATCCATGTCCCATTCGTACTTTAATCTATAACCAAGAACCTTCAACGGTATGTTGTATAATATAGACCACTCTTTTACAGTTCTAGCTTCTCCGTTATAAGTATATAAATCTGTTTGTTTTACGGATTTATACACGTTTTTTATACTTACTCCTGTACGTTCTTCCACCGCTTTTCTATAATTAAAGGTGTCTGTAACCCACTGACAGTTGCTAGGCTCGTAGTTTTTGTTAGAATCTATTCTGTCAATGGTTAGTTCTTCTGTGTAACCATTCAACATAGACCACTCATAGAAGTTTACGAACTCATGCCAATCTTTACAAACCCTTATACCTTTCCCTCCATACGTAGGGTATGCGCCTCTTTTTGGGTTGTAACATCGCTGCTTCATGTTCTTCCATATCGTATACAATCTAGTTCCGGACATACCATGACTTTTACCGGGCATCGTCTCCCTCCTTTCCGCCGTGTGCTACTAACGTTTGACAGGTTGGAAATGTTTATGTTGCTGTGTTACTAATGACCAATCACTTTTATGGTATTCATACTTAACTTTAAACAATTCTCCGGTGTGCGTATCATACACTTGAACATGTTCGTAAAAGTTACCGTCTACTGTCTTAGCTTCATGTTTATCGTAACATGCGTCACTATCGTCCTCCATCTGATTATGTACAAACTCCTCTAAATGCTTGTTTATGAAATCCGCTACTTCATTAAAGTCTCGTGTATGTAATTTAAGGTCGTCCATTCCTCCTGATGGATAATAGTCATCATAAGCGAATACTAGATACATATAAATTCCTCCTTGTATAATCTACTACTTACGTTTCTTCTCTAAAACCTTTACAACAACCATGACTACCAGTAAAAATATAATAGCGTATCCCATGTTATGCATATCGTTACTGAACATTTTCTACCTCCAAGAATGGTTTTTTCGTTCTAACTCGTATAATCTCTCCGTTTTCGTCTTCGAAGTAAGGATATTCAACATAAGCTGCTGTTGTAAACTCATCTGCTACTTGTATGTTATCATAAAGCCACTGAATATTTTCTTCTAACAAGTGTTGCATTGTACAGAACTGCATACCATGATAATAAACTACACATACATTTTTCTTATCCTCTGGAGGAACACCACTTATCCCACCATACTCCTCAAACCACTTACAAGCTGATGGCGGATAACCTAATGCTAGTCCTAATGTTTCGAATGTATGTACTAAAATAGTTTCACCTAGTGCGCTACTATCTATTAGTCTAAGATTGTTCATGTGTGCATACATTTTACTAAAGTCATTAAATATGTACACACATGTTGTACCTTGTAATGGTCTTGTGATACTAGGATAGTGTTTCATTAAAAGGTTTGCATAGTTATGATTGCAAGTAAGGGCTAGTGCTGGTTTAGCCCCACTTACAAACAATCTTATTTCTTGTGGTACGTTCTCAAAACGTTTACCTAACTTGTTTAACTCATCCAGAAAACTTACAGCGCGCCTCGATAGATTACTTGACATGTTTCTCATACGCCTTTGCAAAGATTTCTAGTACATCAAATCGTAGTGACTTACCTGCACCTTTCTTCCAGCCCTCTTTACTCATGAAGTAAGGTGAGTAGAGTAGGAACTTATTCTTTCCAAGCTCCGCCTCTACGATTTCATATTTGTTTTTATCGTCCACTACTATTGTTTCTAATACTGTTTCTTTATCCCAACCCGGAAATTTACCCATTAGTTTCTCTCTCCTTCTTCGAATCCTACAATGATAGACTTAGAACCTTCTATTAATCTTTCTTCTATTTGACTTACCCAGAACTCATGTTTATTGCCGATAACAACTACATCGGCTGTAATCTCGGAAGGTAGTGTGCTACTAGTATCCGTTTCGTATACTTCCATTCCTTCTAGGTTATTAGCAATAAAACTTTTACCTAGACCAGACTCACCACAGAAAATCCAAACAGGTCGTTCTTCTGAATATCTTTCACCTGCGATGAATAAGCTCTCATCCACAGTGTAGTATCCTCCCGGATAGTAGCCATCTCCTCCATCGTAAGAGACATTAAATACTTGGTTTTCTAAGTCGTAGTAATCTTCATCCTCATGCATATCCGGAATCATAAGAATACTTTTTGATTTATGCGTGTAACCTTCGAATCTATCTACGTGTTCTACACTGATACGCCCCCATGAAGCAGTACACCAACCAGAACCACATTCACCTTCCTCATCCCATAGCGTAATCGTTAATTTCTGGTTGTTCTTATCTAATCCTAGTAATACGTGTCGTGTTTTTACTGCATCCGTGTACTCAAAGTCGCAGTTATGCCCACTAACAGTTTGTCCAACATATTTCTCTTTTCTCATTGCTAAAATTCTAATCATTTTCTATTCCTCCTATAAGTTATGTAAACTTCCCATTACAACTACTTCATAATCATCTAGAGCTTCATGAACTAAATCTGATACAGCTTCTTGTGTCTCTGGTGGTAGTAGCTCTATAAACTCCCATATATCTGTGACAAAGTGTGTCTCTCCATTCAACTCTACTTTTGTCATATAATTAACCTCTACTTTCTCTAAGAAATGTATACGATGATATAGTTAAACTCTTAACCTCTCGACCTGTTTCTTTATAAATACTGTCCATTGTATGTTCTTGGATTTTTTTCAATGTTTTTTCTGACATAATTTTTTTACCGCATATATAGTATGTAGCGCTTCCTGTCCCCGGTTCTCCGCTTTTAAGTGTAAAGTGGTAATGTACGTGGTACCAAAACTTTCTAACTCTCATTATTCTTCCTCCTTATATAGTTCTTCTGCAATCATATTAGATAGTGGCGGGAATACTAAGATGCTATCGGCATCATAATAATCTTTTCTATCGTCTATCGCTTTCTTAACCTCCGCTTTACTCATACACTTAATTACTTCATGGTCTTCTCCCCCATATCGAGAATTTGTGAGTAAAATAACCCATTGTGCAAGCTTGTCCTTTCTAGAAGGGAAAATAGGGTGTGCTACTAAGCTTTCTAGTTCTTCTTCTGTCACAGGCATAATAAAGTTACCGTATTCGTCTTCAATAATGTACGGCTTCTTCGTACTGTAAGATGTATCTACAATCGATGCTGTTGTTCCTGTATGTAAGTCGAAACCAAAATCATCGTAGGCTACTACTACATTAAGCTCAAACTCAAAACCTTGTTTATATTTCATTACTTGTCACTTCCTTTCATAAATATAGAGAAGCTATTCCCTACTCGTAAAGTGTATGTATCTTTATCTTTTGTTAGTGCTTCTACAATTTGAAACTCCATATCAGTCTTACAGTGAATTGTAACTCTACCATCACCTCGTAACATACGTTCGTAAGCACTAAACCAATATAGGTATTTACTAAACTCATTCATTTGAGTAATCATCTTACCTCTACTTCGCATCATTTTCATTCTCCTCCTTAGGGTCGAAATCTGTAAACATTAGGCTCTCTGTTTCTAGTGACTCTGGGTTGTATGTAAACTTAACCTTAGAACCTTTCGTAGCTGCTTTTGCTGTAAGCTCTGATGAACGTAACTTTACTGTTGTATCCCCTTTTTTAACTGTTAAGAAGTATTCGCAATATCTACGCTGGCAGTCAAGTCCACCTATATCTACTATCTCTGCATTCTCTACTGTAACCTTTTTTGTTTCTCCACCACAAGCCCCTAAGAAAAGCAAGGGAGCTACTAAAGCTATTTTCTTCCACATATTATCTCCTCCTTATAATTCTATATTACTACACTCTTTACTTTAAGTCAACAATTATTTTAAAGAAAAGAGGGAAAATTCCCTCTAATCTAGTGAAATTATGTCGTAATCGTATTTATAGTTATATGTACTATTATATGTATATTCATAGGTGACTTCATTATATAAGTCTATGTATTTACTCATAGTGTTCCGCGAGCCTTTAACACTTGTTTTACAATCTGTGGTAGTACTCCACCTACAGCTCGTCGAACCTCTCTCTTCTCGTGTTCAGCAGGTAATAGCTCGTCCGCTTCTTCTTCCATGATATCTTGATATACTACGTTACCAGCAGCCTTTAAGATATCTCCCATGTCTTGGATAACCAGTACATCTGGTAATACTCCTTCATCAGATAGCTTGTACAAGATTTTATCGACACGAGCTTCTGTTACTGTAGCGTTTACGAATGCGCGCTCTGCTGATGCTTTGTTCGGGTCTTTTGGTGCTTTTTGTTTAGAACCTTTAGAATTATGTACTTCCAAGAATGCTTCGTCTACCAGTTTCAAGAACACTTGGTCTTTATCATTTACTTTCTTAACTACGATACCTTCTCCACCTTCTTTGTCGCCCACATGACCTCCTAGAGCTGTTTTACCTACAAAGCTCATTAAGTGTTCGAAGTCAATGTATTCGCCTTTGTAGAGGACAGGAGCTAGGTTTAACCCTAATCGTTTCGCTTCCTCTTCTACTTTATCGTATGGTAAGTATTTCTTAGCTTTTGTATCGTATAAGTCGAATAAGAAATATGTACGTGTAAACTCTTCTGCGTATCTAACTTTATGTGGTGCTGTCCATTCTCCAAAGTATAGTACATCCGGTAGTAGGGCTTGTCCATTGATGTTGTCAATTGTCCACTCTACGAATCCGTTTAACCCCCACTCTTCTGTAAGCTCTAACTTACGTGAGAATCGTCTAACCTTGTCCACTCCAGTGTCTTGTGCGAATGAAGCGTTACTCCCATCAACTTTTTCATAGATTACGATTTCGTCTCCCGGGTTAAGTAATCCTTGTGTACCTGATTTCCCGTAACGAATTACCTTTGTGTAATGTTTTTGTTCAAATGAATTTGTCATGTGTATTTTCTCTCCTCTTATTATATTAAATTATCAATGAGCTGTCAATTAGTTAAATCTTAAATCTACTGCACCTAAACTCTTAGCCTTGTCCCAAAAATCTCTTAAAATACTTTTCTTGCTTAATCCTGTACCATCGTATGCAAATGTTTGGTTTGTCTTATGTACTTTATAATACCCACTAAAACCGTTATCTTCCTTCTTTAATACGAGCTGGAAAACACCACCTATATTGTAACTCTTAAACTCTTCTTCGTAGTGAGTTACTACACACCCGTCTTCATGATAATCGCAGCTTGCTACTAAGAGGTTCATAGTTTCACCTCTTGTATGTAGGAGATGTCATCTGTTAAGATAATAACACCGAAAAACATTGCTGCTGGTAAACTAAAATCGAAGTTTTGGTATAACTCTCCCATAGTTTTATAATCCTTTAACTTAAAATCTAGGTGTGCGCCGCTTTTTAAACGGATTCGAATATTCATTATAATTCCTCCTTTGTCTTTGCATTGCGCTCTAACCACGCCATTGTGTTGTCAATCTTCTTTTTGGTCTTAGTTAGTTCATCAAATTCATAATATGGTAGACTCCACATGTTCTTTGCATGTTTCATAAGTTCAAAGACATGCTGTAGTTTCACATACTTGTGACCGCCGCCAACTACTACAATCTTCTCAGGCTCTTCGAAATCAGCTCTAACGAAGTCTCTATTATTTAGGTATCGAGAGCCTGTCCCTTCCTCAGATAAGTTGTAAACACCGTTATGATGAAATACTTCTGCTATTTCCCACGGAGTATCTAGGTTATTTCCTAGTTCTGGGTCATTTATGTACTGTTCACCGTTTTTCATTGTGATAATGATATTCTTCTTGCTCATAGCTTGTCCTCCTCTAGTCCTAAAGCTTCTCTTATATCTTTCTGCGCTCGTTCTATCCCTGCTCTGTACCCCTCATCTCGTTCTCTAGCTGTATGTAGTGATATTTTATGTAGGAAGTTAATCATCCCTATATGACCTAATAGAAGTTCATATAAGAATGTTGTTAACTCCGCATAAGCGTGTTCTCTAACTAGCTCCTCTATAGTTCCAATCGTGTAGTAGTCAGAGATATAAACATATTGACCGAACCTAGTTTCGAATCTATATAATGGTGTATCTATTTTATCGTGAACTCTTTTGAATAGTTCTCCGTGTTCGATTACACTGTTATAAGCTCCGGTTGTGTCAACTTTCTCCCCAATCCAGTAGATAGTCATCCTCTCTCCTCCTATGCATATTCATAAAAATCATTTTCTAGAAAGAAGTTTAAAGGTGTGTCTACCTTGAAAGCTCCTTTTCTATCGAATCCTATACCATCCTTAGGAATCTCTTTTCTAAGCATTTTTCCACTGATGATTCTATAAGCGTAATCTGCTTCTCTAGTTGTTATCCACTTAAACTTCATTTCTGCTAAGACATCCACACCTCGAAATGGTTTACCTCTTTTAATTCCACTTCGTTTATGTACTACCATAGTCATACTATCAACTCCTTATTAGATATGAGTCTAGTGTACCACATTAACCAACAGTGTACAACACTTTGAAACACTTATATCATTATTTTTTGCTATACTTAGCTACCCATTCATCTGTTAGGTGACCTTCTCTAGTCAAGTGGCTTATGCAATTCTTAACTCCAGCAAGCCAACCTGTCATGTTAGCTCCTAAAACAGTAGCCAAGCCTCCTAGAACTGTGTGACCGTTACTGATAAGTATCCCGCCTACTAATACTGCTGCAAATCCTCCGAATAAAATCGCTTTATTCATTATAATTCCTCCTCTTTATCTTATACCTTTATATTACACTATCATTTACTTAAAGTCAAGAACTTTTTTAGTCATTTACTTAAATCCTTTTGTTCTTTTTGCTAACTCACCCTCCGCTAACTCTAGCATATTACGATAGTAGTCATCCATAGGCTCACCTTCATCAACCTTGTCCCTATAGAAATCGATGTACATTAGTAAATTCTCTGTAGGCATATTCTCGAAATCTACTGGGCTACTAATCTTCTTTCTCATCTGTAATCTCTCCCTCTGCTTTTATAGATGCTTTCCCGTTTGCTTTTACTGCTAAGTCCAAACAAAAGTCTCTAATATTATTCAATGAGCCTAGTAAGCTACTAATAGAATCATGGTCTTCTAGACCTCCAATAGCATCGCTGACAACACACAATTCACCTAATCTTTCTACAAGTATATCTACCACTTCATGAGATTTTTTAAGAGCCTCAACTTCCAGATTACTAGACTCACCCCACACTTTATGATACGTATTGTAACGGAATGAGCGAATAACCTCTTCTCCCACCCATAATTCTACAATAGCTGACTGATTACTGTATGTCTTCGCTGCAAGCGCAACATCTTTAGCTCTTTCAAAGTCTGCACCAATATATTTAGTGTGACTCTTATAATCCTCGTCCTTAATTATCCCTACGTAAGTAATAGTTTCCATTATAATTCCCCCAATTATTTAATGTATTCAGTAACCATTCTATTTCCGCCCAATCGCTCATGAACTTTCTTCTGTACTTTGTAAAGCTTACCATCTACATATTCTTCTCTTTCTATTAGTATTTCTGATGGCGCTCTATACCCTTTACGAACCCAGAAAGAACGGTTTCCATACCCTTTATGCGTCGGGTGTACTACATGTTCCCACGTACCTCCTATACTAGCTCTGTACGCGGGATTAGCTGCTTTCGCTAACTCATGTGTACTCCTTAGTTCTGCTTGTGTAATCCCTCCTCCCCATAAATTGATGTGCCAGAACAGTCTAATATAATCTTTTATGTACTGTATCATCGTAATTCCTCCTACTCGTTCAAGAATTTATACTCGTTATCTACACAATACTCATAAGCTCTTTGTAAATCCTCTGGTAGCATATCCTCAAAAGGACACTCAACCTCTTCATCTAGTAGTTTATACACGTGATAGCAATATGAAACCTTTGCTTCCCAGTTCTTCTCTTTCAACTGTTCAAAGTAAAGCTTTGCCTTTGGGCTACTTAGCATTTCTTTAATTTCTTTTACTCCCATCATAATTCACCCTTTTCTACTAATCTATGATATGTTTTAGCCGCTAAGTTAACCCCACCTACGAAACCTAATAGTACGCCACCCATTGTAGTTAGTGACACGCCTAATACAGTGTAGTCATTACTTATAGAAACAATACCAGCTAACACGCCTACTACACCTAACCCACCAATAATGTAATCACCTTTATTTATTAAGCTCATATTAAGCCCTCCTATAGTACTTTATAGTCTAACTCTACGTCCTCTAAGTAAATTGTCTCTGTCGATAATTCTACACGAGCTACATACCAGTGACTTTCTACATTGTCGAATACATAGAAATTATCAAACCTACTGGAGCCGTAGCCGTCTACTAAGTCCAAATGATTCTCTTTGATGTATTCAATCCCTTTTGTTAAATCATCCGTAACCGCTACTAAATCATCAAAACCACCACAAGGGTAATAATTATCAAATCCGAATATTAGATATCTTTTCATTTAACTTCTCCTCCGCTTCTTTAATAGCTACATCTTGTCCCTCTTTATACCATGTATCATACGATATTAGTCCACCTTTAGTCAAGTCCAAGTCTGGTCTACGTCGCTTAACTTCTGTGATGAATCCACCACACATAACAGTCTCATCATAATGGCAAGCCCAGTTATGTCCAGTTTCTTCTTTCATCTTAATAATGTCATACTCTGTAGGTAAGCACCCATAGTTCTGTGCCTGTTCAGAGTCATCCGTATAAGCGAATGGGCAAGTGATACAACCGCCTGTCCCATTATTAGCCATCTCACGCTTGCACATATAAATCCGCCATGATGTGTTTAATTGTATTCACGTTGTTAGCGATGTCTCTTAGCTTATCTGCGGTGTGGTTCGGGTTATCCTGATTACATAACAACTGTTTCACATTGTCGAAATTATCTAATTGTTTTACCAACTCACAAGAAGTGTTTAGTGCATCATCTAACATCTTTTTAAGCTTGTCCTCTCTTAAACCCCATTTACCTCCAATCCTTGTTAACACTTGTACCTTCTGTCCGTTGTGCCATACCTCTTTTTCGAAGTCATCAAGTATAGAACCATTAATCGAAGCATCTGCTAGTTGCTCATCAAAACCTGCATACAATACAGGAGTAGACCCATTTAACTCATCATAACCAGTTACTACATAGGTAATGTTTACATTATTATTTGACATCTAAAATTCCTCCCATCATGTCTACTTCGTATGCTGTAATGTACGTATGAGCTGCAAGTAAGAATATCTCTCCTGCTATCAATATTACAGCTTTCTTGTATTTATCCTCAATATCGAATAGTACATCAGTATCGTCAAACAACTTCTGTAACCCATATCTAAGGTTATTTGTAATAACTACAGTTTCTCCGTCATGTTCGATTTTGTATCTCATTTTAATATTCCCCTCTCTGTACATCATAATCTGTTAACCAGTACTTAATATTTGTAAACCCAAAATTCTCAAGGTTTTCTCTGTACCTTTCAATTACACCATCAATTCTCCCTAACACTTCGTATCTGTCATACCCATAAAAAGTTAATTCTACGGAGCTAACGACTGTTTTACCGTTAGCCCGAACAAAACTTTCATTTAAATATAGTTCTCTTGACATTGATATCCCTCCAATTACTTAATGGTGGCGTAAATCCTTACGCAAGTTACGTCTTCTTGTTTTGAGTATTTAACATTACACTCATCTAAAGTATGTGTAATCAACTTAATCTCGGATTCATGGTCTTTTAAGATTCTACACCAACCATGTCTTCTTAAGCATGACAACCCACCTAGAACTACTGTTATTTCACTTCCCACAGACAGCACCTCCTTTCGTTACCTTTATATTATCATAGCTTTTACTTTAAGTCAACAACTTTTTATTCATCTTTTCTTTTTATCGTGTATATTGTTTCCTTAACTTGCACCTTAATAGCTCCATTATCATAAGCCCGTTGCGCGCGTTCAATCGCTTCTGTCCTAGTTTTAGCTGGAACACTAGAAGAGAAGTCATCCCCTTCTAGCCACCATATTACTTCGTACATATTATCTCCCCCTTTAGCAACATCCTTTTCCTTCTTTGCACATCCACTCTACAAACTCACCTTCGTTACCATCTCTATCCGTAAATACTGGAACCTTCTCGATTTCGTCCTTATTTGTGTTAAAACAAAGGATACACTCTTTTACTTCGCTACATGCTTTCTTAGTCATTTGTACTTCCTCCTTGTTAAAATGAGAACTTTATTACTCTCCCGTATTGCTTCTATATGACATTGCATCTCTTTTTAATCCCTGCAACCTCTCTATTATTTCATCAATGTCCTCATACCCTACATATACATCTTCTCCTTCGATTTTAACTCTTATATCCTCTCCTTCTTGTGTTATTTGTAAACTATTTGAGCTGTATTTACATTCTCCATATACCATAATGCATTTCCTCCTAAGTAATTGTTTTTCTTAACTGTCTTTATCTTATCACGCTATTTACTTAAAGTCAACAACTATTTTTAAACTTTTTCAATCCCAGTCATCATAATAAGTCTCAACCGAACCAGTTACAACTAAAGTCTCGAACTTATCCATATCCAGTATATGCTTTACTGTCGGTAATGTCTCTTCTGTGTCTGGGTCTGATATGTAACATATGTCATAAGCTTTCTTCTTTGCATCTTCATCATCTTTAGCCAGTAGCAATCCGTTTATTTCTACTTCTGGGTCGCAAAATTCGTATTTGTATAATCCACCTTTATTACTCATTCACATCATCCCTTTCGTTACCTTAATACTACCACTACTTTTACTTTAAGTCAACAACTATTTTTAAAAAATCTCACACGTTATTTCATTTTGTGTAAGAACCAGAACATAAGACACCCCATCGCAATGACCCCTACAGCCGTTATAATCATACCCGTGTGAGAATCCATATAAAATATCATGCTGTCTCCTTACTGGTTAGCGCTCGATTCTAATAACTTCTGTGTACGAGCAATCTCTTTGCCCTGCTTATTTGTTATGATGAGAGTTAAGTCTCCTTCTTTAGCTTTCCCATTATGAAATGTATTATTAAAAGCCTGTAAATAATATCCGAAGCTATCCTTATTCGCTCTCACGATATCATACACCTGTGTAGCAGTACCATTATGGACTCTAGCCGCGTTGTCAATATCTAAAGCTACCGTTACAGTGTACTTATCTGGGATATCCCACTTCATATTGAAGTATCCCATATTTTCGAATGATACTAAATAGTCTAAAATTTCAATAAAGTCCGCTTTATTCTTCTCATACTTCAACTCATCAATCTGATACTGGTTTGCCCGTCTATCTGTCTCAGTGTATGGAAGACTAGCTACATTTGTAACTGTCTTCGCTTTCCCAAAAAACGTATGATATCCCGTGAACAGACACACAACAGCCAATCCGATGATAGCTGGTTTTCTATTCTTCAACTGTATCACCCTCCTTCACCTCTTCACACATTGTTACACTCACATAAGAAGCGTCTTCTTTAAAGATATATGCTTTCTCTCCTTTAACCTCTGGATGGTGAATAATACCTATAACTGTATTCACCTTGTTTCCTGATTTAAACGGTTTTCCTGATTTCTTTTTAACTTTCACTTTAATCCTCTCCTTTACTTTGCAATTACATTAACTAAATTTTTACCTTTCCATACACCTATAACTTTATCTCCAATCTCTAAGCGCTTCCCTACTTGTTGGGGTGTTAGGTTTATACCTTGTCGCATACCTCGTTTATCGAACTCATTACCTATAGCTAAGTACTCATCCCCCTCAATAGAAACTAACTCGTACACAACAGTTCTCGTCATATTCTCAGCTATTTCTCTTTTCGCCTCTCTAATCTCATTCTTGCGGTATTCGATAGCCCAATGCAAGCCCCCGCCACATAATGCAAGTACTGCCACATAAGAAATAATTTTTGTTTTGAATCGCTTCACTGTCATTTCCTTCATCTCCTCAATTAATATCTAGCTTGTTCTAAACGTACATAGCTATTTCTACTTGGGTTCGGGTGCTTATACTTGTTATCTGCAATTTTAACCGCTTTAAGTTCATTCACCACGTAATCTTCAAACACTTCTTTATTAGGCATATAGTAACCTTGACCTTCGTGTTCGTCTGTATCCATATTATAAAAAGCAACAACAAGTTTACTCATTGTTTTCTCCCCCTTTTCTCTTCCTTGTTTATCTTATACTTTTATATTACACTATCATTTACTAAAAGTCAACAACTTTTTCTATAAAACCGTTAAGCAACACCCCTTTCATTCATCATCTTCATCTTCATCTTCATCTATGACAGGTGGTTCTATAAGTTCCTTGCCACACATTGGACAGAAGTTAATTTTAACCGCTTCTTCAAAACTTGAATCACAAGAGTAAGCTTGGTAGTCTAAGCTAAGTTTATTACCTTCTATACGAATATCTATCCACTCTGCTTCAATAAGCTCTGTACGGTGGTATCCGTCTGTTTTACAATATTTACACATCTTGTTAGCTCCCTTTCGTTTTCTTACTCTTATCTTACTACTATGTTTACTGTTAGTCAACAACTTTTATTCTTATTTTTAAAAATATTTTTACCAATCACCTTTATATTCGTCTAACATCTCTTCTGGAATGATTAACTCATATCCTTTTGTCTTAGAAGCATGTTTGATGAGCCAACCTTCTTCCACTAACTTACCCATGAGTTCTGTCAATACTTCTGCTTTGATTCCCATCAGTTCTCTAAGCCTACCTACTTTAGTTTCCCTAGTACGAGCGATAATCTTTTTAAGCTTCACTAATGGCTCCTCTGTATCAACTTCTTCTGTTTCTTCTATTTCCTCTTCGATTAACTCTCCACCAAAGTAGTCCCTAATCTTTTGATACACCTTACCTTCTTCTACTTCATTAGGAGATACAATAGCGCTCTGGAATCTCTGGAACTCTTTAGGGTGCGCTACTATCCTCATGACACCATCTCCACGACCCAGCAGAGTCGTATTGCCAATACCTTTACCGAATACCGTTTTATAATCCACATTACTATTTAAATTGAAACTGATGGCATTCTGTACATTCGCTTTGATACGCCCGCTGATTACCTTTGCATCTGGTCTTTGTGTAGCGATAACTAAATGGATTCCAGCAGCACGAGCTTTCTGTCCTAATCGTGTAACATACTCTTCTACATGTGGGTTTGTATCATGTAGGTCTGCGTATTCATCAATCACACATACGATATAAGGCATTTTACAGTCTGCTACTTCATTGTAGACCTTTATATTTTTAACTCCTGCATCCTTAAACGTTTCATAGCGCTTCTCCATTTCTTCTACTAGCTTATTAAGTGCCGAACCTGCTTTCTCCATATCTGTTACAATCTTATCTACGTGAGCCATTCCTTCATATTGAGCCAGTTCTACTATCTTAGGGTCAATCATGACGAACCGTAACATCTCTGGTGAGTTCGTAGCCATGAGACAAATGATTAATGTGTTCATAAATACAGATTTACCAGAACCCGTTGTACCTGCAATCATAAGATGTACGAGCTTTGTCAAGTCTAGATAGATTGGTGTATCCACTTCATCAACACCTACTATAAATGGTAGTGCATGGTTACTCGCATACTCTTGGAAGTCTGGACTCTCTATAAGCTCTCTAAGGCTGATAACGGCGGCTTCTTCGTTTGGTAGGGTAAATTTGGCAGTATCAGGTTCCTCTCCTTGTTCTATACTAAGCGAAGGGACTCCTAGTGCTGCTTGGATATCGGAAGCCTTTGAAATCAAATGACTTAAGTTCTTCTTCTTAGGTATATCACATTGAATAACAGTCAACCGCGCACCCGCTGTGACAGTACTATTCGCTAGTCTCGCTGTTGGAATCAGACCTACACGCTTCATGGCTTCGGCTAGATAGCTCACAATATTTTCATCCACTTTCACTTCTTCTCTTGGATAGGTAGGCAACAACGAGACTAGACCTCCGATATCCTTTCTAGGTGTCCTAACTTTATTCGGTTCAGTAGTAGCAGATTGAACGTATTCAACTTCTTGGGGAGCTACTACTGTTCCACCGAATAAGGATACAATCTCTGTATCACTCAGTACGTTCTCTCCATTCATAACTAATCTTTCCTCACATTCATCTTTTAAGCCCTTTAACTTCCTCTTGTACAGGCTAACCGTGTTATGCGAATCGTATTTACGTAGTATAGCTTCAATCTGCTGTACGAGCGCTGTAGGCTCCTTAGAACGAACGGTGATTCCTAGTTTGAATTTATACACTTTACCAACAATCTTCTGTTCCACTTTCTCACTATATGTTCGAGCCATATCAAATGATGATAATTTATTGATGGCATGAAGGATTTTATCTTGAAATGTTCTCCCTATTTTAGAACCAGCAGGATATTCATTCCCGCTCAAGTAGCTCTTATACCTTTCTATAGAAGTTAGGAGCCAATTATCTATATATCTCTTGAATAACCACTGTACTTCTAGTGCTTCGTCCTCTCCTACTTGTATTTCCAGTAATTCACGTAAGAATAAGCCTCTCATGCCCTCGTACAACGGTAAGAACGACGGTTTAGATAGATAACCTTCATAAGCATGTAAGTCGTCTGTATGACGCGCTACTAACGTTAAACGATAAGGTAGAACATTCGTTTCATTAAAGCGGATATGAGGAGGCGTAACTACTGTAATATTACGCCCTCCTTTATACATCTCCAGCTCTACACCGAATACACCGTCTGTCTCTTGTTCTAATATGGTTTTAAAGGCTCCTGATACATCCTCCACCTGTGAGAAGTAATTCGATATGTTCTTGTATCCTTTACTCTTCACGATGCTTCAACTCCTTCATAATGATTACACATTGCACAGCATTTACAGCAGCAGTCGCCAATAACATCGTTGTATTCAGTAAAATCAGTGTTGTGATACTCATAAGAACCTCTCCTTATTTTTTAATTTTCTTAAATAACGCTAACGGACTTAAAATTGTAGCTTTTGACATTGCAAAGTTCTTAATTAACTTTTTAGATGTCTCTTTTACATTACTCTTCATTACTTCGTCTAATCCCTTTCCATTATCTAATTTGTTTGCAATGATTTTAGGTGGGTTCTGCATACGAGCAAAGCCTCCGATTACAACGAGCAACTTAACGATTGTACCTGTGAAGTCGGCTGGGAACGGGATACCGAAGATGAATAGCCCGATAATTAGTAGGAAAAGAGAATGATAGACTTGCACTAAAGATAAATGCTTTACATTGTTCCACCATTGATTGAAGAAATGCCTATGTGAATCAAATACCCAACATACTAATGCGACAGGAGCTACTACGCCTAATACCAGTAGGTCAAAAAATCTTCTTCCATTCGTCCATAACATCGGAATAACTGTAGAAATCAGTATCGCATCGAATACTAACAATGTGATAACATCAATCGTACTAAATGTAGTAGTCAAGGCACTAGCTGTCATAATTTCGCTACCCATACTTGTAAGTTTGCCAGAGATGAGATTTAATAATTTGAATGCGGACTTGAACAAGAAAGGCGTTACCGATGTGACACCCGCCATAAGTGACCAGCGTTTCATAATTGTAGAAAACTCCATTGGTCTTAGCTTCTTATTTGCTCCAGATAACATTCTTTTAATGCATTCTACAACAGTAAGAACAACCACAATCCCTATAGATACTCCGCTAAATCCTAAACTCATTGTTGTAAACCATTCATTATCGAATAAGAACAGAGGAGTCTTTAAGATAAGCCCAGCGCATAAGTCGTATATCCAAGACAACAGCTCTGCGGACATCTTCGCTACATTGTGCGGTAAGTCTTTAATAAGAGTGACGAACTCCCCGAACCAATCCATTACTTCTTTTATAGGGTTTGGTGTTCCTGTAGGTATTAATGTATCTTTGATGAACCCAGAGAACATGTTCTTACCTTTATCAAAGAATGAATCATTACTAATCGTTTCCGCGTATGCTTTATCTCCTATAGAAGTAAAGAAGAATGTAGAGATAGTTGCTGCTGGTATAGCTCCAATCTTTAGAAGCCTAGACTTAAGAAGTTTAAATTTCTGAATAAGTAACTTGCGACCCGATAGATGATGTAAATGCTTGGAACACTTATCAGTACTTGCGTTATCCCTTTGATGATGTCTTGCGTCCATACGTTCGCTTCTTGACTCTTTCTGAACATTCTCAGTGTTCCCGCTATGACTAGTAGAACGATACTTAATGCTACTGCTACACCCACCGCTAGAAAGGCTACTTGCAATCCGTACTCCACCATTACACTCGGCGTGAATGGAGCCAGTAGAGGTGTTTTCCCTGTTACCCCGCTCGCAAATGCTCTCGTCGAAAGACCCGCGCTTGCTCCTAATATTGATAGTGACATTTTGATTATCTTTTTTGCTTGCTTTATTTTTTTGAGCTTCTGCATTCCCTTTGCGCTCATTATCTCCTCCTTTATATTTTGGTACATAAAAACCGACTCATCTACCATTGGAGCTTTTGTGAATGGAGTGTACTCAACCCAAGCAGCTTTATTTCTCGCATCGTAATTAATAATCATCGTTAACATCCCCTTTTATTTGTTTAATCTTGCACGATTAGCCATGTTCTCAAAACGTTCCTCATTAACATCTCTACCTCTTCCGCGCTTCTCCTTCTTCACCCCAACTTCCATTTCGAATGAATGAAGAAACTTAAACACCGTTGATAATGCCATTCCAGTTGTACAAACTAACGCGATTCCAGCACCTACAGCTACGATACCCATATTTTTTCCTCCTTCATGTATAAGTTTTTTATTTTTGGTAACGATAGAGATATCAAACAAGAGAGGACGATGATTATATGTCTTGGTTCACAGATTCTTTAGCTCAGTATGAGAGACAAATGCAGAAAGTAAATCATTTAGTTCTTCACGACATCAACAAGGATAGAAACGTGGATATTAGTATGGAAGAATTAGAGAAGATTCTAAAAGTTTTGCATGATTACGGGATAGTGAATTAACCGTTATAACCCTCTTATAAATGCGGGAATTACGCAGGGAATTAACGTTTTTCCCGGGAATTATGGAATTAGGGAATTACGGAAAAACGGCTCCTAGAAGTTATCTAATCGGCTTGCTATATCCTTGTCAGATGCTTCTTTTTTGACTAATTTTATATCTTGGATTGGAGCCGATTCTACAGGTGTCACACTTTGTATGACTTTAGGATACACGACACCTCCTTCCCCTTTTCTATACTTGATTCCATCTCTAGCTAGTTCTCTCATTACATGTGCAAAGCTATGGTTCTTTAATAATGGCTTAATGACTTCTAGTATGTCATCATCCATCTTATCTCGAAGGTAGACTGACTTTCGCATTTAAGCCACCTCACTTGCTGATGTACGGCTGTGTGCCGACTTTAATAGTAACTGTACTCTTCTTGGTTTTCGATGCCATACGCGCCCCGTACTTCCTTAAACCACGTACATTTGCATATCTATCTAGGAACAACACCTTAACTCCTCTGTTAGCGAATCTTTCTGATAAGTATTGTTTGAGTAGTTCAGAGCCACCACCAGTAAAGATGATTGTATCTACAAAAGCCCAACTATTAATAAGTATTCTGTCCAGTGTATTAAGGATTGTATTCGCATGGTTTTCATAAGCTTGATTGATGACTGGTGTGATGTCCATACCTTTTATTTCTTTGTTCTTGATAATCATTGGAAGCTTTCCATCTGGAATCGTAGCTCCTAATTGATTCTCTAAGTATTTCCCAATTTGTAGGTAGCTACTAAACATACCCATGTTCGTATGAGTCGTTAGCTCCGGCTGTTCTTCTAATGAATCCAATGTCAGAACATTCAAAGTTCTTGCGCCAATATCTGCTAATACGTTAAATCCTTTTGCGATGTTATGGTCAACGATTTCTCCGTTGTTATCTAGCATTAGGTCACATAAAGAGCCGAACGGTTGTTTCTTGATACATACATCTTCAACTGTGACTGTTCTTTCTATCCAGTTGATACCGTCGTATGAGATTTTCATCTCATGTGTACCTTTTACAAGTTGTGTAAGTTGTTCTCTACGTTCTGGTGTATCGTTCTTAATTGGTAAGTTCATCATAAGTGTGTAGATGGTTTCATTTGTACCCTTGCTCATAAGACCTAAAACAGTTTTCATAATAATCGGAAACTTATTATCATTATGTTTATTTTCTCCTCCAGTCCATTCAATATCCGGGTCTAACTTTGTAGCATAATCTCCGACTACATATTTCTTACCATCAATTTCACAAGCGATGTATTCTAACTGCTTACCTTCTACTACAAACTCTGTAGATGGTTTCTCTTTAAAGTTTGTTACGAATGAAGGAATTAAGAATGGATGACCGTTGTTGTCACATTTTACATCTCCGAACCCATCATCTACTGCACCTACAGATAAACCTACGCTAGTTCCTTGCCATTTCTTTGTCATTTTGTTTTCCCCCTTTGTGATTTCTTAATACATCATATGGAGCATTCGCCTAATTGATACCACAAAATCGTAAAAAGTTAGAAAAAAGTTTAAAAAGTATGACAAATGCAAACAAAAAGACACGAGAATGTATCCCGTGCCTGTTGTACTATTTTAATAGTTCTGCGAACTTAGTTAATTCTAATTCAGTTTTCTTCTCTGTAGAAAGCATTGTATCGAGTTTCTTTTCAATCGCTTTAACTTGCTGCTCTTCGTTAAGAATATCTTTTTCCTTGATTTTACCTTTGATGTCTTGAATCCATTCATCTAGGGTATGCCCTTGTACTTTTGTATCTCCGAAGTCTTCTAATAGTAAGTCATCCGCAGCTACAAACAATGTATGGATTTTAACTAATAAGAGGGTAAGCTCGTCCTTCCCAGCTACATTAAAGTTAATGTTCTTACCTTCCCATTCAAGAATACACTTTGTAACAGAGTTACGACGTAACGCCTTTAAAGCTGCTAATTTCTTTTTCTTCTCTTCAACCTTACCTTGTAATTGTAATACTACTGCATCATTTGAGTTTGTCATTATTTTTGCTCCTTATCATCTTTGTTTATTTGGTGTTCGGGTACTGAACCTTTAAATGAGTAGAACTTATCGTTCTCTAGATATCTCTTAATAAAGCAAGGCTCCATGTCTCCAGTGAATCGTGTAAAGAATCCTTCTAATGAACCGCGATACACTTCATCTTCTCTGTACCCGTAATCTCCGTACTTAAATGTAACTACAGCTTCTACACCAATAACTTTTCTATCTCTGTTACCGCTCCAGCTATACGGTCTGTCGTATTTGTTCTCCATTACGATATCGTATTTGCGAGTATCACCGTAAGTTTTTGTGTAGAACCCTACTCGTCTATCCCATTCGTGTTTATCTTTGTCTAGGACTCTTTCGATAATGAACTCCGGGTCGATTGGATATAACTCATCCTTACTCTCATCAACTGGTGAGTAGTATTGCGAGTGTTCTAACATATTTTGGAATGGTGTGAAGTCTTGTACGCATCCTACCTCTAACTCCTTGATGAACTTCTTACCTAAAGAGCTAACTGTTTTAATACGCCACGGGAAGTCTTTATTACTAGCCCAGCGACATTCCTCTGCGAAGAAGAATTTCTTAGCTTTAGACTTCGTAACCTTCTGTCTTCGGTTCGAATCATTGTAATCTGTGCGGTAGTCATACTCATGGAACTTACCTAAGTAGATGTATTTGTCCTCATCTTTATCGATGTATGTATAGCCGACCTTTAAGTCTTTGGCTTTAATTTGTTCCTTATTCATTAAGATATCTGTGTATCTCTTAGACTCTTCATATGTAGCAGAGTTTACAGGTACTAAAACAAGCTCTGTACCTTCCCATGCGTATACTAGTTCCCCTATGATACCTTTACCTTTCATTACATCGCAGCACTCTAGAATGTGCATTAGGTTAGCCATATCAATCTCAAATTCGAATCCTCGTGGGTCGTATACGCGACAGAATGCTTTACGGTCACTCCATGATGGTCGCCCTCCACCTGTCTTATTGAATACGAATCCTTCTGTTGGTACATTTTCATATTCTTGATTAGGAATCTTCTTATCTCTCCAGCTTTCCCATGATGTTTCTTTTCGTAGTTTACCAGTTTCATCATAATAAATGACATAAGCTAGGCTACCAGTGTAAGTCCCTTGTCTATTTTGATACCCTACATTTAATGTTTTTGGCATAAATAATTTACTTTGCATCTAGTTCCTCCTGTAATCCTTTAATTAATTCTTTTAATGGGATGATATTAAACCTATCATCCAAGAACCTCATCTGTACAACTTTTGTTTCTGGTTGTCCGTTGTAATCTACCATGAGGATATGTAACTCAGTTTCATTGTAGGCTTCTACAATACCATATTCTTCTCTCCAGTACATTCGTTCCCAATCACTCGTCTCTATTTGCATAACAACCGGAGAGCCTACACTAAATAGTACAGGGTCGAATACTTTTACATCAAGTGTAACCGGGTGTTTATATTCGTATTTAGGTTTTGACAACTTAATCCTCCTCAACTAATGTAAGTTTGTATGTTGCTATTTTAAAAGTCTCTTTATCCCCATCATGGTATCTTGTACGGTACGCTTTCGCATCCCCTTTTCGTGTAAATACTTTAGATACCCGTATTTTTGGGTTGCTACGTTGTACCACAGCATAACGATATTCTTCCATTCTATTGCTCCTCCTATGTATCTAGAAAACTTGTTTTACTACGTTGAAACCTAACTCCTCTGCTAATGCTACCGGGAATCCTTTATCTAAGTGCATACAATACACTCTGTCTCGTCTCTCTGTAACTAGCTCGTCCAACTTCCGTAAGGATAAGTGTACATTACCTTCGTAATCAGCTTTGCATGTGTCTTGATAAAAGTAATCTATGATTCCACTTTTCAATCTTCCTAATATGTATGGGTGGATATTGTTCGAATCTCCACTGTAGTATATGCACTTTCCTTTAATGTCTATTACGTATCCGTAAGACAGCAGCTCTTCTACATGGTGATTAGGTACAGCTTGTACAAATACAGGGTCATTTGCGTACTCTAATTCGATATGCGATTCGAACTGTTTAATATGGTAGTACTTGCTGGTTACTCCCATTAAATCTAGAATCTTAGGAACCTTAAGTGTGTATGGTGCATACACCGTGATATTCTTTTCTCCCATCGTACCCATATTGAAGTATGAGTGGAAGATGAGTCCTCCTAATGAACCGATATGGTCATCGTGAGTATGTGTGATTAGTACTTTAATATTCTTTACGACTCCTAGAATACCTGCATGGTCTAATCGTTCGAATACGTTGCTACCGCAGTCAATCAGGAATAGTTCTCCTTCGTGAATGCAATATGCGCTGTTGTTACCTTCTAATGTGTTAAATGCGCTTCCGCGTCCTATAAATTGTAACAAAGCTTGTCCTCCTTATTAGTATTTTTCTTTCCATAAATCAACTAAGTTTACTACTGTGACAACCAATTGAGCAAGCCCTAGAATACCTAAATATCTTCCTAAGTTTTCGTAATCATTTGAGCTAGATAAAGCTCCGAACTCCGTCTGGTAAAAAGCACCTAGACAGAAGAATGTCCATAGACTTAAAAAGAATAGTGACAGTAAATTTGATGTTCTTAACATTTAAGTTCCCCCTTATTTATATCGTAGTACGAAGTATATGTATACAGACAGTATGAATAGTAACGGTGCAGCCACTACAACCCCTAGAACTCCTACTAACCATTCTGGTATTGTAAACTCGATGTGCATCCTATTAACCTCGTACACTTACAGCGCAAGCTTCACCTACGTAAATATGAGGTCTACCTGATGCAATAAAATGGTCTTGGTTAAGCTTGTCCGCATCTTCCTCAGAAGAAACAAGTACAAACAATTCAGTGATTCTGTCGTCCGGGAACCCCATCTCTTCGTGATACTCATATAAGAACATTTGCCCTTCTGGTGACTTCATTAATTTACGTTCGAATCGAGATGTGTCAGTATAAACCTTTAGTACATTATCTCTATGTAACTCTTCTTTTAACTTGTTGTATGTAAGTGTTTCTCCTTTGAAAATAAATTCCTTCTCCATATTCTTAAACATTCTATCTAGAAAACTACTCATTATAATTCCTCCTCTGTTTTAGGTCATCTCTTAGCAGACATTTGGCTGCTTCTACTTCAAATTCTACACTGTCTAGATTACCTAGAGAAAGCTGTATATCCTTCTCTAATAACGCTCTCTCGGCTCTCTCTAGGTATTCTTTTGCATTTCTGATTTTCTCTAGTGCTGTCTCGTTCAACTTACTTACCCTTTCCTTCTTTGTACTCTGCTAATAATTTAGTGATTTCGTAAACGTTATTTTCTACTGACATTTCGTATTCACCTCCTTAAAATAGGTACTCTTATTTACCTGCATCTTTGTCTTTATTTTTCTTCTTGTTGGCAAAGTGATTATAAGACGTGACACCTACAATGATAAGTACAACGTAGAACAGTAAGTTGATGATGCCCGGGGCTACTAAGATGACGTAGTTCAATATCGATAGCATACCGATAATGGCTAATACCGTTACTGTTAGTTCCTTCGCTTTCACTTGTCTCACCTCCTTGTACTTACCAGTATATACCACGTTTCACTTAAAGTCAACAAGTTTTATTAAATTTTTTTACCATTTCGAATCTTTCTAGCCCAGTACCCAATTGTACCTGTTGAAACCCCCGTTAAATTAGCAATTTCTATTTGTTTTAGCTCACCTTTACGAACCAATTCTTTCGCTAGAGTTTGGTTCCCTTTAGCGTTATTTGCACTAGCTCCTCTAGTTTCTTTCTTATATACGACTTCTTCCCCATTCATCAGTCTACGTAAGTTAGCTAGGGCGCGCTGTTCGATTCTACTTATGTTTGTAGGGTTAGTACCCATTTCTTTACTAACATCAATCCGTTGTTTGTCTTCTATGTACATTGCATTGATTACTGCACGCTCTTCCTTTGGTAATCGTTCAATATAACTTCTAAGCATAATGGCGTTTTCCCACTGTTCTCCATTTGCATCCTTAATAAGCGAGTCTCCTATTGTTATAGTGTCTTTATTGTTGCTTTTACCCGAGTCTATAGTAGCTGATGTACTTAATGCATACTCTCTATCTATGAATAGTAAAGCATCCATAACTTTATCTTCTGTTTCATTTAAGTACTCGCAAATGTACTCTATGTCCTTTTTAGCTAAGTCGTACTTCTTAATCTTCAAACCTAGCTCAACCATAGGTCGAGGGAACTTAAGTGTACGATTATCACGCATATTTACCATGATTCTCCCTTTAATCTGCATAAATACGTATGTACTAAACTCATTTCCTGTGGATAAATCGAATCGGTCTACCGCTTCTATAAGAGCTAACGCCCCGATTTGATATAAGTCATCTTGTTTATCTTTATCTTTTGTAAATCTACAAACCTCTCTATAAATCATTTTATGGTATTCCTTCAACAGTTTCCCCATTGCATCTTCGGAACCTTCTTTAGCTTGTACAATTAAATCGTAATTTTTAATTTTCTTTTCTGCTACTGCACTCACTTTTAACTCCTCCTCTTTGTTTATCTATTAATATCTTAACATGTGCTGTACCGAAAGTCAACAATAAAATTAAAAAATAGAGCGAACAATGTCGCTCTATGCTAGAAAGGTGTCTTCATTAGAGAATGTCCAAACTGTAGAATCCCCACTCTCTACAACATCAAGTATGTGGAACGATACTGTGTCTCCATACTCGTCTTGTACGGTTTTAACCAATGTGAACTCCTCCCCATCGTCCATACGTTTCTGTAAAGCTCGAACACTCGTTGTGATGTGGGCAATCATTACCTCTTTCATATGCTCTTCTCGATAGTTTAACCACATCCAACCATAGTCTAGAGCTTCTACATCTTGCCACACGCAATGAGTTGGGTCTTGCTCGTCCGCTGTGTCTCCGTATCGGTTAATTACCTCTTCAATAAACTTGGCTCCTCTAGACGCTGCTAAGATTTGTTCACAATCTAAATCAGTTAGTTTGGAGACGATAACCTTATGTGGATTAGCGCTCTCTTCACGCTTAAGGATGTCAGCTAAAACCTTCGCTTCAACTTCTACCTTTGTCAACTCACCAGTCATAGATATCCGTCCCTTCATACGATTCTTTTACTTGCCTTTTCCATAATTGATATTCTGCGCTATCCACATCTACAGTCTTATATTGACCGTCTACGTAGATTTCCTTCATTCTACCGTGTAAAGAACAGAAATCGTTAACTCCATCATCTGGACAAATGCAGATGCCCCAGCCAGAATTACCGCTGTAAGCACCTGCGTATGTACCTCCCATTATTTTTCCTCCTTTACTTTACGTAATGTGAACTTAGGAGTACCAAGTTTGTAGTTCTCAGCACGTTCGATAGCTTTTAACTCGCCCTCAGAAAACTCACCGTCTGTAATTTTCTTCTTAAGTAATGAAGCGGATACACGTACTTCTGTAACTTCGCTGTATTGTTCTACATTTAAGATATCTTTAATCATGTTTACATCGTAAGTTGTGTACTCAGCAGAAGAATTAGAAGCTTTATTCGTTTGAAGATACACTTCTTTACCTTTTGTGCCAGTTAATACTTTCAATTTGTTTTCATCCATGTATGTACGAATCGCTTTTTTCTTCTTCTCTAATTCTTTGTTAAGTGCTGCAATTTCCGCATGTAACTCTGTGTATGCATCTACTTCCGCAACCATAGCTGTTTTCTCGTCAACTTCTTCTTCAACAGGCGCTAATGGTTTGATTTCTGTAATAATCGCTAAATCCGGTACTGTGTCTAACGCTTCTGATTTCATTACTTGATTTTGCTCAGTTACATCAATCCATCCTTCTGATGTGAATTGGTCAACTACCTTTTCAACTGTGTAACGTTTATTGTAAACTGTAGAGCCTACTCCTTCACGAGTAACTACTACTAGGTCGTCCTTATTGATTTCAACAAATACCTCTTCATTTGATACAGCGTTAACTAACATTGCTTTCGTCATTTTAACCGCTCCCTTAGTTTCTTTTGTAGTTGTTGTAGCTTTACGTGTTTTTGTCATTTTTGTTTCCCCCTTGTTATTTGTTAACTTTATTATAGCCTATCTTTTACTAAAAGTAAACATCTTTTTTAAAACTTTTTATAACCCATAATCTTCTTCGCGTTTAGTTGATAAACGGAATGAAACCAATTTATACTCGTTCGCCATGCTATGCTCTCTTTCCACTTCAATATCATGGTCAATATCACCCATATCGTACCAGTCAGGGACTTCTTCACAGATTAGGTAATGGTCACCAAAGCTGTCGATACCTTCTTCAATGATATAGAATACTGTTTTATTTTCGTATTCTTCTTGCTTCTTACGTAACTCGTCTAATGTATTTTCTAACATGAAAATCTCATCCTCTATGTTTTCAATTTGCTGTTTATATGACATAATTATTCCTCCTCCTTATCATCGTACATCCATAATCCATATTCTTCTACTGGTGTTGTCGATAAACGGAATGACCACTCCTTAAACTCAGCTCCGATGTTTGTATCTTCATCATCTTGAATATCATCATCAATATCTTGCATAGACCACCATTCCGGTACCTCTCTACAAAGTTGGTATGGCTCTCCCTCGTCACAAATACCTGTCTCAATAATGTAAAATGTTTGGTTTTTCATAATTAAAATCCTCTCCCCATTTTTAAGATTTCTACTGCTGTTGATAACTCTACATTATCCCAAGCACATAGTTTAATAAGTTTTTGTGCATTCTCTAGCCAACTTTTATGTGCGTACCCATGCCAGTTGTGTACTCCTTTACTCACCTCATATTGCCATCCGCAACCATCTACATGATTCCAGTTACACATTAGCTCGTGAAGTGTGATGGCTAACTGCTTGTCCTCTGATAAGGCGTTAAATTCTGCTTGCTCTTTTTCTAGTTTATGTAGTTCTGCTTTTAAACTTGCAATCTTATCTAAATTGTTCATTGTGTTAACTCCCCTTTCACATATACGAATCGGCTCTGGTATTGGATTTCCCAAGCTTTATTTTGGAATACAACGTTAGATTCTTCAATATTAGTTAGAGCTTCATAGATGTCCGCTTTCGAGAAATTGTTTGCTGTCATAAAATTAACTAACTTCTTTTCTGGTCTATCTGGTGTTGGTGCTTGTACCATTGTCATCATAATTAAACTCTCCTTATACGGCTTGTGCCATTATTTGTTTTTTCTTTAACGTAAGAACTTCATTATTGTAATGGTCTACGGTGCTAACAATGTCGAAATCAACTAAGTACTTCTTATAATCTACATACTCATCTGGAATCATGATGTTTGTATCGTTCGTAATCCAGCGATACCATATCCAGTCTAAGAACTTATTCTGCTCATGAAACTCTTCTCGTGGCTCTGAAATGATAAGCTCTCCATCTGGTTTTAGTAATCTATTAAACTCCGCAAATAAGATATGTAAGTCTTGTTCCGGAATATGATGGATTACATTACGACAGTGAATCGCATCAAACATATGGTCTTCTGTACCAAGTACTTTGTAGTCTTTAATGTAGAAATCGTAATTTGGTGTTCCAATGAAGTCGGAAGACATGAACCCTTCTTTTGGTTGTCTTCCCGAACCATAGTCCAGTTTCATTTCTCATTACCCCCTAAACCCAATCCTTTTCCGTATATGAACTCTTTAAAAATATCGTACCTTACAATGCTGTCATTCTCTCTATTCATCTTACGGTAGTACTCTAAAATTTTATCCTCTGGTAACTCCTTAAACGCTGCGAATATTTCTCTACCTAAATCGTATGACACGTCTTGTAAAGCTGCTATTTTATCCTCAAGTTCGTTTTGCTGTTTGATTTTATTTTCTAACTCTTCTAGGTTCATAATCAATCACCATCCATTTCTATATTCTACGTTATACTCATTAGAAACTAACTTTCTTGGTACCACTTTTACTACTGCGTATGTGTCACCTAACTCTAACTTTAACTTCTCCGCTTCAATCGCTGCAATAACCTCTTCTTCATATAAATCCGGTAGTGTATGTGTAAGCATAGGGCAGTCTGTTAATGTATACTTTACTTCATAAATCCAACGTTTAACTCTCATATTCCTTTACCTGCTTTCCGTAAATATAAGTTTCATTTCCGACATAAACACTACCGTAATCTTCTAGAAGCTTATTAATCGCTAATTCGTGATTCTTATCTAGATTCTCTTTTCTTTTATAGATGTTTAAGTTAGAGTTACCTACATAATTATTTAGAACGTATCTTGCAGAGTCCTTAAATTCCACTCCGCTTGATATACTGAAAATGAAGAATCCTTCTTTTACATCTTCGTGCCACACCTTTTCGATTCCGACTTGTCTATTCATCTTTGTCTCCCTCCGCATCTAGAATGGTTACTCGGATTCCATCAACTTCCATAAACAGTTTCACGTTCTTCGCTACTGATTTAATCTGGTAATAGTAGATTTCTGATGCTGATTTATATCGTGAGTAGTCTTCGTATGTACTTTCACCTTTTAAATCTTGGTATTGAACAACGTACATTGGCTTCCCATTTTGTAGTTCTTCAATCTTATCTAGGATGTCATTTAGCACTATCATTACGATTACATCAGATGAGTCATTTAAGTTCCTAAACCCTTCTGCTTTTCCTTCTACGAAGTTTCTTAGTTCTTCTATTTTGTTTACCACTTTCTCATCCCCTTTCGTTACCTTCATATTATCACCTTGTTTACTTAAAGTCAACAACTTTTAAAAACTTTTTTATAAATCTGTGTATATCTTCTGACCTCTATTAATAAGTCCTAAAGCTCTGTACAACTTATCTAACTCTTTATGTAAATCATTGGTTTCCCACCAACTATAATCAGGTAAAACGGATTTTAAAGTCCTCTTTGCTTCGCTCTTTGAATCTAACTTGATAGATTTTTCAACTTTACTAATTGCAGCGAAATCAGTAAGACCGTATTCCTCGAAAGCTAACATTATTTTATCAACAAGCTCTGATGAACTAATCTCTCTATATAAGTTCATATTACTCATCCTCCGCTAATTTATCTGCAATACGCTCCGCTATCTTTTTAGAACCTTCCACTAACAACTTACATTTATCCTCGAACTCTTTCGCCCCTTCATCTGTTAAACTACCAGTTAACTTTAGGAACTCTCCGCAAGTATCCAAAGCTTTTTGTTTCTCACGTTTATACATGTTTAGTAGTTTAGCTACACTAGCACCTCTCATCTCTTTCTCTAAATCATAATGTTCCCACCCTGTTCTTTCCATTATAACTCCTCCTTAGGAACCCGCACGACTAAATATAGTCAATGCGGATTTGTTCAATTTTGTTTGTACCTTGTGCGATTTTAACATATGCGACTCTATCTTGTATGTATGCTTCCACGGGAAGTTTCTGTTTTGTATCTTTATGTACTTTCGTTGTTGTTTTCGCTTCTTCATCTTTCTCAGTTTGACGAGTAACTTTTCTCTCATCTAGTACTGTGTATAGTGCGTATTTGTTTAATCCATACTTTTCTAGGATTTCTCGTATAGGCACTTTCCGTATGTAATCATCTACGATTCTATCTTTCTCGTATTTGCTAAGTGATAGCATTCTCGCTTTACCTTCTCGGTTGTATTCCGGTGCGCGTTTTTCAATACCGTTACGAGCTAAGATACGATAGATACGTCCTGCTGCAATTTTATACTTAGCGATGATGTCTACTACTTTTTCTCCTCGCAAGTACATTCTAGCTACTCCAGCTTCTTGTTCCGGAGTTAACGGGTTCTTAGAGCCTTTCGGTGCTTTCACCTTTTCTTCTACAATTACTAGCTTGTCCTCTACTAAATCGTTCTTTAAATCAATCATTCTATTCTCCTCCTTTTAATTTACCAGATTTCTCTTGGTTTGTACTTAACTGGTGCGATGTAATGGAAAATCACACCTTCATGTTTTTCGTTCATTTCATCTCTAAAGTCTTCCGCTTCTTTTTGGTGTTCGAATACGATAGTTAAAATAGGTGCTTCTTCGTAATGAAGTTCATATACACCAAACGCCGTTTTAGTTTCCATCTCTTCAACTCCCTTTCGTTATCTTGATTACATCTTATCATTGTATTCACTTTAAGTCAACACTATTCCATAAAAAAAGAACAAGAATTTTTCATCTTGTTCTAGAGCTTAAATTTACTTGATACCAGTAGGCTTTCTTCGTATAGTACGTTAGGCTCTCGTGATAGTTTATACGCAAATTCATTTTCATTTCTTTCATAGACTGCTATAACATAAGCTGTATCAAATGTACCATCTGTAGAAGTGTAGCTTACGTTGTCGCCTACTTTGAATTTATTCGGTTTAAGGAAAATACTAGTATCCGTGACTTTGTATACATCTAACAGAGATAGGTCAGTTAAACCGATATTGAATCGTAACCAATATCTATCTTCTTCTGTAGAATCGTATATGTCGTATGTAATCTGCGGTATCGTAAAACCTCTTTCTACTACTAACCTAGCTAATACGCTTGTACCTGTATTCTTCTCATAGTTTTTGATATAGATAATCTCTCCACGTAGTAACGCCAGAACTTTATCTTCCAGCGTTTGATACACTTCATATTTCAACTCTTTCCAGTCCGCTACTTCTGTAATCGGTATCGTCAATTTAATCCCTCCTTAGTCTTTGTTCCCCAAGTTTTATTTACGTATGCCATCAAGAAGTAAGTCCAAGCCATTGTTATCTCTTCTTTCCCGGTGAATAGTTTAACCTGCTCTACCGTTTTAAAGTTCTTTTCTTCTAGCAGCTCCCAACCAACACTACGAGCTTGCTCTTTCTTCTGTTCTAAAGTAGTAGCGTATTTATCTCCCCTAACTACTGTGAAGTCTATCAGCTCCTCTTCAAATAGATAAGGAACTACTTCTCTTAATTTCCCAACTATTTCGTCTTTTCCTTTTATAGTGTAAGGAATAACAATTAGTTGTAGCTGGTTATCTTGACAATACTTTCTCTTCAATTTGTCATTCTGTTGTGTATGTAAACATGACTCTTCTCCAAAGAAATCTACTATCTCGTAATGTTGTCTACCATTATATTCGATAAGAGCTACAATCTCTTTGTTCTCATTAAATATAGCGAAGTCGAAGATTCCTTTCTTATCCTCTCCTAGTGATATGCAATACTGATAATCGTATGTATAATTGCTTAGTAAGTTTTCTTTTATAAAGGAAAGTATAATAGCTTCCCCTTTAGATTTAGAGTAACTAGCGCGCTCCCGCTTACCTTGAAGGAAGTCTTGGTATAACATAGAAAATTCTATACCTGTCTCCTTGCTCTTAAGCTTAATCTTGTCTCTTACTGTGAAGTTCTCTGTCTGGTCAACTAACTCGTAACCTTCTATATCTATTTGAGTTGTTTTCCCTCTGAGCGTTGTTTTCTTTGGGACTGTACCTTCCGTAAATCTCTTCCAATTACACATGAACTCTACGCCATCAGATAGTCGTTCTACGTAAACTGTTTGATTAAGTTTAGGGTTTTCATGCGCCAGTAGCTTATAACCCCTACTCAGCGCATATTCCTGTTTATCTGTTAAAGTAGTTTTATTCTGCATTTCTACCTCCTACAAACCAAAGCTCTGCATAGCTTCCTTAGTCTTTCTATCCATCTCAGTTAAATCTAAGTTATCATAGAACTCTTGCTCTGCTGCTGCTAAGTCTTCAAATAGTTGTTCGTGTTGTTCTACAGGTACATACTTCATGACTACTTCTGTAAGAGCAGATTCCTTACAACGCACTTTGATTGCCATTTCTTTTAATGCTGATACACTCAACCCGCCTAACGCGTTATTGGTAATCTTCGCTTTAATTTCCATCGCTTTCATTGCTAAAGGGATATCCACGATATCGAATGAAGCTAACCCTTTAAATCCTTTATGGATAACTTCATCAAGGAACTCAATATCGTTAAATACCTTTTCTACTTTATCGATTGCTCCTATTGGATTGTAGCTTTCTTTCTCCTGTTCGTTAAACATTTCTACACGTTTCTCAGATATGTACGTTACGTTATCTTTAGAACGCTTATCTAAGAGCTGGAGCAACGGTACGCCTGTCTCGATAGATTCTTCTCTTTTCTTTTTATAGTTCGTCAGAGAGGCTTTAGAGATGCTTAAACCTTGTTCCTTACAGAACTCTATAATATAGTCGTATGTTTTCCCTTCATCTAACATGTTGTCTACTTTTGTGCAGAGCTTTTTATCCTTATACAATTGAACTAATACACTACCAGAGTTTAAAGTTTTTTTATCTTTTGACATGAATTTTCCACCTTTTCATCGTTTTATTTTCTAACCCTTTTGAATATTGCTATATATTAAACGAGGTAGTTACCTCCTAAGAATGCGATTATCATAGGCTTTTTTGCACTCTATCTATAATATAATAAATCTATTAGCAATTTCCTAAATTAAACGAAAAAGTGAAAAAACTCCACTAAGTAGTGTTACTTTTTATTTTACAGAATATTTAGTATCTTGTACAGAAACATTTTGTTTACGATTAGTCAACAAAATCCCGTTTAGCGAAAACAAAAAAACCCCACTAAATAGTGAGGCTTTTGCAATGTAAAACCTCTCACAGTTTCACATTAATTATTGCTATTCATCTCTCTTCCACCCAAAAACGAATCACCCTACTCGTTTGGATGTGCTATGTGTTGGTAGCACAAGATTATTATATCAGATTTCTAAGTAAATGGAAAGCTCTATTCCTTTTCTTTTGTTAAAGAAGTTTAGTCGATGCGATTGAGATGTTACTTCCGCTTCTACTGAAAAACTTAATGTCTCTAGTAATTCCTTACGAAGCTCTAAAGTAGATACCTCTGAACGGAAGAAGTAGCCGCCACTGAATAATCTAGTTACTTGAATCATCTCAGAATGCGAACCAATGAAAGTACTGTGACCTTTATTACTATCTCTGAACCCAGCACCTTGTATCGCTTTACCTAGCAAGTTATCTTCTTCAATAAGGTCTAGTATTTTTAATCCATCTCCGTTTGTTAGCTTTTTACCAACAAAGTGAGATAGGAAACTAAACTTATCAGCAGAACCAAATAGTAGATTAACTTGCTGTTCTACAGAATCATCATCACCTAAAGGCATAACATTGTATACTCTAGCGATGACAAATGTTTGACCTGCAATCTCTACATGCTCAAATGATACTTTAGGAGATTTCATGTTTAGAATTAAATCTGCCGTGAATAAGCTTAACCCTTCTGACACACGCTCTTCTAGATGTGGTTTATCTAGTACGTCTCCTTCTGTAATGTATCCCGGAATATCTCCAGCTTCGTTCATTACTAGCCACTCTAATGTATTCTCTAGCTCTACAAAGGAATTGTAATCAACTCTCATAAAGAATCCAATGCGAAGTTCATCTTCTTCTAGTAACACTTCATCCTTCAAGATATGAGAGCGTACTAAATGTGGTTTAGAAAAGAAGTCATTGAAATATGAAATACCGTGTACCTTCTTTGTCTTGTCTTCTAGTAATTCTTTTAATCGTACTAATCCTTCATTTACGGTTGTTTTTGTTGTATGATTTTCGTTTGTCATGTGCTTGCACACCTTTCGATTTCTTTTTCACATTCGTTTTACTGAATGCCCCTTTACCTTCTTGCGCCATTACTTGTTTCTCTTGATACACAAATAGTAGGCTTGTAGATTTCCATGTACGCTGGGTACGAATAGACATCTTACCTAGAATACTTGTACCGACTTTAACGTAGTATACTTCATCAAGACTGGTTAGTGTAGTTACCTTCTTACTACGCTTTGTTTCTAGCTTAATCAGCTCTCTGGTGACTCCTAGATGCTTAGAAAGTAAGTCTTTGGCATATTCTAACTTTAAAGCAACTTCACGCTCTGTCAGGTTGTCATAAGGCTCTACAAAAGAGGGCTTGTACTTACCCTCTTTCTTCTTTAGAGCATTATTATAGGCTTCTGCGCCGTTGTCATTTAGTCCTGTATTAAACGTTCTAGCGTTAACACCACGCGCTATACTTCTACGAGCGCTATTCTCCTTTCTCACTTAGATGTCCCTCTACTACATTAGGTATAATGTTTGTATACACAACTTTAGTTTCTCCGTAGATGGTTTCGATACTAGCTAATTTAAAAGGCTCCATGAAGTCAACCATATTTATTACGTAGTCAAACATCAAATCGTAGTAGCAATCTCCGTTAATCCACTCTGCACGGACACCAGAAGGGAAGTCTAAGGTAAGTTCTTCTTTAAATTTACCTTTTACCATGTAAGATGGCATCAGAGCGCTACTTTGGTCTATTGTACTTTCGTGTGAGAATTTAGCATCTATGTCCTTATGCGGTAGTCTATCTCTTTTTACAAGGAAGTTAACAGCATCGTATTTACTGTATGCTACTATGTACTCACCGCCGATACAAAATACCCGAGGCGCTGGACGGGATAAAACAGGAGATTTAGTTAATCCTTCAAACTCTACAGCAGTTTTAGTTAATAGAATACTATCATCTGTAATCTTCTGTTCTGCTGCTGCAATTCTATCTAATAAATCCATAGATACTACTTCTTGATGAACTTTCTTTAGTTGTAATGAACCTTTACTCGGTCTGCTCTCTACACAGTAATTAAGCTCTCCCAACGCTACTAATACTTCTAACGTCTCATTAATGTCTGCATCATTATTATAGTCATATGTAATCGTAATACTTGTCATTGTTTCTCCTCCTCCTATTTACATCGCTTCCGTACTAGCGATAAGATACGGTTCGTTTGTACCCATTTGAAGAATAACCCACCAGAAAGGTACACGATAATACTCTTCACCATACCAAAACTCTTTAGTGAAATTGTACATCTTTTCATCTAACTCTGGTACATCTTCTTCATGGAATAACATTGTGTCTGTTAAAGGTACTTCACCAAAGTAGTCCTCTTCCATATCTTCTCTGCTAATTCCTACATCTTCAATATAGAATCGTTTCGCTTGTCTTTCTGTAGGAGCGCAAACCCAATCGTAGTCATTCATTTTGAATACACCTAACATTTTGGTTCTACCTCCTTCGCTGATTTATCTCGCTCTGACAGGCGTTCCCACTCTGTAATAGATGTTACAACCTCATGAAAGTCTAAATCCGTGTTCTCCGCTACTTCCTTTAATCGTAATAACGTTTCTAACTTTTCTGATATTGCCATTATAATTCCTCCTTAGTTTTTAATCGTTTATATCTACTTCATAGTTCATAAGTGCTACAAACAATCTAGCAGGTATTTTGTACTTGTACTCTAAAGCTACTTTTTGTATGTACTCTTCTTTAGCTGCTTTGTATGCTTGGAAAGCCTCTTCGGGGGTAGCATAACCTCCTAAACCTCTACGCTTTTTTTCTATAGTTATGTACGCATAAAATCTACTACCATCTGTATTTACCCCTATTGGTAATTCGTTGTTCTTTTTACGCTGCTTTATTAGCAAACTATTAACCCTTTGAGGCACAAAAATACATGTGTCATTTGAATATATTTTATTACCTTTAACTAAAATATCTTTGTCTAGCTCCATACGTTCGCCGTCAACTTCATAGAAGTTATTATAGTAGAATTTAGCAAAGTTCTGATAGTTATGCCAATCTTTGTCTACTGTACAACCTTCATAAGCTTTATTATCCTTGTATCGGCTCCCGTAACACCTCTCTAGCATGTTACGCCATAAAACATAAACATGTAGTCGCTCATTATTTTCATCAACGGTTGAATAGCGACCTTCTCCTATGAATCCGACACCCCAAGCGGTTTTAACATTCTTATTTTTAACCTCTCCAATACTAAAAGCTTTCCATGATGTGTGAACTTCTAAGCCATCATGGAACCTAACAGTTATACTGTTAGCATTATTGTAGCTAATGCAAGTCGCTACTAAGCCATTCTTCATTTTTAGTTCAGTACCTACTCTATCGGTGATTCTTTTCTCCTTACCCATCTTATGCCTCCTCTCTCCTAAAATGATAATATCTTAGGTTTTTTTCTATATGAAGCCGTTGGTTAATATATATGTTACATAAAAGATTATTAGCTTTACTATCACCTAACCTGTTAATAATCATTTTAATCATATCACCTTTTCGTAGCCTCTTACTAGCCATTGATTGGACATATAACCCGTTCATACCTTTTTCATTCCTGCTATCTGCTGTAGATACTCTGTAGTTAAACTCGCCTAATGTGGATACTTGTCGCTTCATAGCTCCTAGTAGTTGTACTATTTCTTCCTTCCATAGTAATGAGTTATACATAACGTACACACTCTTCTTAGGAGACGCACAACACTTTTTATATACACCTACAACTGGTTCTCCTTTAAATTCTGTATATGATATAATCCCGACATGCTCATGTCCATTTCTTTCTAATATTTCCTCTGTCTTATCTACATGTTTATCGTGAACTAGCACATAAACTTTGTCACAAATTTTACTGTAACTACTTAGTTGCTTATTTAGGCGTTTCACCGAATCTCTCTCTGTCTTAATCTCTATACCTATTAACTCATTTTCGGTAAATATTAAACAATCCGCTATACATGACCCTATATCTATCGCTTTCTCAAACAATAGTACATGGCGGTCATCAGGGTTACCTATAAATAAATGCCTTTTATTTAAGATTAACTCCTTAATATCTTGTTCATAAAACTTTTTAGCCATTTAATCACTCCGCGTCTAAGTCGAATAGAGGTTTATCAAAATCTACTCGCTTATATGTAATATCCTTGTCCCATCCCTCTTTACCTTCCATCATACGTTTCCACTCGATGTGATTAGCTAGGCGACTTAATGCTTGTTTGTATCCGGTAGCTCGTACTGTTTCTGACCAGATTTTGATTGCTTTATTTCCGTCTAAACCAGAAGGTACCGGAATACCCTCGTCAGGAAAAATATGATATTCTATGTAACTTTCTTCCTTGCCGAATAACTTAGTTTTCTCTTTAACTTCTACAATGAATACATCAGACGGATAGTTACCCTCTGGTAAAAATACGTAACCTCTAAATGGGACATCCGCCCACTTTTCCTTTCGGTACACCTTCTTCTTTAAAAATCCTAGTAAATCCATTTCGGTTCCCCCTTTAATATCTTATATATTTATAGTAAACTATCATTTCCTAAAAGTCAACAACTTTATTCTAAACTTTTGTAGTATCTTGATAGCGGATTAGAACTGTCTTCGTTGTTACCTGTAAGGTCGAAGAAGTCACTCTGCTCTTGTTGTTCTCTAATAAGAGCTTTTACGATAGATTCTACCGGGATAGATAGGTCTTCAAACCATGTAATAGAAGAAAGTCCAATGAATACGCCTGTATTTTCTCCGCGTTCCCATTTTAATTCTCCACCAATACTACGTTGTGTGTCTCTTTCTCGTTCAAAGAATCCATCTTCACGCTTACCTGTTAGAGTAGATATCCCATTCGGTACGATTGGGGCAATAAACAGAGGCGGTTCCTCTACCCATGACTCTTGCTTCTTAGATGGAATCACGCTATTTGCAAGTCTACCTAGTACTGTCTTTGTACTAAATGTGTTAATCTTAGTTGATACTTTTCTAGCTTTCTTTTTCGGTTTAATACCTTGTCCTACTGGATGTGGCGTATGTACATCGTATACAACTGCGTATAAAGCTGTTCCCGGCTCTTTCACCAGTTCGACAATATAAAGCGGCGCTCCATTAACTGTTAAGGCACCACGCTTGTAATACGTTAAATGCTTATTCGACAGTGCGAATATATCTTGGTCATTCTTCACACTTCAACTCTCCTTCCAAAAATTCATATACACTCTCTCGTACTAGTGTATCTTGCCATCCCCATGTTATAGCTTCATTATGTATGCGTTCTGGTATTCTTCTATATATTCTGACTACCTCTGCTGCATCTGGTTTAAACCCTTTTACCTCGCATGTTGCATCATATATTACATCTATTGCAGGGTTTGTTATGTATTGGGTTGCGTCCAGTTCATGAGACTTAGCTATAGCTGCACAATTTAACGAACAATAATCTACCTCTTTGAACATCCGTAATTCTTCTCCGCATTGTGGACACCGTTTTCTTTTAAAGAAATCAAACATAAAATCCCTCCTCTCATAGTATAATGTAATACTAGCATTCTATTTACTGCTTGTCAACAAGAAAAAGAAGAGGTTATTTCCCCTCTTCTCCAATTTCCTCTAGTAATTCTTGTTTCACTTTCTTCGTACCTAGTTTAACGATAACAGACCAGTAACCCCACACAACTAGATAAGCAGCTATATTACGCATCACATAAATACCGATGAATAATACTAGCGCCCACAAGTTAGCGGGTAAATCCCATCTATCGTTCAATAGCATTACTAGAAGTGTAGAGGTTCCTAGTTCAACTGCAAACCCTACAGCGATGCAACCTACTGTTTGACCAGTTAGCGGTGTTTCTCCCTTCGCTTTAATCGCCTTAACCTCTTGGATTAAACCAAGAATGTTTTCGGTGTATTTGATTACAATACTAGCTCCTAGACAAGCTAGAAGTACTAGATAGGTAGTTGATAATGTCACTCCATGTCCTCCTTTATACGTTCACGAACAGCTTTTCGAATCTCCTCAGTGTTAAAAATGTGTACTGGTGAATCTCGCAACTCCTCGTGGCAGCCGTAGTGCATGTCAACGTCTTCCGCATCAATTAAATCGTAAGGTCTTGTTTCTACAGAAGTAGTTACTATTTTAGCTCCGTACCCTCCTGCTATCTTTACTGCTGTTGCTACTTCTTCATCTGTAGGATATTTCTTCAACGGAATAACTAGCGTAGAAGTGCCACCTAATTGAATAACTAGCTCGTGAGTAACATTAAGTGTTTTATACCATTTCGCTAATACGGGTGCCTCTCCTCTTAACTCTTCTAAAGTCTTTGGCATGATGCTACCTATTTGTACTTGTTTTCCCATTTTAAAGTCCTCCTCTTTCTGTGTCTACCATCAATCCGACATGCTTCCAATCATTACTATTAAAGTACATCGTATGCGGCTCTTTACCTTGATACTCTGTAGTTACAGACGTAACCTCTGTCAATGTAGCTTTGTAAGCTTCGGATAGTTTTATTAGACTTTTGATTAAATCATTGCTTGGTTTCTCTCCGCACGGGATATCTTTCACACCTTTAGCTGTGTTTAGTGTCAGTATGTAAGATGTTTTTTTACTTTCCCCTTTAACAGAACCTATCTCTCTTATTGAAATTCCATCTTTTAATATATCCATCTAAATAATCTCTCCTTCTTTTAACATAATTGGGTAAAATACTGGAGACTTACGACCTTCTTCTAGGATAATAATCATCTGGGAGCCAAAACTTGAAGACATGTTGTTATCTTTAGAGAAGTCATTTTCTCCTTGAGGGCTACCTACTACCACTTTGTATCGTGCGTAATCCTCTTGTTGGATTAAAGTAGAATGGAAGTGACCCATAATAATTAAATCAATAAGCTTCGTTTTAACGTGCTTTCCGATAATGTTATGTAAACCTTTCTTCTCTTTATCACCATGTACTGCTTTTACTGTTAATCCGGCAATCTCTTGTGTATGCGCGTACATAGATTCACGGTTATCTACTACAGTAACGTTAGGGAGTTGTCCTAAATCCTCTTGCAGCATGATTAAAGTAGAAAGTAAGATATATGCTGTGCTATCTCCACTGATTACGTCATTCTTAGAAGTTTGCATTCTATCATGGTTACCCGCAATTTGAGTATAGGTAACGTGTAAGTGCTTCGATAACTTACTTAAGATGTCCACTGTTAATCTCGTAGCAGTTGCAATTTGTTGTGACAAGTGCATCTCCGCATCAAACGCTTGGTTTACATTACGCATATTGATATGTTCTGTTATGTCCCCTAAGTTGTATACGTATAGATGTTTGATATCCTGCTCTTTTACTAATCGCAATGTTTCTTCTACGATATTATCTGCATAGCTTGTCAACATATCGAAGTTGTAACCGCCTGTCGTTTCGTTAATGACATACATTCCTACATGCCAATCGCTAAAGCACAGAATAAGGCTCTTGTCGCCCTGCTGTGGCGGTTTTCTCTCTGTGGTAATGTATTTAGCTTTAGGTAGGTCTTTAAGCTCCTCAATCAGCTCTTTTTTAAGGCTCTCGAAGAGCAACTTCATCGCAGTACCATCACGTTGCATCTTACGGAACTCACGAAGGTTCGCCATGTTATTCTCTTTTTCAGTTATGTATGGTGTTACCATCGGGAATACATCTTTCTCAGTTAACTTAGGTTCACTTTCTTCCTCGTCAGCTTTTAATCCCGGGATGTTATCTAAAGTGATTTCACCCTTCACAGCTAACTCGTACAACATAGTTAGTGTATCCGCATCGTTAACGTGATTAGCTATCTCCTGCAAGTCTTTAAGCGTTACACTTTCATATCCTACTTCTTTAAATAGTTTATTGAAAACGGATAAAGGTACATGACCTCGCTCTCGTTTTAAGTAACCCATGATGACCGCAGAAGTACCTAAGTAACCTTCTACTCTTGTGTCTTTCTTGTTCGTCAAATTGTTTCCTCCTTTAAATATCACCGCTAAGTAATGTAACCATCGAATTTTTCATCAATTCTGCATAGCTAATTTGTACAAATAGACTTCCTACATTCTCTTTACCTGTAGCTCGTCCACTAACGCCTTTGATGAACTCTCTCGCGTCTACACCTTTAGTACGGACAGAGAACATATCGTTACCTTTCGTAGCTCGTCCTACACATACAACTGTAGGTGCCTCTTGATAACCAACTTCTAGTAATCTATTTGCAATCTCATTTATGTATCTATCTGCAAAGACAACCTTTAACTTGCACGGCACATCGTTAATTACGATATCTGCTGTCTTTGTTTGTTCAATTTTATCTTTTATGTATTCTGACATAGCCATCATTTGCCCGGCTATTACGCACTTGTTATCTGTTACTGCTTGTTGTATTGTCTTACCTGCTAGTGCAGTAGGCATATACTTACCCATTGCATTGTACATAGCTAGTAAGTATTTCGTTAACTTATCATCATACCATGTCCAAGTACGATATTTATTAGCTACTACCGCTAATTGTTTTGCTTTTCCTGATTCCCAGTCACCTTCATACTGGATGTACGGGAACATATTGCTTCTCTGTAGGATATCATACACATCTATAATTGGGTCTTTATCTTCTACCACTCTAGATATAATATGTTCACCCGGTAATTCTTCACCATATGTAGCTACATGAATGAAGTTCGTAAACGGGTTGTTTAGTTCAATAGTAAATTCTACTGGTAAGTTCCCACCCATATACGCAATACCTAGTACAATGATGTTGTTGTATCCTTTAAATCTACTAACATCTCGGAAATCGAGAGTTTTTGTATATTCCACCTCCACATCGATATTGCTGTTCAGAAATAATTCTTCTAGAACCGCTACACCTGTAACTCCTTCGAACGATGGTGGAACAAACACTTTTAAGATTTCTTTCTCCAAACATACTCCTCCTTTCTTCATCATAAGAATATTCTACCAACTAATCTACCAAAAGTCAATAGTTTTATGCATAAAAAAATAGAAGGTTTTTACACCTTCTACTCTTCGTTATTTATTCACTTATGGTGTTACTGGAGGAGTACCTAAATCTAGTAATTCGTCTCCACCTAATCGGAAGTCGTTTACACCTAATGAGAACTCTGTATTAGCGAACTCAAGAAATGCAAGTACGATTTCTTTATCCATTTTGTCAGCAGCGATACCTTTAACCTTTTCGAATCCACGACCTTGATAACCGTCACGGAATGTTGGGTGGTTACGTCCTACTGTGTATGTAAGTTCTGTGCCTTTTGCTACGATAACTGGTCGGTCTAACACTTCTACTAGACTCTTATTATCCGCAGCTAGTTTCATCGGAACAACTAAACGCGCACCGTCTTTGTCAACTACTTTGAATAAGTATTTACCTAGTGCTAATGAGATAGTATCCTCACGAGATGGTAAGTACCCTTCTGAACGTGATACTGTTGCGAAGAAGTCTCCCGGATTCAATTTAACTGTTGCTAATTTTAAAACGTCTGCTAATTTCTTTGCCATAATTACTTGTCTCCTTTTTTCTCAATTGTAATTTGCTCGGTAGCGTGTGCTTTGATACGAGCTTGTTTCGTGATGTTGTTATTCTTCCACGCCATATGTAAGCTGGAACCCATTAAGAATAATGCAGATAATACATCATACAATACACTTTGGTCTACTTGCCATCCTAACTCATGACCTAGTAAAGAAGCTACAGCGTTTACTAAAGCTACTAAGAACACAACAAAACGGACAATAGTACCCGGGGAAATTGGTGGTGCCTCCTGTGGTACAAATACTTCATGTTTATCGTGATTTTCCATTTACTATTCACCTCTCCTTAGTTATCTACTATAATATAGCACAAGGTACTGTTTATTCTTCCGATTCAATTACCATAACCGATATACCTAACGAGAAAGATTTATCCATATGTAGCATAGCTTGATGAATTAATTCAACTTTTTCCTTATCGGTAAAGTCCGCATATTTTTTTAATGAGAAGGTCGCCTCTACTCTAAACTCTTTGCCCATACTAACCCTCCAATGCCGCTTCTAGCTTGAATTTGACAAACTCCTGTACATCCGCTATTTTCTCTCGGATAACTGTTACGGTTACCCCTTGTTTACTGTACTTCGCTCGTAACGTTTGTTCTATGTATGTGTCTTTATGCTCTTGCATTAGTAAGTATAAAATATCTTTCTCCATCTCATCGAAGGATACGCCTTGTAAAACGTACTCTAGTGTCTCATAGTAATCTAATTCTGTATCAGCCACTTCCACACGTTCTAGAAGGTTCGTAACGTCAACCTCATTTTTTGTAACGAATACGCGGTTTCTATCACGATAGTTACCTTTGATGAAGCTGTTCTTTACTCGTAGTGTGAGCTTATTCTGGACATAGCCCGGAAAGTCTACAGCACCATTAATCTCATACTCTTTTACAAGCCTTACAAACTGTTCGGAAATATAGCTCCATAACTCTGCACGAGTAGCAGCATCAGATAAGTACCCTTTATACTGGTTATATACGCTCATGCGGAGGTTTTTGTATTGTACGAATAGTTTATCTACATCTCGTGAGAAAACGCCCGTATGAGCGTCTGCGTTCGTTAAAAACCTATTCCCATTTAACATAAGTTCTTTTTCTTTTTCTACGTTTCTAGCCATCTATTTCCCCCTCTTTACTTCCTTTCCAGCAACCAACTTTCATCATCCCGTAGAGATTCCAAGTATTTAACATGAGCTTGCAATACAGCTATGTCATTTAAATTCTCTTGTATAGCTCTATCCAAGAATCCTTGGTGGTCGTCATTACCTCGCCAACCGCAACCACGACAGATATCTCTTTTATAGATGTCAATCTCGGTATCAGTTAACCTACTTCTACATATTCCACATCTCTTATGCAATAGGATTCATTCCCTCCAATATGGTTTTTACACCAATCTTTTTACAGAGGATATCGGAATAGTGGACTGTATAAGGGACGCGTAACTCCTCACCCTCGAAGTAACAAATAGAGGTACCCATTGCCCAGCGGTCATATGCTTTCTCAAACTGGATAATAACTGTTTGTGTACTATAAGAGTCTTTAATCTCTAATAGGACTTTCTTATCTTGTTTGATAATATTTCGAATCTTCTCACGGATTAAAGCATATGATAGGGGTGTAGAGTTATCATCAGTTACCGTTCTCTCTCTATAACAATCTAGTGTTCCGGAAATAATATCCGTTCTAGTCTCTTTCCATTGTGTCAAACAAATTCCTCCCTCTGATGTACGATAGTAATAGAGAAAAAGGAAAGGGGATTACCCTAACCTTTTAAAATCTCTTCTACTAAGTCGTCTTGGCTTTTCTCCGGTTCCTTATGTAAGTCGATTTCTGGGGTTACCTCTTCTACTTGGTCAATCCAACCAGTAATCGGTAGTGTTGCGTTATTTAATGCTGGGTACGGAGCATCACCATAAGAAGCTACGATTAACTTGTTTAATAGTTCTTGACGAACATAGCAACCTTCGTCTCGTAACCATTCGATAAAGTTATCTTTCTTCATTTTGTGGTGTTCACCTGTAGCATCTGTGTACTCATAACTTTGTCCGGTAGTTCCTAGAATCTTTTCATCTTCCGCCATCTTAGCGATGTTGTATTCGTAGTCAATACCAGTAAGTGATAGTAACGCTGCTTCTGCTTCTTGTAATGGTGGAGATACTTTAGACTTACGAGTTTTAACACCCATAGTATGTCCTAAGTGTTCTGCTGTAGCTCCCGAACCTTTTTTGATAGCTGATTTCTTTTTAATCTCTAGTCGTAATGTTGCAGCATGCTCCCAAGCTTTACCACCCGGTACTTTGTACTGTTTGAACATCGGGTTTCCACCGATGTCGTCACGGACTTGGTTAATACCTACGAATAAAGATTTAGATTGAGAAATCATTGGTGTTACTTTCGTTACGAACTGTGTAATCGCTTTCGCTCTTGCGCCTACGTTCTGTTCACCGAAGTCTTTGTCCAACTCTACATCAGAAGGAGTTTGTCCTACAGAATCCCAAACGTATACAACTGGTGCATTAGGATATTTCGCTTTGAAGATTTCTAAAGTCTGTTCGATAGTAGAACCTACTTCTTCAACTGTTAATGCGCGACCTTTACTTAAGTCAGGCTGTTTAACTAGTACTTTAGAAATATCAATACCTAGTGATGCTAGACGTTGTTTATCGCTTGTACCCTCTACGTCAATCAGTACGCAAATGCAACCTAATCGAGAAGCTACGCGTAATACGTGATGAGTGAAAGTAGATTTACCACCAGATGGTACCCCTGCAACCTCAATCATACGTCCAAAAGGTAGTCCCCCACCTAGAATTTTATCGATACGAGGCAAGAATAATGGTAATCTGTCTAATACTTCTGCATAATCAGAATCTTGTAAAAGTACTAATCCCATACTCTCGTCTGCTAAGATAGATAAATCAATATCTAGTGGAGCTACTGATACTTTATTTTGTTTTTTTGCCATATATTAATAATTCCTCCTATGTACTACTTACTTATAGCCTATGTATTACTAAACTTCGTGCGTTCCTTCTACTCCACGAGCTTTACGTTCGCGTGTACGGTTCGTCAAATGATACAATGCTTTGTGTAACCCATTTAAAGCCTCTTCATTATCACGACAAGCATACTTGGTTTCTTGGAAGCATTCTAAACGTTTCATAATCATAAGAATTAAATCTTCGTTTGTGACACCGTTTACACCGTGTTCTTTAATTGCCCCTTCTTGGAATCGGATAAGCGCTAATGTGTCGCGGTCTTCTGTAGCAACTACTTGGAACTTATGCGGCGCATGATGGACATAGTTTTGCTTTGGCTCATCACACCATACCTCTGTATATTCACCATCTAGTAATTCATGCTCTAATTTCATATAATTCGTCATTATTTACCTCCTATTTTTAATAAAGATAGCCCAGCCAAAAGGCTAGGACTTACATCTTATTGAAGCTCTTCCGCAATCATAGCATCGATATCAGGGAATCCGTTATCGTTTGTAGCTACTTTCGTTAAATCAGGTTGCGTTTGTGGCGCTGTTTGTTGTACCGTATTTGCTGGTTGTTGAGCTGGCGGTACTGGAGGTGCTGTTGTTACTGGTGCGCCTACTCCACCATTTTGAGATAAGTCAGTCGATACTCCAATGTCAAACGGGTCTGGCTCATTCATACCAGATGGTAATTGGATGTTAGGCTCCGATTGTGGTTGGTATGCAGGTGGTTGGTACGCTGGTGGCGCTTGGTAACCTGTAGCTGCTTGTTGACCGTAACTCGGCGCTGGCGGTGCTTGGTATGCAGTTTGAGCTGGTGGTGCATATGTATTTTGTGGTGCTTGGTATGTATTAGCTGTTTGACCGTAAGGATTCTGTCCTAAAGCTGGAGCTTGTCCATAGGGATTTTGACCTTGTGCCGGAGCTTGTCCATAAGGGTTAGCTTGTTGTCCGTAAGGATTTTGTTGTGGAGCTTGTCCTTGTGGCTGTTGTTGAGCCTGTCCCTGTGGTTTACCTTCTTTAATGCTGATGAATGTTTCTACCCATTGGTAACCATTCTCTAAACGCTCAGTTGGTACCGCATGTGCTGGTAAGTTCTCTAACTGTGTTTCCCAACCTTGTCCTAATGGTGGTAAGTTTGTTTGGTAAACTGTTACCGGATACTCCATTTGACCTTTAGCTGGTTTTGAGATTTTAATAGGGTACGCACCGTTCGGGTCGATGAATGACAATTCACGTCCACCAGATAAGAACGGGTCTTGTAGATTCTTAAGAATCGTTTTGAACGCTGTTTGTGGCATTTCGAATAATCGTACTACTAGGTTGCCATGTTCGTCGCGCTCTTGGTATAATTGTTGTGGGTTCTGTGGATGCGGGAATACACGAACCACGTTTACTAGGTAAAGATTCTTAGGTTTTTGTTGTCCACCGAATGGAGTAGGAATCATTCCTTTATCTGTCCACTCTGCAATCTTGTTATCTAGTAATGAACCTTCATTTACTTGGCTATCTAAAGTGAAGTTAACATTTAACTCTTTACCTTTAGATGTTTTAGCACTTAGGAAAATCTTACGAGTGTGTGCAAAGAACGGGCTTACTAAATCACCAGATGGTAATAATTGAATCATTAATTCCGTTTGCCCTTTCTCGAAGAACAGGCGTTGGTGTTTTGTTTCCGGGTAAACTACCTTCGGATGGTCACCGCCTCCTTGTTGTTCTAAGTTCTTCTGTTCCTGTGCAATGATATCAGCAAAATTCATATATGTATTTTCCTCCTAATTATTTTAAATTTTCTTATGTATTCTATGTACTACCCAAAAACTAAGTGACGTTGTTACCTTTCACTTTATTTATCCTCCTCTCTTAACTGGTACTCTATTATAATACCATGTTATGAATAGGATGTCAACTAATTTTCTGAATTTTCTGAAAACTTATTAGTCAAATCTATCTGCCTCTCCTAGAACCCACTTAAGAGCTAAAGTGAACGCTTTATTCTCCCTGATGAGAGTTCTTAATGTTTCTTTATCAATCCGACCTTCTTCATGTAATTTTCGATAGTATTTTTCTTTTTCTTTAAATTCACATAATTCGAGTCTGATTTCAAGCTCTGATTTCATTTCAATTCTCAACTAGTAGCTCCCTCCTACTCTTGGGTTGACTTGTTGTTGAGCATAGTTTAAATAAGCTTGTTCGTCTTGCATGAACTTACTACCTGCTCCGTGACCGTATGACAGGTCATTCGCTACTTGTTTACCATACGACTGTAGCATGTCTTTACGTTGTTCAAACGCTTTCACAATACGTTGTAAACGACCAATAACATGCGTATAGTGTACGCAAACCTTTTTCTGTTTTAAATACGCTTCTTGTTGCTTTATGTATGCTTCCACTTGGTCTTTTGTTGCTTTTCCACCTTGTGCGGTGATATGTGTTCGTGCTTCTCCATCTAACTTCGACCATACAACTTCTAGGTTTAGTTCTTCCATCTCTTGATAATATCGTAGCTTCTCTAATAAAGAAGACCAGTATATATACTTCGACGGTTGTTCTAACATCTCCTGCTGCAAAATAGACTCGTTAATTTTTAATTCATTACGCATGTCGTATATCAGTTCTTGTCCAGACTCATCTTTTATGCGTAAATTCTGAAAATCTAACGTGTCCACGTTTACGTCTATCAAACGGCATTCTCCTCCTTTTAAATAGAATAGAGAAGACAACTATCATCTTCTCTAATTATAATACCACTATTCTATTAATAATGCAACTACTTTTTTAAATTATTTTTTAACTAGTTTTAATTCGTATTCATCTTTAGAATAATGTCGAAATGCTTCGTTATTACGTTTGATGTTGTTAACCATGTCATTGATATCATGATATGTACCGTTCGCCCACGAGTTGAAGTTAGCACTTATTAAGTGATACTCTTCTTTGTTCGGTACTTTGTAAATGATGTACGTCCCGCTTCTAACTACAATGATATCTCCCGGTTGATAAACTGGTGCCTTTGGTTGCTCGTCTATAATAATTCTCATTTTAATTTTCCTCCTCGTTTATATACCAATCTTTTTCTACTTTTGTTACTTCTTCTTTATGTATTACATCTTCACATTTTGTACACTTGTACATGGTTGTTTGTATTACTAAATTATCGTCTCCATCTCGAACTGATGCGATAGAAGCGTATTTAGCATCGTAATCATGCCTACAAAAAATCTTTTTAAAATACTTAATCAATAAATTCCCTCCTCAAGATAGTCGTGTTCTAATTGTTTAACAACTTCCATATGGAAACTAGTAGTTTTAACTAGACTCCAATCGAACTCACTCTTATGACGGTACACATAGAAGAGTCCGTTCCACTTATATTCAAAATCCCCCTCGTAGTAAACTCTATTTGTCTCCATTTAAATTCACCCCTTATTTAGATTTAAATACAAGTCTAAAGTTTCCCACTCTTCTCGTGTCATCTTAGGATGTTTTGTTTTAATCCAAGCGAAATCTGCTTTCTCGTAAACACTTTTCATCCATCTTACATCTAATCTATTACCACCGTACACTCGCCACTCTTTGTATCCACCTACGTTTGTACTAACTGTTAGAGATGCTGCCGCCATAACTGCTCACCATATTCCTTCCTGTTTTAAAATAGTATGGATTGTGCTTTTCCATATGTTTTTCTAAGTTACCTATAGTTTTGTCGAGCATTGCTAATTCCTGTGTATATCCTCGATACTTGCGTAATAACCTTACTCTATCAAGTAAGTAATCATGTAGTAGTAATTGACCTCTGAACGGTATATAGAAATTTGTTTTACTCATTGTCACTCCACCTCACTTATCCAACCCCATCTTACGTCTGCTTGGAAATCTTCAATGCTTACGTATTCGATTAGTTCTATCGCTTCATCTCCCGGGTCTGGGTCGGGGTCTATAAATTCTACTCCTACATACCCTTCGAATACGTCTACCTCTCTAATCTTACAATGTACACGGAAGCAGCCTAACCATGACATGCCTAGTGTGATTGATGATAGCATACAATAGTGACCTTTTAAATCTTCGCACATTAACTTAAGCTTGTCCGCTTCTTTTTTTAACTTACCGATATTCACTTTGCCCATTACCATTCTCCTTCCGTAGCGATTTCATTGAATGTTATGTATTTTCTATCAATCGTGTTGTCGTTTAGTGGGTCACGGAATCCTACCTCTGCTGTAAAACTTTCTAGGCAATAGTAGGTTACACGACATGTAACCATAATACCCTTACTTGCTTCTTCTCCAGTTAATTCGTATAGAGGGAACTTAAAAGGTTTGTTCTCTATAGATTTTATAGCTGTTACCAAGTCGTCAAAAGCGGATTCGAATGCATCATTAAATCTTTTAAAATCTTTTTTGCTAATCATTACTATTCTCCTCCCGGTAATAAACTTCTTCTGTTTTCATCTACTAGTTTAACAAGGTCGAACCTAGAATGACCGAAGCTGTAATCATGGTCTTCTAATACGTATACACATCCTTTGTACTCATAAGTTTTACCGTAGTCGTAATCAAGGGTACCCATACCTGATTCTAGAATAACATCATCCATATCAATTAATTGCCAGCTAGGTTTGTCTATACCGTATACTTCTACAGCTATACTAAATGGTGGTTCTTTCTTTTCTATGCGTTCTACAAACGTAACACCTTCTTCTCCTAGAAATGCGTCTTTATCTTCTATATACCCAATGTATTCGCCTTTATAGAACATGTCATAACTCATTTAAAATCTACCTCCATTTTAGTTATCAATCCTTTCATTCCTTTGTTGTACTCGTCAAATATAAAGTACTTACCATCATCTTTTATACTTTCCAGTGTGTAAAGCCCCTTACCAAACACGTAGACAGTATCGAAATCAGCTTCAAACTTTTCATTAATCTGTAAAATCTTATGCCCGTCTTCGTCATACACCATTGTTAACGGTTGTCCATTGTCCCAATCCCATATTGTATATACTTTAATCATCTCTTCATCTCCTTTTGTTGTTGTCTGCAAGTAAAGAATACCATCAAAAAAGAGAAGGGTCAACCCCTTCTCCTAAACTTTTTTATTTTTTTATGTCCACATCGCATTTTGAGCAAAGTCGTCTTTAGGTATGTATGCGTATCGCTGTGTTGCGGTACCTTCCTCCCCTCCTACATCGTCCGGATGTGTATATAGAACGTAGACAGTCTCGGTAATTTCATCGATATAAGCAACTCGACAAAGCGTATACATCGAACCTTCCACTTCTATCTCTAGTAAATAGTTTGGTAAATAGCATTCTCTTCCTAACCAATCGTTATCTTCGTAACCTAATTCATTAATAGTCATATGTATTTTCCTCCTTATAATCTATAGAAATTAATTTGCCAAAATTCTTTGTCCATTAAGTGCGGTTCGCCCTCGTTATCGATAAAGAACTTATAATTTTCATCGATTGGGTATTCTACTTCGAACTCGCCATTGATGATGTCGATAAATACGTCTTCTGGAATCCCACCCCACTCGGTAGATTCTCTATCAATCTCTGGGTAAAACTTACTCTTTGTGAAGTACTCCGTTGTCTCACCAATAAAAATCCATTTTGCTTTTTGCTCCATTAAAATCTCTCCCTTAAGCTATTTTTTGGTATTGCGGTTTATTTGACTTAATTACTTCTACTAGTTCATCGTACTTCTCTTCTGTAATCGCCTTAGAGTTCTTATAGTTCTTAACGTTCTTTAAATCTCCGTGGTATTTACAGTAACCTGCTACAGATGCGAATGTATCTAAATCGTCTGGGTTGTAATCTACCATGTCATTGTATGTAACACCAATCTCGACATCAGCCGTGATAGGGAATCTTCTTCTTTCTCCTTCCCAGTCAATCCATAACCAATCGATAGGTAAGTTCTCCATGACTGTTTTACCAATGTGAGCCATTAACTTAATTTCTTCTGGTGGACAGTCGATTACAATACTATCGTGTACTGTTAGTACAATACGAGAACGTAAGTTCATTTTCTCAATTAGGTTATTGATGTAGATTAATGAGTTATTCGTTAAGAATGCACCAGAACCCTGTATACGTGTGTTGGTAGCCTGACGTAATGCGCCGTTACGTTTCTGCTTATCTTGTGAATACACATCTCGTAGATTACGAGTGTAGCCTTGTAGACATGAGATACTACCAGCTTTCATTGCAATTTCTTTGTTCTCTTCTATGTATTCTTTCAATCGCGGCTTCCCAGCAAAGAAGTCTTCGAATAATTTTTCTGCTTCCTCTACAGTCATGTTGTGTTTAGGTGCGAATGAGAATGGAACCTCACCATACGCTAAACCGAACGATACGGCTTTTGCTTTTGTACGTTCATCGTCTGTAACGTCCTCTGGTGGCTTACGGAACGTTAAGGCTGCTGTCTGTCTGTGGATGTCCTCGCCATCGAAGAACGATTTAATCATATCCATATCCATTGCGTCTAAAGCCATTACACGAGACTCTAATGAGCTGTAATCGAGCTGGATTAATGCTCCACCATCGAATCTTGAAATGAACATGCGCTTGATTGGGTGCTTGTAGTCGAATCGATATACGTCCCCGGATTTACGAGGCATATTTTGCATGTTCGGATTCGCTGATGATAAACGACTTGTCTCTGTACCTTCACTGTTGAACGAGCCGTGTAGGATATCATTATGGTCTACCATACTTAAGAACTTGTATGTGAAGTTCTGTTTACGAGTCTTAACTAATGAGAACTCTACTAGTAGCTCTGCTAGTTCTTTCATCTCTGGATAGTTTTTCGCTATGAACTTCATATTAGCAGAGTTAGACTTGTAGTGGTACCATTCGATTTCATCTTCTTCTAGATTGTTCTCTACAGCAGAGTCTACTAGATGCTCACGGTTGAATGGAAGCTTAATACCTGTGTACTTGAACATGACTTTTTGCTTGTCATCAGATGAGTTCGGATTAAATCTTCTATCTTCTTCATCTTTATACTTGTCACGTAACTTCGCTATCTCCGTATCACGGAACTTAACAGGCTTCATCTTCTCTTCTAGACCCATACGATATAGCTCTTCTTTTTCTTGTTCTAGCTGCTTAATCTCTGGGAACTTACGCATAAGAGCGATAAGTCTGTTTTCTTCCTTCGTATAAGCTTCTACAAGGCTCTTGATGTACGGAATATCCGTTTTGATACCTGTAGCCTCAATCTTAGCTAGAACGTTCACAAGCTCCGGATAATGCCCTTTATAGAGGTCTTCAATCTTCTTAAGACCTTTCTTCGTACATCTCTCTGCTAATTGGTTGTAGATACGTAAACACACATCAACGTCACCAGAAGCATATGGAGAAAGCATTTCCCATAAAGGAATCCATTCATAGTTGAAATCTCCGCCATCTATCTCGTTAACAGGAGCTTTTACTTCATCCCATTTAGGTGTAGGTGGTTTCTCATACTTCCATTCTTGTGCTTGTCTATCACGCTGTTGTTTAAGCTCTTCAATCCGGTTTGTTAAGTACTCCGGTCTACCTGCTAAGAACTCTGTAAGAGGTTGTCCATCTTTCTCTAGCTTCTTGATTGTCTTGTTAACAACCTTTAGCTCAGAACGTAACTCCTTGATTGTAGCATTGATATCTGCTTTCATTTCTTTAATCTTGTTACTAGCAGCTTCACGTTCTGCATCGCATTTTAACTTCCAATCAAGTTTCTCTTGGTCAATGCGCGCTTTTTCTTTCGCTTTATAATCTTCTATGTATTGTTTCTTATAATCTTCTAATGCCTTATCATATCCACCCATATCTGTAAATTCATATGTTAGGTCTGATAATCGTAATGACCCTTTAACATCCTGATTGACAAGTAAGTAGTACATTGTCTTTGTATCTCGGTTGTTTTTAAATCTGGTCATATTTCTTGTTAATCGTAGGAATCGCATATCGTACTTAATATTATGCCCTACTTTTATGATATTTTCATCACCAACAAACTCTTCTATGTACTTATAAATCTCTGCTAGATGACCCGGCATCCATCCGAAGTCCTTATGTTCTAGCGGGATAGTAACACCTGTACCTTCCTTCCAAGATAAAGAGATTACTAGCGGTTTTGCACCTATTCGTTCTGGACTTAAAGTATTTGTCTCTAAATCCCACGCGACTACTGGAGCTTCTTTTACAATCTTCGTAAATATTTCTCGTACACGTTCGATAGTAGTTACATCTTCGTACTTAACTTTCTTAGCTACGAATGCATCTTCACCTTCGTCTACGAATTTCTTAAGTGTACCAAAATCCGCTTCTACTAAATTTTGAATTTTCGGATTTACTAGCATATACTCCATTGAGTACATTGGTAGAACCCAGCAAGTATGGCTCTCTTCTATCTCAGTAGTAGGTAACTCGAAGTCTGGTGTTATACCTGATTGTCTAAGACTAGCTATTTCTATTTCTAGCCCTTCAATGATAGCTGCTGCGTCATCTCGTTCTTGTTGAACCTGTGGATAGCGTAGTACTAACTCATGATACGGGTCACGGACACCAACAATACCCATATCTATATTTTCAAGTTTTCGCATAGCTATTTTTAAATCGTTTTCTAAATCCCTTAAAACCTTTGATAGTCTGTACTCTTCTACAATGTTGTCTGGAGCATCTGCTGTCTTAGTTGTCTTATGTACAATTCTTACTTTCTGTGGAACCCCTCGCATCGTAGAAATAGATGCTTTCCCCAAAAGAGCTTTACAACCAAGATTACCAGAAGGAACGATAATGTCTGGTCTTTCTTTTACGATACGCGCTCTAAACTCTTCATGCAAGGGGTTCGCATCTTTCTGTGCGGGCTGCTTATACTTCACGGCTCGTCCACTCTTATCCCTACCGATAACTTGCGGTACTTCGTAGTAGGCGTAATCAATATAAAAATCTTTGTTTGTTAGTCCTAACCCATCTGTAATCAGATTTTTTAATAACTTACCGCCTCTAGTAGAGAGAAACACATTTTTAAGACTTCCATCTTCCATCTTCTTCATGTGGTTTTCCCTTAGGTATTCCTGTGCGAATAATATCTTCAACCTATCTCCTCCTTCTCTCTCTATTATATCACAAATTCTACTAGTAAACAACAAAAAGAGAGACAAATATGCCCCTCTTATGTTATACTAAATTATTTAACTTGGATTAACGGGTTTGCTTCACCAGTAACTTGCGGGAGCTTACCGTCCCATTTCTCGATTTTCTTCGCTTCAAGAAGTTCCGGAGTTAACGACTCTTGAACTACACGGTTAGCTTCTGCTTTACCACGAGCCTCTTCAATTAACTTATCAGAAGTAATTTTAGCTTGCTTCTTCTCAATCTCAGCTTTTTCTAAGTTTTGTTGAGCATCTACTACGCCTTGAATTGCTTTAGCTGTATTTGCATCCGGTTTAGGTGCTTCTAACGTTACAGAGTCAACTAGGAATCCTGTATTAGTTACCATTGATTTAAACTCTTTTTCAATCTTAGCGTTGATATCTCCTTGATGTTGGAACACTTCTAGTACTGAATAGTTAGAGAATACATTTAATGTAGCTTTCTTAATACGAGTTTGTAACCAACCATTCTCTGTTACATCAGGAGCTTGTCCTTTAAATTTATTGTAGATTGCTGGTAACTTGTCCACATCGTTTGCATAGTCGTAAGATAAGCTAACTGTTAATGGTTTACCATCTTTCGTTTGTACATTGAACTTGTCCACTTTTACTGTTGCTGTAGAAATCGGGTATGCAGTTACTCGTTTCCACGGTGCCACCCAATGCCAACCTTGACCTAATGTTTCTTTCTCGATACCATATCCACGGTTGTAAACTACACCTACATGACCTTGTTCAATACTTGTAACACTCATTGCAGTAAAAATACCGCCACCTAAAATCATTGCTCCTAATACTGATGCTCCTACTACCTTTTTCATATTCCATTTGCTTTTTGATAAATTCATATTATTCTCCTCCTAATTTTTAAATAGATTAATAAATTTTTCTACTAAACCACCAATGTATTCGAAAATACCTTTCTTACCCGCTAATACCCAAAGACCAGCTAATAAGATTAATAACATTATAATTCCTACTAATAGAGAGTACATTATTCTCCCTCCTCTAAAATCTACCGTTTATTTGTTAATAAATCAGCGATAGCATTGTTGATATAGTTTTGCACATACTTGTCTATTCCGCCGAACAGATGGATTTTGTCATCTAAATATTTATTTACTTTCTCTTCTACCAAAGAAGTTAGTGCATCTTTATCGATTGTTACTTCTTTTTCTAATCGTTTCGCGATATTTTTTGTGATTTCTGATTGCGTATGGCTCCAATACCCTCCATTCTTTAATTCGTTAATTCTAGCTGTCGCAACTCTTTGTATTTCGTATGCTAGAGCTTTATCGATTTCTTCTCTAGAAATTTGTTTCGCTTGTGAAATCAGCGCATCCTTAATGCTCTTTTCAAATAAGTCGTTATCTTCTAAAGTTAAATTAATACTTACTTTTTTCATTATTATTCCTCCTCTAAATCCTCTTCTGTAACTTCTAGTGTTTCTACTTTCTTAATTTTAGAATCCCATTCAATAAAACCATCTAGGTTATACATCTCATGTTCGATGGACTCTAATGCAGATTCACCGTATGTATCTCGCGTATCGAATACAACCGACATTACGAATACTTCTTTTTTAATAGCCATTTAGTTTCCCTCCCCTTTAAGATACACTTCATGGTCTTCCGGTGTTGCGTTCGTTTTATTTATCGCTAAGTCGTCATCCCACTCAAATTCTTCTGATGATTGTACAGATGTTACACGAGTCATTACATCCATTCGTGTTTCTAAATGATGTTCAACTTCATTTACCATACTTTCATTACTATGCCAATCGTAGTCACCATTAGCATCTACAAGGTATAGCGTTACTTTATGTACTTTAGCCAATTGAATCCCTCCATCCTAACGAGTATGAACCTACATTGTAATTCTCCTGACACCAATCTTTAATAGATTCTAGCTTTTCTATTAAGTCTGTTTTACTTAAGTCTTCGTTTTCAAGAAATTCTTCTATACTTTTAGCTATATCTTCATAACCCTCAACCATATCTCTAGCATAACTACTCATTTTACATCATGCCTTTCTACTCTATGACTATAAGGGAAACCTTCCTCTTTGCATATGTTATCTTTCGATTCCATCATACTGATTGCGTCTCCTTTATTCCTATGTACTCCTACTACTCCCTCCTTACCGAACGGGTTTTCGATGATAGTTAGAAACACTTCATCCTGTACAATCTTCCTTTCGAATACGGCTTTACCTGCTTCTACTGATATAAATCTCCAACCTTCTTTACCGTATTCGTTTAATGCTTCTTCTGTGTTTCTGAATAACGATAGACTTGCTGGTACTAGTTTGTATTCAAACCGTTCCATTTCTGCACCTCCTTGTTTTTGTGTTGTTATCTTATGCCTTTATATTACACTCTACTATTCTAAAAGTCAACAATAAAAATAAAAAAAGAAGAGATTTTTTATTTCTCTTCTTTCGGTGGTAGTTCGATAGATTTTAATCTCGATAATAGCTCGAATTTAGGGACTCTCTTAGCGTGTCTGTCCACGTATCTATGGTTAAGGTTATCCCAACACTTCTTATAAGGTAAATCATGCAGGAAGAGCTTGTAAAGCTTCCCAAACTTAACAACATCACCATCCGCTATCGCTTCTTCGATAACATCTTCTATTGTTTTGATAACCTCCTCCATTTCACCTTTCGTGTAACCTCCTCTAATCGCTACACGTCTAGCAATCTCTTCCCGGTTTACTAACTTATCCATTAGCAACCCTCCATGAGCGACACATGGTTTGTATATTTAAACTTCTTATTATCTTTCTCTATTAATTCATCTACTTTCTTTTTATCTTTCTCGTCGTCACAGACTAACCAGATATTCATCTTCCATGTCGATAGTGGGTCTTGAAGATGACAGAAGCATTCGTACTTGTATTCCGGCTTCATGTAGTACTTACCGTTACGAAGTCTATAGTACTTCTTATGACGTGCTTGAATCTCCTCTTTCGCTAATGCAGGGAATGATACACGAACCTTATCTACATGGTAACGCAATGGATATAAAGAGAACAGGTAGTCGTATACATTGATGTCCGGTAATACAATTGGCACATCGATTACAACACTAGTAGCCATTGATGATAGCTGCACATTCTTTACATCTTCTAATGTATGCTCCTTTTGGCAAGCGTAAATGATTTCTGATTGTGGTACTTGTGCTAAAGAAGTAATAACAGGTACAGGCGCTCTACCTGCGCTATAGTATTGTACGAATCCACCGTGTTTAAAAATCTTATCTTGTAATGTGTCATTTCCGTACTTCTGTTTAAATACGAGATACTTATTATCATCGCGTACTGGGAATAGTTCTGATTGGCTTTCTAGTTTTTCCATAGCGGATTCTAACTCTTCCTCGTTTAATCGCGTGACTTTAATTGCGTCTCCCTCGGCTTGTACTGTTGTTAAGTTTACATTTTTAGAGCGGTCAGTATTGTAAACATTCAAAATTCTTTTTCTAGACATTTATTTAACTCCTTATATTTTATTTCCTCTATCTTAATTATACCATAAACAAAAAAGTAGAGGCTAAATGCTCCTCTACTTAGTGTGGTTTTATATTAATCGAAAAAGCTCTCGCTCTTTGTATCGATAAGGTAGTTTACAAATAGTTTCTTAGCTTTCTTTGTTGCAGCTATTAGATTCGCTATTGTTAGGTCACCTACACCTACTGAATCCACTTTAGCTGTATTAATGTCGATATAAATATCGAACTCGGCTCCTTCATCATCACAGTAACAGATAAACAAGTCTCCGTCTACTTTTGTTTTGATATCCATTTCCAATTCTCCTCTGTCATTTCACTTAAACTAGGTCGTGCGCCAGATACACTCTTAAGGTTAGAGGCATCATCTGGTAGGATTTCAACCTGCCACGGACGTTTGATTGGTTTATTTAAGTTACTGATGAATTTCTTAGTAGCTAGTAACTCACGTAGGTTTCTTCTACTACCGTACATATAGATTAAGGCTCCGGGGTGAATTATTTCTAAAGCTTTATCTAAATCTATATCTTCGTCTCGTTGTTCTAACATGAAAATTAAAACTTTAAGTCTATCATCATAGCACATTTCATCTATCTCGCTTAAGATATGGTTATATGTCTCGTACACTCCATTTTGTAAGTCCTCTCGTACTGATGCTGGACAATCTAGCTCATTCGGAGTAGCTTCGTTAAACCGTTCTTCACTATCCGGACAACATTGGTCAAACATGTTCCAAACGCAGTACTTGTTATTACATTCCATCTACTTTCCTCCTCATAAGTAAAGTAAACCCCTACAGGTCTACATTTGTATTCGAATTTCGTTATCATTTCCTCCGTTATCCTCTTATAATCTCTCTTTTTGAAACGGAACGTTATCTTGAACCCTTCTTCTATAACACTTATGTATTTAACATCGAACTCTTTTATAGCGGCATCTACTATACTACTTGTCGTGTGCATATTAACCTCGTAATTTCTCTGCTAATTCATCTAACTCTTCTGGGTTGAATTTAATAGAGCGCCCTAATTCTTCACCGATTACATCTTCCTGTTTATCTACTTCTAATAGTAGTACTGTTGGAACAGAAGCTAGTTCGTAATGCGCTGCGAACTCTGGATGTACTGTAACGTCTACAGCTTCATGTGGAACGTTTAACTCTTCTTTTAAATAATTACTTACCATTGCACAAGGAGCGCAACCCGGTTGTTCAAATTTAACTAATTTCTTCATCTTCATTCTCCTTATATTTTAATATCTACAGTTATGTATTCTAACGGCATGTACGGATAAACTTTTACATTTATTGTGTCACCGTCTCTCGTGTAGTCGTACTTCGGATTCTCTCCGTATACGTCTTTAAAGAACTTGAAGTACTGTTCTAGGTACATTCTTGTGTTGAAGTCTTCTAGTTCTTCCGGGGTCATGCTGCCCATCATTTCTAGATGCTCTTGGATTTCTTTAGCTATATCTTCGGAAAGCGCTTGTACTTCTTTCGACTCTTCATCAGTGAACATGTTATTCCACATAAAGTAGCTCCTCCACCATCCGTTTAAAGTATTTTTGTTCAGAGACTTTGGGGAATCCCTCGAACTTAAACTTATGTACTTTATTCTTTACACTTAGATAATCTCCTAAATAGTCTACAGCTCCACAGAATAGCTCGTACTCACTTCTACCACTACCGAATACTACAATCTCTTTACCTTCTAAGCCTTTAATGATATCTTCGAATACCTTCAAATAGCTCGGGAATGCAAGATTTTTTTGGTAAGTTGGGTAATATGTAGGAACTCCTAAAAAGATTAAAGAACTGTTTTTAAATGCTTGTTTTACTTCTTCTATTGTCGTATGACTAGTAACTTGAAATATGTAGTCGAAATAATGATTCTCTAGGAGTTCGAGAATACCCGTGGTATTCCCCTTCCTAGAATATACAAACATGGTTACTTTCTTTTTAGAGGTCAAAGTCGTCCCCATCCTCGTGTTTGTAGTTAATTGCGTTTCCTTGTAAGAAGTCTGATTTAGGAGCGATTTCTCCAGAACCTTTAGACTTACTACCGTATGTAACAATCCATTTAGACTTAAGCTCTGTATTGCTAGGGAACGGCTCTTTTAATCCAGCATTACGGCAAATTAAGTTAGCTAGGTACTCGGCGTAATCGTGATACTCTGCAACGGATAACGTATCGATATCTTGATACAACCAAGCTGTCCATTCTTTCTCTAACTCTACTGCTTTACGAATGTAGTTCATAGCCCAATCCATCAACTCTGGGTTATTTAAATGCGGATTCTCTGTTACTAAAACTTTAATGATTAATCCAAAGATTTCAGAGTGCTGGTTCTCATCTGCTTTGATTAAATTGATTAGGTTGTTGGACTCAATCATCTTGTTATCACGAGCTAATGAGTGGAAGTATACGAATCCACCAGAGAAGTACTCACCTTCTAGAATCTGGTAAGCTACTAAGCCTTTAAATAGAATCGTGATTTCATCCTCTGTAAATGTGATTGTGCCACCTTGAACCAATTTACCTCGTAGCATGTCAACCATTTCTTCTAACTCTTTTAAGATGAAGTCATTACGTTTTGCTAGTAACGGCAACTCACGTACTTTAGCGAACTCTTTCTGCTTCTCTTCAAAACCGATTACAGTCGATGTCATGTGTTCGTATGACACATTATGCATCGTTTCGAATGAGGCAATAATGGTTAATAGTGTTCGTAATGCTGGGTCTGATGTAGACATGAATAGCATTGTTACGATATCACTAGCCATTGAATCTAACCAGTTTAATGCACCTGATACACGTTCATATGCTACTCTTTCTGCTGGTGTTAATTCTTGTTTGTATTGTTCGATATCTTTACCCATTCTAACTTCTTCTGGAACCCAGTACTCTGCGAATAGAGCTTTCTGGTAATCTAGCCATGTATCTACTAGTTGGTCATCCCAGTTACGAATCCCACTAGCCACGCCACCGAATAACTTAGTAGCGCGATTAGGATGCATCGCATTATAGATGCGGAATGGTTTTTCTGTTGTTACTTTATTGAACATATATAGCTTGTCTCCTTTTTAATTATTTTCTTGGTAACTACGCTTGTCCTCTTCATCTGTTACACGAACAAAATCTACCGACTCTGAATAGTAACCGTTTGATTCACCTAACCAGCGTAGTGTTACTGTGCCTTTGATTGTTGCGATTTTATAGAACGTCCAAGTCGATGTACCATAATCAGAATCGTTACCTGATTCCGATACTGCTTCCGCCATTAAAATCGGACTATGTAATAAATCTTCTAAATCTCCGTCAATGTCTTCGATGTAAACAGACTCACAGCAGTCTTGCTGATGATACATTACATAAATTTCTCCGTCTGTGTCATAGAATACTAGCTCGTCCGACCCTTCGTTTTTAATACGTGTAAACGTTTTACCTACTAACCCCTCAAATTCAAAATCTTCATTGTTCCATGAATACATATTATTCCTCCTCAGTTTGTTTTAAAATAAACCTTCTTCTTCTACCTCTACTAAAATAGCTACCATCTTTTTATATCCATTTTCTGGACTTCTATTATTCCCTTTACCTTGTCCTTGCCAACGACGAATTGTAACACCGTTAGACCAGACATCTATGTATTTTACAATATCTAAGTGGTCAGAAACCTCTAACGCCTCTATAACATCTTTTACATCTTTTCTGTTATGTACCATTAGCTTGTCTCCTCTACTAAGAAGTTCTCATGAAGTAGAGTTTTAACTGTCATACCATTCTTGCTATCTACAAATTCTCCGCGAACATAGCAATCTACGTATGGCGCTCCTCTGTAGTGTCCATCTAAATCCCATTCGAAATAAAGTACATCATCTACCTTTACATCTTTGAAACCTTTGGCACTAGTTTTCTTTAAAACTTCTACTACAATAAACTTACCTGTCAACTTTACTTTCTCTTCCAACCATTTTCCTCCTTATAAATAAAAATAGTGTAAGATATTACTATAAAGGACTCACTCTTACAAGTAATACTATACACTATTCTGTATTTTTTGTCAATTAGATTTTACTAGATTTTTAATACCAACCTTTAAATACTTTCTCTCTCATCCACTTATGAAACCTATGATGCAACTCATCTAAAAAAAAGTATGCAGAGACTAGTAAGTGTTTCATATTAACCTGCACACATAATGCAATCTTCTGGTTTCTCTCTATCCTCTGTATGAGTATAGTAGATTGTTTTCATTCCTTTATCCCATGCAGCCATGTCCAGTCGTAATAGCTCTGAACCTTTGATGTTCGATGATACGTGCATGTTATGTGAAATCGCTTGGTCAACATATTTCTGTGCTTCTGCTACGTGATTGATAGACCACATTTCATCCATCTCGAAACCAGATTTATAGAACCATTTTGTTTTGTTATTGTAGTTCGGTGGAACAATTAGAACGTTCATACCAGATTTATTTTCTGTGTACGCTACATCGTATAGCGCATCCATAGATGGCGAACCATTCATGATGATACTGTTAGATGCTGTTGGAGCGACTGCACCATTGTACCCGTTTCGCATGCCTAGCGCAGCCATAGAGCGTAGTTCTTCCCATTCAGACCCAACTAGACCCCTCTTATCGAAGAACTCTCCTGTCGCCCAATCAGAGCCTTCATACAGTGGGTAAGAACCTTTTTCTAAAGCTAACTTATGAGAAGCTTTAATTTGTGCTTTTAAGTAACGTTTAAACTCTTCTCCAATAAACTCAGTCGCTTCATTCGACTCCCACTTAATCCCTTTATCAGCCATCAGTGTTGCCATACCTAAGTATCCGGCACCTACAGCTCGATATAAGTCGTTGGTTTGTTTCGCCTGATGAACCGATAGTCGTCCCATCGAGATTACGTTATCTAGCATACGGAACTGAATATCTACTACTTCTTGGTATGTCTCGTCATCTAGGTCGTGCGTATTGTGACCAACTAGAGAACTTAAGTTACAAGTTACTAACCCTTCACCTTTAAGTTTTAGTACAACATAGCCATTCTCGTCTAGACCATTCTCGATGATTTCATCGTATTCCATATTCTGGATAATTTCTGTACATAAGTTTGATGCAAACGGCATACCAACGTGTCCATTTGGATTCTGACGTGCTGATGTATCGCTCCAGTACATGTAAGGTGTACCGCCTGTTTTACGGCTAATGAAGATAGATTTATAGATGTCAGTAGCTTTTACGACTTCTTTAATCTCTAAGTCTAGTTCTTCTGCTTTACGGTACCAGTATGTAAATGCATGGTCTTTCTCATTAGGCTCTTCACCATCTTGTAGACGTTTCTTATCGTATTGCATGTTTAAGTCTACGCCTAGTTTTTTCTTAACCTCTGTTGGGTCAAAGATAGTGAACAATTCCTTGTTTTGTAATCGTCTCATAAACTCATCCGGGATAGTTACGGCTGTTGTAATAGAATGAGCGCGCTTCTCTTGTGAACCAGTTTTTAATCGTAGTTCTAAGAAGTCTTTAATGTCTGCATGCCATACAGGTAAGTAAACGGAAATACCAGCTTTACGTGTTCCTGTTTGGTCTACATACTCTGCTAATACAGATAGTAATCGTGCCGGGTGGATAACCCCATTGTTCTGTACTTTCACTCCACGGATACGAGAACCACGAGCGCGTAAGAATCCAGCGAAGATACCAATACCAGAACCATTCTTCGAGAATAAAGCTACTTGTTTCGCTACATCGAAGATACTATCAATCGTGTCATCCATTGTTAAGATATGACAAGAAGATAACGAACCATGAGGCGCACCTGCATTTTTAAGTGTTGGTGTTGCTAATCCGATATAGTGATTGAATAAAGCCCAGTACGCTTTCTTAACATACTCCATACGGTTCTTTCTTTTCTCAATACTCATTAAGTATAAAGCTACTGTAAGGAATCGCTCTTGGGGAAGCTCCATTACTAGTCCTTTATCATTCTTAGCTAAGTATGTTTTTGTTAGAGTTTGAAGTCCGCTATAGCTAAACTTACGGTCACTATCCTTATTGATTAGCTTACCTGCTTCTTGCAGCTCTTCTCGTGTGTAGACATCTAGTAGAATTTCTGAATACTTTCCACGTTCTACCATTGCTGTTACGTGTGAAGCGTAGTCTCCGTATCCTTCTTTGTAATCGAATCCACGCAGTTTACTAGCTTGTTTGTATAGCTGTCGTAAATATACCGCAGATGCAAAGTTAGCTAATGGTAGGTTCGATAGTTTTATACGAGATTGTGTTTCTCGAATTAAGAAGGTAAATAGCTTGTCCGCTTCTACTGCTTTCTTAGCTTCTACCATGCTGATTACGGCATTCTTAATTTCTTCAATATCTGATGCTTCAATTGCTTCTTTATTGTTTGTTTCTTCTAAGATGCTGTCTACAAAGTAATTAAACCGTTCTCGAACGAATCTAATTTCCTGTGTGTAGGTGCCTCTATCTTTTGTAATTAATGTCATGCTTTTAAATCCCCTCTTCCCTCATGTGTTAAATGTATACAAGTTATAATATATCAAAACTTTATGTATTTTTATGCTTATTGTGGATTTTGAATATCCCACGGGAACTCGTGATAGGTTTCCCATAGGAAAGTTAAGTCTAGTGACTTGAAACCATCCATTGTAGTTAGTAGTGTGTCGAAGTAATTTTCCTCTTCACGGATATCCAAGAAACTAACAGTTTGTCTTGATACAGGGAAGTGTTTGTTTAACTTATCGTATACCTCATCACTGTATGGAAGTAATACATAACTAATCTCTCTGTTTTTTGAGAATATTAGTAGTGGCGATACCCCATGTACTTTAAGTCTACGAGAGTCCATAACCACCTGTTGAAACCACTCTTTAATCTGACCGATGTTTTTGAACAGGTGCGATAAATCGAATCCTTCACGTTTCTTACACTCTACTACGAACGGGAACTTCATACCTAGTGGCGGAATAATATCTCCAGCTACACGTTGGTCACTCCCCCAGTGTAATCCACCAGAAGCGGGTACGCGTGAGAATTTACCTCCCCACATCTCAGAAAGCTCTTTCGCAATCTTATTTTCGTATCCGGCTCCTTTTGTCTTACTCATTTTTCCCAATACGCTTCACTCCTTTACAGATAATTATATACTCCTTATGAAGAAAGAGCAGAGAATTATTTCTCCTCTGCTTCTCCTTGTAACGTTTTAATGTCGTACTCTGTTATTAGCCAGTTGTACAATGTTTGCGGGTCAATGTTTAGACTAGCTGTTTCGATGTCTCCGGAAATATCGTTCGTAACTTCTATGTATGTAGAGCCATCTTTGTTTTTCTCGATGTAACCGTAATCCTCTGGGAAATGATTACAATGTAGTTTCATCAACTTCCTCCTTTTTAGTTGCGTGAGCTTCAATCATCTCTTTTACTTTTTTATCGTGAGATTCTGCGGCTTCTTCATACATTTCTGCTGTAGCGCCTAGTTTTTCTAGTACAGACTTTTGAAGCTGCACTTCTCGCATTACGTGAGTTAACTTTTCGTCAATCTCTTGCATAATTTGAGTGAATGATAGTCGAGCTAGAATAGTAGCATCAGAAATTGTAGCGCTTCGTTGCGCTAGTTCATTAATTTGCTCTGCATGCTCTTCGCTCTTGACTCCGCCTGTTAATAGATACTCCATGTAAACTTGCATATCTTCAATAGGTAATGAACCTTGTGTCATGATTTGAGCTACTAAACCTTTTAAATTTTCAATCTCTTCCTGTAATTCTTTCTTCGTTTTCGTTGCCATATGTATTTAGTCTCCTTTTATTTTAAATAAATCGTCTTCATGTGCATTGAAGTCGTCATATATGTTTATTTGTATTTCCTCCGGTAACTTTTCTACGATAGCTCGTAGTCTAGCGTCCGTCATTGCTTGTGATGTATCTATATGTAAAATTAAATCATCCATTGCATCAATGAGCGCATTACCTACATCTTTCAAGTCTACTATCTCGTCTGTAGCATCTTCTTGAAGACGAAGAATCATCTCACCATCATGACTTAATTTAGCTGTAATAATTTGTTCTATGTACTCTGTAACCTTACTTTGCATAACATCTCCCCTTTACGGCATGTTAACAGCAATCCAACCAATAACCCATAGTATGCCCATTGCAATTTTAACGAGTATATATAGACCTCCTACGATTAACAAGCACACTACAATTAATACAGGTATAAAGGAGAATCCGAATAGCATACCTATTTTCTTAGACTCTCCTCTTTTCCACTCACCTGTGTACTCATTAGTGTTATCTTTCTTGTAGGCGTAATAAATCCTTATTGAAATTATAACGTACACTATAATTCCAAGTGTAATCATTACTTACTACCCGTACTTCCGTATGCACCTTCACCGCGTTCTGTCTCCGGTAGCTCGTCCACTACATTGTATTTAGCTTGAATTCGATTTTGGTAATGAATCTGCGCTACACGTTCGCCTTTTTCGATGTAGATAGTTCCACGAGGTACCAAGTCTACGAATAAACGCTGTTGTGCAGATGGTTGTGGTGCTTTCTGGTCTAACCATGCGTCGTTTTCTCGAATTGATAGTTGTTGCCCAGCATCAATCTTCTTACGGATAGCAGTAAGCCTACTAATAGCGAACTCACCAGCATCTTTACGTTTCTTCCAAGCTAGAAGCTCTTTATTGAAATCTTCCATCGTTTTAGGTTTATCGTAACCTAATGTTACGGAATCTTTTTCATAGAACTCACGGGCGTTTTCTAATACCTCTTTTGGTACTGCTGATAAAGGAATACGCTGACCTTTCGCATCGAAAACAAAATCTACTACAGAAGAATCTACAAACGTGTTACGTAATAGGATACCTAAGTATCCACGGTATGTACCTTCGATAATGCCTGTACAATTCGATAGAATGATAGGCGTATGATACGCTGAACCACTTCGTGTATTAGTTTTCATTCCGTATTGGTCACTGAACGCTGTTTTAAGACCTGTAGGAACTAATACAGATGCGAATGTACTCGGTGGAACCAATCGCCCTTCTGCTGCTCTAATATCGTCGCAGAAGTCGTTACCGTGTGCGTTCTCTGGTAAATAACCTTCACCAATAACAATATCTACTTTAAGTTGTTCTGGATAAGGGTGAATCTCCATCTCTACTTCTGACGCTTGCAATGAATCTGTCATTATGTATTTTCCTCCTCTTTCTCTTTTCTACATCTATTAATATACCACTAACTTTACAGTATGTCAACACTATAAATGTAACATTCTAAAAATAGTTTCTCCTTCGGTGTCAGCCGGAATCGCATTGTTAATTCTGTTCCAAGCTTCCTCGTATCCTAAATCATTCGCATCTTTATCGTCTTCACTATACACATAGTAAACAGCTCTATCCGGTTCGAAACTATGAATCTTAGCAGCTACTTTAATCGATTCTCCCCAACCATCTCTATCCAAGTAAATGTAGATAGGTTGTTTCTTTTTATTGGTTGCTTCCAGTATCGTTTTAATTTGTTGATTCGATACCTGCTTACCATATGTAACAACTGCACAGTTCCCGATTGTGGTCATATTAAAGAATCCTTCCACGATGACAATCTTATCTTCTTTCCATGCGTTGTTGAGATTCATCACTACCGTCGATTTTGAGTACTCTGTCGGCTTCGCTGGGGCGTTTAAACTCTTTATGAATGGTTTAGGGTCTATCGACCTCGTATTCCAGTATATCGCCTTTCTATGCGGGTCAAACGCAAAGAACACTAGATGATTGATTAATCGAAGTTCTTTATCATCTGACAATCTAGCTATCCCATCTACAACGTAGGAGATATTATGTTGTTTAATCTGTTCTAACGTAATACCGCGACCATTTAAGTAAGCGAAGAAAGGGAACGCTTCTGGGTTATTAAAGTTCTCTATGAGTGACTTACAATTAGAAGGTGGATAAGGGCAAGTATATTTCACCTTTACCTCATCCTCTGGAACGTCCCCTTGATTCATGATGTACATGTATAGCTGTTCTTCCTCTGTTAAATGCGCTCCATACTTTTGATGCGATAAGGATTGGCGATTATATTCCCCAACCTCATAGTCATATGTTTCGAGTATGTCTTTCGCTTCCGGGAATGTAACTTGGAAATGCTTCATTACGAAGGATACAGGGTTACCTTTCTCTCCGCACACTTTACATTGCCATAACCCTGTTTCATCATGTACATAAAACTTATACTTGGTATTACCGCAAAACTGACAATTAAATCTTGTCTCTCCGCCTGATGCTGGTTTATTGTCTCCTAGCTCCTGATAAAGTAAATCTAGAAACATTTAAATCCCTCACTCTTCTAATCGTCTGTATAGGTTAAGTAGAGTGTAAACCTCTCCTAATAGTTCAAGTTGGTATAATTCTGTTTCCGTAGCATATTTATAAATTAGCTCGTCCGTAAACTTTGGAAATCCTAAGTTCACATTAATATCGAAGTTATTATTCTTTCCTTCTTCAAATATGTATTTTTTAACTAGGTGCTGCTTAATGGACTCAATCGTTTCCAGTACACGACAGATACCGACCTTCGGGTCTGTTAATAATACTTTCTCTTCGCTTACCTCGATTAAGTTATTCTCTTCCGCCCACTTTACAATCTTCGTGTTACGATTATGTACTGTCTTGTTATACGGAACGCCTTTTTTTAATGGAAGCGCTTTCGCTTGCTTCGTTGATTTTACATCGTATAAGTCTCGTTTGTATGTACCGTCTTTTACTAGATACATAATATCTTTAGATGTTGAATACTTGTATGTATAATTAATATTGAGTGGGTACCACTTTAATAGCTCCCGGTATGGTAATAAGATTTCTTTTGTTTCTTCTTTGTCTTGTGAAGTAGTCTCTAAGATGACTAGAACCTCTTCCTCACTAAATTTCACTACTTTCATGCAATTTGTTTCCCCCTTTTGATTGTTGAAATTCCTTGTTTGTCTTTTGTAATTGTAATAACTTTCTCGAATAGCGCTTTGAAGTGCGCGTTTTGAGTTATAACGAATATAGTTGGTATGGTTTTCACTCGTTCTTTTAACAACTCAATCGTACTTTCTACACCAACCTCATCTAATGCATCGAATACCTCATCATATACAATGAAGTTCGTATTTTCTAAGATTAAATCTTGTAACGCAAGAGAGATAGATAAGTCTGCTCGTTTCTTTTCTCCTCCCGATTGTGCTTTGTAATCATCTCCACCTACCGTATTGATAATCTGCACATCGAATTTGTCAGAGTATGTACCATCTTTCTTCTTCGTTCTCGTACTAAACACTAGCTCCATGTTCTCGCCAGCTAATTGTTTTAAGTACTTGTTACCTCTTTGGTTAAGCTCTGGTGTAATGAAGTCTAGTACGTGGGATTTAACTCCTTCGTTCGAGTAAACCTTAACTACATCTTCGTCCTCTTTCTTCGCTAATTCTAAGGCTACTAGCTCCTTCTTAGCGACGTTAATCGCCTTGTTAATAATTTCCCTTTCCTTATCTCTTGAAACAGGCTCAGGGACGTTCTGGAGCTTCTTAATTGTCTCTTTAACAACTTCCACATTACTCTTGAGTTGTCTAAGGTTAATTTCATATGTACGAATATAATCTTCATCTCTGTTAATCTCTGTTGTGATTTCACGCTGTCTTTGAACGACTGTTTTCTGCTCTACTAATTTCTCATCGTAGCGCGCTCTCGCTTCATTAACAGCATCTATGTATGGTTGTTTCGTTTGTTCTATTTGCTGGATACCCAACATAACAGGGCGTAGTTCATTTTTTATATTCTCTTGTTCTGCAATCTTATGACTGTTATCCATAGGAGTTCCACAGACTGGACAGTTATCACTAAAACTTAAGCTCTTGTATCTCTTAACTAAGTCTGTTTTCTGTCGTTCTAAATCTCGTTGTTGGTTTTCGATTTCATTTAGCGCTCGGTGCGCTCTATTAAACTCCGCTTCTTCTACAGACATGTCGATATTAGAAAGCTCATCTAACTTCTTATTCAGAGCTACAATGTTATCTCTCTTCTGTTCTACAAAACCGAAGTACTTAGCTGGGTAATCATTTTGCAACTTAATAACATCTGCTAGTTGCTTTTGTTCCTCTTTTAACATATCCTTCGTAGTTTCGTAGTTCTTGATGTCTTGTTCCTCTAGCTTGTCTACTTGTTCTAAGTCCCACTCTAAACGTTCAATCTCACGTTTCTTCGCTTCGATTCTTTCAATAGCTTCTTTTACTTTCTTCTTCGCTATCTCCTGTGCGGTAGAGTAGATGTCTAAGTTTAGTAAACTATCTAGAATTTCTTTCTTTCTAGCATCCGTTAAAGATGCAAAAGCACCTAACCCTTCACCTTGAGCAAATAAGATACTGTTGATGAATGTTAAGTGTGATATTTTTAACAGTTTTTCAATTTCCGCGTTCGTATCATCATTCGATTTAGCAGTAATATCTATATCATTTCTGAACAATCGAACTTTATTATCGTGTAAAGCATGCTTTCGATATCGTTCAATTCTGTATGTATCTCCATCTAGTTCACCAATTAAGGCAACCATTGTATTCTTTTTCGTTTTATTATTAACTACTGCATCACCTTTAAGTCCTTTAGATGTCTTGTTATACAAACACCATGTAATTGATTCCGGAATTAAGGATGACTTACCAGCTCCGTTACTAGCGAACTTCTCATCACTAGTGTTCTCTCCTTCGATTAAGATAAGACCTTGATTATCTAAATCAATTTCCGCATCGTTAATCGCCAGAAAGTTCTGAACTATTAACTTGTCCCACTTCACTTATTTCGTACCTCCTCACACTCTATGTAGTATTCTTGGATTTCCCTTACTAAATCAGATATGTATTTGTGGTCGTGGTAATCCCCTGTAAGTCTGGAGTACCATTTCTTATTACAATCATCGTAAAAAACCGTTTCTTTTCCGTAAAACGTATCAATGAAGTCTTTTAGAATCTGTTTGTACTTTCCATTAACCTTACTCACATTTCTCCTCCTCTTCTAGTAATAAGTAAATCTTACCATGATACCATAAGTTTGTCAATAAAAAAAGAGACTATTACTAGTCTCCTAAACATTTAATGTTTGTGCTTCTCGTAAGACTGCTAGAGCCTTATCTTGTACGTTTGTGTAGAACTTGTTTGTATATTCTTTGACAATATCCGCTTCACTGGAACCCACTTCAATGTCGATACGTAAGTCTGCTTTGTATTCTTTTTGTACTTCTACACGAATGGTGTCGGACGATTCTTTGAATACTTCAATCTCTGTCGCTAGTTCCTGCGGGATGATGAACCGGACGTAGTTGTTATCTACAATCTCTTGCGTATTCTCATCTACACCTTTTAGCGTGATAAATTTCTTGTTTTCGATTGGGATGAACTCCGGCTTACCCTTCTTCTCCACATCAATTAGGAATACACCTTTGTCTTGTCCCTCATCGGAGAAACTTTCTTGTATTGTGTTACCGACATAGAATGCGTTGTCTAGCCCGCCTAAGAACTGTCGCTTGTGGTAGTGACCTAGTGTAACATAAGTGAATACATTAGGGTAAAGTTCACTAATATTAAACGCTCCACCAAGCCTATGCGAATGCTGCCCTGTTTCACTTCCGTCCACTCCTAAATGCGCCATTAAAATTGTAGGTTGCACCTTACCTTCTGCATGTTCCGCAAACTCATTAATTTTATCCTTTAAGAATGACACATTATCAGAATACGAAATAGGATACAGTACGGTTGAGCCTGTGTAGACTGGTTCGAAATCATCCATAACTGTTACACGAGGAATCGCTTTAAAGTTTTCTAAGCTATGTTCCGGGAAGTCACTAGAATCTGCTTGGTCATGATTACCTACAATCATGTACAGTTTGATATCCGGATACTTCATCATGTTATCATAGATTGCATTAAACCCTAGATTATATACTAGAGTCGTAATGCGGTTTCTTGCATGGAAGTAATCTCCATCGAATAGTACGTCTGCATTGTTTTCGTGAGCTATTTCAAATACTCTGTTAATTGTATTCAATTGTGCTAGTAATCTGTCGGTAATTTGAATCTCTTTACCTTTGTATGTATATGTTACAGGCTTCGCAAAGTTCTCGAAGTTATGCCAATGGAAATCGGAAAATACTATGAACTTAGTACGCAAACTTAGTTTCACCTCGCTCTAGGTATATACCTGCATTATAGTAATCTTTAATCTCCCAGAACGGGACAGGTGTATAATGCGTATGTTCTGTGCAAACACAGAAATGAACTCCGCGGTCTAACCCTTCTGTCATGCTATGTACGTGACCATGAATGTTAGCTTGCATGTCTGTTTGGCTTTGCGCTACTTCTAACATTTTCGCGTTAAGTGGGTAATGAGAGAATAGGTAATCGTCTAAGTATAAGTAGTTTCGTAGGTCAAACCCCATCTTAGCGTACTTCGCTTTACTGAATGAATCGTGATTACCTTTGACAAGAATCTTACGCCCATTAAGACGTTTAGCGATTTCTTCTGCTTTCTTAGCTCCGCATAGGAATAAGTCTCCTACATGAATAACTAGGTCATCCTTCTTAACTTCTCTATTCCAATTTTCAATGAGCGCTTCATCCATTTCGTCTACATCTTTAAATGGTCTATCCTCGTATGGAATAATGTTTCTATGTCCAAAATGCGTATCGGACGTTACGTGAATTTCCGGTAGGTAAATAAAATTCATTTAGTTCCCCCCTATAGTTCCTCTATAATTTTAATTAGCTTAATATCTTCTTCGTTAACAACTGTACCATCATCACATTCTACATGCTCATAGTACTCTAGATGTTTATAAAACTCCTCTAGCATAGTTCTTGTAGAACGCCATCCTTTTAATGTGAGCTTACCTATGCAAGTTCTTCCATCACTACAAAACTCTAGTACAACCTTTTCTCTACGCTTAAGTGTAACACTCATTTATTCTCCTCCTTTATGAACTGTAAAATCTTTTCATACGCGTGTATCTGACCATCGAAATACTTAATCCATGATTCATCATAAATACTTACCTTTGCACTCGCATGCGCTTCTACTAGCAAGTCTTGTACTTTCTCAACAACATCTTCTGCGTACATATTATTGTCCTCCTCTGATTGCTTGGTTTATTTCTTGGCTAAAGTCCGGCATAGGAACCTTACCACTATTACCTCCAGCTTTCTTAGCTTTAAACAGGTTGTCCCTTGCTTGGTCAACCGCTTCCAAGATAGCTCTATGTTCTTTCTCTTCACTTGAATTTTGTATGTACTCTCTCACTACTTGCTGATTACCGATAACCTTAAAGCCTAGCATCTTATCATATGCACCTTCTGGTGGGTTACGTACCTTATCCGCGTATAGCCGTAGGAATCCAGCGTTGTACTCTTCTGGGGTCTGGTTGACTACTAGAACAAGTTCAGCAGCATTCTTTTTACGGAGTGAACCTTCCATATGTTCTGATGTTCTGATTAATGCATTGTAAGCTGTACGGTTTAACTGGGAAGCTGTCCACATTACTACGTCGAAGTCTTGTCCAATACGACGCATCTCTTCAAATAGCTTACCGCCATCATCCGCCTCATTACCTGTTGCATGTGGATTACGTAGCAGTTCTGGATAATCGACAATAACTACGTCAATCTTAACCCCTTGACGAATTAGTAAATCAGAGATTAATTGTTCAATCTTAGCTGGTGTAACTTTACGAGGCGAATAACGAGCCAAGAATAAGTTACCAAATAGATGTCGGTTTTTCTTGTATAGGGCTTGTCTCTTCTCGAATTTTTCCATGTTAAGTGTAGAGCCATCTAAGATGTCCCCTCTGGTTTGTCGTAACATTGATTGCTCTAGTTTTAATACCATTCGGTTCTTTAATTCCTCTAGGGCAATGAATAATACGTTGTAACCTTGCTTAACATAGTTCGTTGCTAAGTTGGTCATCATTAATGTTTTACCTGTACCAGACATAGCAGCAATAAGACCTAACTCACCTTTAGCTAGTCCACCACTGTTCAATAGGTCAATAGATTTAAAACCAGTTGGTACGGTATTACCATCTAAAGATGATAGCGCCATTCGTTTATATTCCGCATCATCAATTACGTTAATAATCTCGTCATTACGACCAGAAATATCTAGTAACATGATTTTACGGAACTCGTCTTCCAATGTATCTTGGAATGCTTCATCATTAATTTTTAATGCAGCTTTCTTAAGTAATTCTAATCGCATTTGTTTCTTTATGTATTTTTCGATTTCCTCATCAATCAAAGCGTCATCGTGGCTGTCTCGAATCTGGTATAGCTCACTAACTTTGTTGAAGTACTGCTGTTGTTCATCTGCACTTTTCTTAAGTCTATCAAGTTTTGCTTCTAGTAAAGTTACTAGTGCGCTCTCTGTGATGACACTAGAATTTGATTGGTAGTATCGTCGTACAATCTGTGTAATCTCTTTATAGATTTCTACGTTTTCGAAGATTGACATCGGTACTACTGGTAGAACCTCCTTCGAGAATACTGGAGATTCAATTGCTTTGCGGAGTATTTCCTTCATAATCGGTTTTTCCATACTACATAAATTCCCCCTCTTGTTTTTAGAATATTACTATTCTATCAAATTTTGTGCTAAAAGTCAAGAAGATTACAGCTCTGATGCAATAATGTCATCCAGTTCTGTAGTCTTATGATAAGCACCTTGAATCATGTTGTACTCACTCTTTACTGTAAACTTTTCTAAATCGTAGTCTGCTACTTCATTTGCTGATTGGAATACTTTTACTAGTTGCTCTACATCTAGGAATGAGTAGTCATTTAACGGGATGTTGTGTCGTCCGTATTCTTTGAACGCATCCTGTAGTTCTTTTAATGACATGTGTAACCCTTTACGTTGTTCAATTAATCGTAAAGTAAATCGGTGGTCAATCGTATCTGTTAAACGTAAGAATGTACGTCCACCATAATTGTACTGTTCTTGCTTTGTTGCATTAGGTAATAACAACTCTCCTAAGAATGTCGCTGATTTCATATGTACTTCGTAGTTGCTCATAGTTGGCTGCGGGATACTCGCTAATGCGATACGTACCATCTCGGAGCCAAGAATAACATTCTCTGGTAATCCTGATTTACCGTATAAATGCATAACGGCTTGTGTTGTAATGAACTTCTTAATAATTGTTTGTGATTTCTTTGATACACCCTGTTTCTTCATGTTCTCCATCGTGTAATCGTAGAAGTCCACTAAAGCGAATGTTGTGTCATCACTTTCTGCTGTGCGGAATAATTCTCGGTATGCTTGCGTATGACTAAGAATACCATTACCTTTATCTGCTGTTTTGTAAGCGTCATCAAGAGCCATAATAATCGGGTCATCTGCAAAATCTTTCTTTAGTTCCGAACCTTGAAGTTTCATGATGTGTTTAGATTTCTGGAAACTCTCCTCACGCTTATACACTTCATAGCTCCCCTCACTCATTAACGCATTAGGGAATGGTTTAGCACTCTTTACATTGGATTTAATTGTTGCAGAATAAGTGGAGCGATTGAATTGCGCTGTTAGATATACAGCCGGGTTAATTGCATTCTCTGTACAGAAGTCCACGAACTTGACAAAGTGTTCCCAGTTAATTGTCCCCATAAATTCTTTCTCAAGTACATCGAAGTCTGGTTGTACTTCCGGTACTTTGTATCCTACTTTCTCCTCCGATTTATCGTAAAAGTAGTTCGTACTCTTAGCGAATAAGTAGGCATAGCGATTGTACATACGAGAGATTAAGTATGCTTTGTAATTATGTACTGGAGCATCTGTCTTTTGGAACCAGTCCCATGAAGGGAATATCTTCTCTGCTAGTTCTGCATTAAGCTCATCTACACGTTGCTGTTTCTCGCTACGTAATAGTTTATCCTCTAGCATTTGTTGTTTTGTTCTACGGTTCCGCTTGTTCGGTTTCTCTTTCTTCGGCTTTTTAGGATATACCTTTTTCACGATATCTTTAATATCCGTATCCAGAGTATTAACGTCGTCGGAGTTAATAAGCGCTTTCCCCGAAGTATCGAATTTGACAAGAAGTTCGTTAAAGCGCACAACGCAACCTTTACCTCTTCCGCGTTCTCCACCAACTTCAACAATTCCGCTAGTTTGTAATTCTTTAAGATGGCTAGATACAGTTTTCACGTCCTTACCTAGCTCTTTAGCTAAATGTGTTTTTTTAAACGTAACCACGTTATCAACAGTGTTTTTAGCTTTGGTAATCAAATTTGTTAAAACGTCTAATAGTTTAGTGTTGATATTAACTAGCGAATAGTCAATAAATACTCCTTTCGACGTTAATTCCGATACTGTTGTCATACTCCACTTCTCCTTTGCATAAGTTTTAGTAAACACGCTCTTAGGGTGTATACTTCTAGTATAACATATTTTCAGAATTGAATCAATTTTCCGCCATAAATTCTTTGTCGAAATAGAACTTAGACATTAACTTATCCACAATGCCGTTAAAGTACGCAAACATAGACTTCTTGATTTTTACACCACTCTTGTATTTCATCACGTATTGCTTGATTGCAGTTAAACCAATGTGTAGCTCTTGTTCTTTAGTGAATAACTTTTCACCGTTTACAGGTCTATTATTCTGGCGAACTACTTTCCATAGCTCTTCGATTTCTTTTGCCTTAGAAAAATATGAATTTGATAATTCAGTGAAACGTGCTGGTACCCAGTGTGCTACAAATTCTGCATTCTTAATATTATTAACGGTATTAGTATTATTATGTATAACTGTACGTTCTTTATATGTATTAAGATTATTTGTTTTAAGGTTTTTAGTAGTTGTTTTACTCGGACTTTTTTCTTCCGTTTTCACCACTTCCTTGTTGGACGAATCTGTTTTAAATGGCTGGATAATCACAGCGTTCGATGTCTGGTACATATTCGAGCGACGCTTCATTGCGTACTCTTTAATGAATCCCATATCTGCTAATCGAATCATTAATCGTTGGATTGTTTTGTAGCTCAAGTCCAGCTTGTCCGCTAAGTTGTTCTTACTAAGGAAGCTAACTCCTAAGTACTTACAGCTATGACGCTTCAACAGGTCTATTAATCTTAAAAGATTCTTTTGTAAATCCTTTCGCTTAACCTCTTGTTTAATTACATCCTTGTATGTACGAACCGTTACGTTTAAATCTTCTAAATCAGAAAACGACTCCAGATTCTTGTACGTTTCCTCTTCTGCTATTAAAATGATTGCCTCTCTTGCCATTTATTACAACTCCTTTACTATTAGTACAAGCGTTATTATACTAGTAAAAAAAGAGCTAGTCAATAGACTAACCCTTAAAATTTACCTCGGACATTATTTCCCGATACGAGTATAGTATACTGTTATTTTCCTAATAACTTCATGTCGAATTTTTCTTCTTTATAAATACGCATGCGTTCCTTAGAATGAGAAAGTAATATTTCGTGTGTGCGGTCAATAAAGTCCAGTACTAATGTTTGGTTACCATCGATACCATTTAAACGTAGTCCACGACCAATACGCTGTAATACTTGACGTAAACTTTTACCAGCACCAGCTAGGATTAAGCAACCGATACTGTTTAAATCCAGACCTTCATCGATAAGGGTTGTACCAATCATAAAGGGAACTTCACCGCTACCGAATCGTCGTAATACTTCTTGGCGCTCCTCGGATGTTAACTCACCTTTAAGGAACACACATTCATGACCTTCTGCTTCAATCATTTCTTTTAACTGTTCTCCGTGGTCAATATGGTTAACGGAAATTAATACACCAGCTTTTTTCTGTTTATAGAAGGAAGCTCCGACCTTGACAGCGAATCTATTTCTATACTCATTATTCACGATACCCATCTTGTAAGCTTCTAAATAGTTATCTGCTAATTCGATTCCGCGTGGCTCCTTAATTTCTATCATACGGATAACTGGTTTTGAAGATACGCCTCGTTTTACCATGTCATCATTGGATACTTTAGATACAACACCACTGAATAATGCACGGATACGTTGATACAGGATTACGTCTTTGTGGTTTACTGTACCTGTTAATGCGATACGGTATTGCGCGTTACTACATTGCAATGCGGTTGAGTACCATGATTCACCTTTCGAGCGGTGAGCCTCGTCACCAATAAATACTCTAATAGATTCTACGAAATCATGCGCTGTTTGCCATTTCTCAAAATTCTTTTTATTCTTTTTCAACAGAATTTTCTCAAATTCACCTTTGTAACTACGCAATACCATTTGTACTTTCTTATCTGTGTAAGCGTTATCATAAGCAAGAGTAGTAAGAATATTCTCAATTTCTAAATCGTTCTTAGTTTTAGGTGTCCAATTTTTCAAATAATTTTTGATAAGTGTTCGCGTATTCACTGTATCCAGAAACTTAGGAGCAATGTCTTCCGCCATCTGCTTGATTAATCTATCTTTTTGTGTATATGTAACGCCCTTCGTAGGGTCTTTTAATGCACTATGTAATGTAGGTATCATAACGAATACTAGTTTCTTATTCTTTATGTCGAACTTACCGTCACCAACCATACCAATTTCTCTTGGCTTTAATTGAAGTGCTTCGGTAATACTTTCTTTTGCCTGTCTTAAAATCTCTTTCGAGTGAACCATAAATGCAATACGCTCTCCTCTTTTAACTAAAGGATAAAGCTGCTTAATGATTCCTGCTGCTGTCATCGTTTTACCTGCGTTCGTTGCTAGGTTGACAATCCCGACTTGTTCTTTTAAAATTTGTTTAACAGAGTCATACTGATAATCACGTAGTGTAATAGTTTCACCGTTCTTCACTAATTGGATTTCTTTATCCATACTATCGTGATGTATTAAGGCTCCCGGTCTTGTGTCGTCCAGTTCGTATGTAAGACCTGCATATTTTTCTTGCATTTCCCGTACACCCTCTAGGAATAGCTGTAGTAGTCCTGTAGGGAACTTGTCCTCTTTCATATCGTAGAAGTCAGTAATACCGTCCCACACTCCAGCTTTGTAGGCTCTAGAATGGAATACACCGTCTTCTTTTACTCCTAATTTATGGTGCATATGCCCTCTTACTTTTTCTGCTTTTAATGTATCGCCTTGAAAATCTATATGCGTATACATAATCCCAACCGTAATTTTCATTTACACAAATTCCTCCTATTTGTTAAAATATCTCATATATTAATTATATCATAGTTAGAAAAGTGAACATGAAAAGAGGACATCTATTCGATGTCCTTCTCCTTGTACTGCGTTATTAGCTCTGCTAGTTGAGCTTTCATTTGTTCTACTTCTGCTAGGCTTTTATCGAGCGCTTCCGACTTCTCCTCGATGTTCTGCATAGCGCGACCTGTTCTTAACTCCGATGGAGTAGGGACGAATATTAACGCCCCTGAACTATCTCTTCTTTCTGTAGCCATTTTTAATCCTCCTTAGTATACTGTTTGTTTCGTTACTGCTGTCAGCTTTTTAACACGAGGTCGTAGGAATCGGTTATCGCCCTCTAGAATCAAACGGTATTTAACAGATTTGTTAGTTGCTGCGGAAGAAACTTTCTCTGCATATGTGATTCTATTAAACTCTTGCGATTCTTTTACGGATGTTGGAGTAACTTTAAAGTCAATCCAAGTCTGTCCTCCGTCTAAAGAGTACTGTGGTTTAACTCGCGTACCTGCTGGTTTCGCCTCACTATACGCCATTGTGATAGTATCGAATGGTGCATCTGTTTGGTCGATTGTCTTCGTTGTGTACTTACCGCTAGTAGCACTTACGAAGTTGACGAACAGTAAGTCATCTAGAGCTAACATCGGAGAGATGTAACGATTAGATTTGAATGTTGCTCGTAACTTAGCTAAACCGACTACGAATGGCGTTTGTACCCCTGCATAGTTCGCTAGTGGCATCCACGGAACCGAATCGATAGTAACTGTGTTAACGTTGGACTGGTCTACGATTTTAACTTCCCACTTACAACCTGTGTTCTCTGGTGTTAAGAATGAAGCCATTAACAGGATTCCGTTAGAATCGATATTACGCATTGTATCAAACTCGATAATACCTTCCTCTGCGAACTCTGCTGTGTAGATTTTGAACTTCATATCTGTTTCTTGGTGAACTGTCCATGATACGGCATTTGAAGAACTGAATAGAACACCATTTACGTATGGCTGTGTAACTACTGTTTGCTTCGTAGCGCCGATAGTGTCTTTACCCCAAGTTGCACAGAACATAGTGTAATCTGCGCTATCTGTGATGAACACGATACAATAGCTTTGTCCAGCTTCTACCATTAACGGGTCGTCAAGTCCGATTTTTGTTTCTTTAGAACCATCTTCTGATGTAACAATATCAGCAGGAGTTAAAACACGTTCTGCATATACTGTACGGTTCGGAAGACCTCCATCAGAGATACCGCGTACCTGCATGATGATATTGTCTTTAGCAGACTTGGAAGCGAAATAAACACCTACAGACGAGATAACACGAGGTTGTGTCAATGCGAATGATTGAGCTAATGGGTCATATAACTGGAATGTTACGTGAGTACGTGTAATCGTATCAGTTGTAATCTTAGCTGTACCTTGTGCAGAGAATGTTGTAATCGCCATGTTGTCATCATTTCGTAATGATACTTCACGAGTCCCTGTACGGATGTTCTGCGGAATCATAAACTTACCTGTAGCAATACCCTGACTGTTTGCATTAATCGTACCAGCCGTACCAGCTTGTGTAGAACCAGTAGGTGTACAGTTAACACGAACGCCATCGAACATTACGTATAAGTTGTTTGACATAGGCTTTAAGTTCGTAGCTGTGAAGTTAATTTCGATTTGTCGCATGTACTCAATTACTTCGTTACGAGTGTTTTGTGCCGAACTCCACATAACCCCTTCTGCTTTATCTGTTTTGCTCCAACCTAATGATGCTTCGTTCCATTCTGCGCCACCTAGAAGACTCGTGTTGTCTACTAACCATTGGTTGTAGTCATTCAGTGTACCCCAGACAGCTTCGCCCGCATGCGCCCACCAACGGTTAATTTGCGTAGTTACGAAATCTTCCTCGTATAGTGTGACACGTTTCTCATCAATCCAGTTATCGGATTCCGGTGTAAGCTTTAGAACACCTTGCTTATTGAATACCATGTACGGGTTAACGTTCCATGCTTCTGTAGCAAGTGGTTGGTTAATCTCTACAATCTCTTTGAATGGGGCTGTTACTAAACGTCCCCAAGACTTCGCTACTGATTCATTCTCCATAAACTTAGGTTTAACCTTTTGACCATCTGGAGTCGAAGTAGAAAGCGTGATGTGAGCATCATCAAATGAGAATGAGATATCAGTTTCCTGCGGGTCAATACGGCTAAAGTCTGTGAAAGCATCTGCGAACACACCGCGCATTGATAATGGGTCTTGTGATTTACCAGCTTGCTTTTCTAACATAAGGATAGCTTGGTTATACTCTACGTTTTCTAAACGAGTTTTCATAACCTGCAAGTCTTCCATACGTAGACGAGTTACACCAGTATTCTTTGCAATCGCTTTATCAGAGAAAGGGTATAAGTGAACATTACCGACCTTAAATGTTAACGGGTCAATGCTTACTGGAATACGTGCTTCCCCTTCACGGTCTGGTTGACCTTGTGTTACTGTGAAGTTACCTTTTACATCTAATGTTACGATGTCTTCACGAGATAGGTAGTAATCGTAATCGACACGTACAACGCCTTTGTCTTTAGGTTTAGCTCCTCCTAGACCAGCGAAACTTACTTCCGTTACAGCACCGATACCGCTTTCATTTGGAGTTGTAACTACTTTGTAGTCCGTACCCTCTTTCATTACTCGCTCGTATTCGAATGTAACTTTGTATGTAGTATTAGGAGTAGGTTCTTTACCATTTAAACCTGTATTCCAATCGATGTATGTAATACCAGAGTCTTGAACTACTCGGTAATCGTCACCTTGTTTGTATGTATAAGCTGGACTATCTGTAAACACTTTCATTGTAGTCGCATCAACGTTAGTATATTGTGTTGGTAAAGCATCTCTACCATCTGCTGTCCCACCTCTAGATACGGTCATACCTGATGGGCTATCTGCACGACCTAATACTAGTTTTACCTGCTTGACGAATGCACTATTTACTGTTACCTTTTGTTTAGTGTTATCATAAGTAGAAGTCTCTTGGTAGATACTGTTTGATGCTGTTACCTTTGGTAGTTGGATACGAGTAGATGTTGGTTTACTAATGCGGTAACCTTTTACATAAGCCACGCCACCATCGATTACAAGTGTGATTGTGTCACTCGTTAACCCTTTATCAATCCACATGTTGAATCCTTCTACTTGGTAAGAACCTGATTCCTCGTCTGTACGCTGTGCTAATACATCGTTAATGAATGAGAACTCTGGTCGGTCTGGTTCGATGAATAGAGAGCCATCTTCAAATTGATAGATTGATGGAGCAGAATCTTTGTTGTAAGTGATTACTACTTTCTCTTCTAATCTATCGGCACCTTCTGATAAATAGTTGGCTACATCTTGTGTTGGGTCTAATAGTGTTGGGTCTTCATTAAAAGTGATAATCTTTTGTGCAAGCTCGACACCAATTACTTCTTTACCTTTACCAGTGAAAGGAATTGTTTGCTCGTCTACTGCTCGGATTTGACCACCTAAGTATACGAATCCCTTTTGGATTGTAATAGATTCGAATCCTTGCTCTTTATCATTGTTTTTATAATTGAAAACGAACGCCATACCACCTTGAATAGCTCCATCAGCGAAGATGCTATCACCCATACGTTTAATATGGAAGTTGTAGATGGATTGTAATTCGTTAAGTTCTGCTTGTTGTAAAGCTTTATCTGCTCTAAACAGAACTTTACTACGACCACTATCGGCTTTGAAGCGGTCATAGTAAGGTGCTTTGGATAAGTCTAATGTCTCTGCCAATTGCTTTCACTCCTATTATTTATTTTGGATATCTATAATGAACTCTTCTATAATAGCTAAGTTGTCTCCCCGTTTCTGAACTGCTTGACCTTCCTCGTAAGGGATTGGGTCACCTTTGTTTATACACACGTTTTTGATACGCAGGTTTTTACCTAAAGATGCTTCAATACGAGGGAAGTAAATTCTCCACATACACGCGACAGCATTAGCTGGTATTGTTTGAATATGGTTCAATCTAACCCATTTACCTGTCTCCATTGTAAAATCTCGTGAGTACTCAATCCAGTTCTTACCATCGTTAAACCAGAAGGACAAGTATGCACCCGGGACATCACAGTTAACATCTGCGGATAAAGTTACTTTATCTCCTAGTTCGAACCCATTTAAGCCGTTATCGTAAGAGCCTAGCTGGAACGCAGAATCATTATATCTAGTACAAGTTAACCCTAAGTAGTCTTGGTTCCAGAATGATTGTACGTTGATACCTCGGATAGTTTCTGTAGCTGGTCTATCATTATCAGAAGGTAATCTAGGGAATACGTTAACCGCACTACTATAAAGTACTCGGTTCTTTGTAAATGGTTTAAAAGTTTCTGATGTTTGGATTACACCTTCCTTGACTAGTTCTGATGGTAGATGAAGTGGTTGGTACCCATTCGAGAATGTAGGAACTACATCGATGTCTCTTCGCATGTATTGTTTATTTTCGAACATACCACCTTCAACTGTAGTCTGGTAATAAATCATGGTTACGTCTTCTTCCTTAAGCTTATCAACAGGAACCATGTAGTAGGATTCTCCACCGTATTCTAGTTTAGGGTAAGTCTTAACAGGGGTACCAAGAACAGGTTTTACAGGTATTACTCTGTTTACCCTCTTATAACCTATTATATCATAATCCGCTAATCTCAAGTACGTTTTGTCCTTGTTGTCGAATAACTGCTTAAGTTTATCTTGAATGTCGTAATCAGCTATGTTATGTCCTAAATCTTCCGGTGCTGCTGTGTATGTTAACGGCTTCGTACCTTTAACTAGTGTTTGCGCTGCTGTTTGGAAGAAGTTACCAGAATTTTGTATTTGGTCTACTTCGAATCGTAGTTTACCGTTGTTAGATATTAAAGCTGCTTCTAGCGGGATAGTGATACTGAACATTTGCCAATTTTCGTTAGCATTCCCAACAACCGTACCTCCCATAGAACTACCATCACAGAAGAACTTAACAGGCATCGGCTTTATAGTGTCTAATCGAGTTAATTCTACGTCTGTAACAGATACACTACCATTCTTTCTTATCCATATTTTGTATAAGGTATCTATAGTTTCTGTTGTTACCGTTACATCTCTACTAAATTCAACCCATTGATTAATTCTACCTACATCTGTTACCTCTAGATTGGCAAAAGGGTTAACTAGCGCACCGTTTGCATCTGCACCTTTAAATTCTACAGCTAAACCTGCGTCTAAAGCTATATCGCTGTTAACTCGATACATAAAACGAACTCTATATTTTTGACCTACCTGTAATTTCGATATGCCTCCGGCTAGTAACGGTTGTTCGACTGTTATATAGCGGTTAAATGTAAAACCAGAAGCCCGCATAGTAGCAGCATACCCGTATGTATTATCTCTTTCCACAGTAACTAGGTTTGGTGACGGAGCGCTGAATGGAGCTAGTTGACCTGTAGCAAAGTTACCATTGACTATAGAGTTATTTGTTACTCTAACAGATTGAGAGTATGTGATTGTATCACCTACCTTTGCTGCTTTTCTATCAACAATACTAGGAACGTTGTAACGGATACTACCCCAGTTTGTACTTGTTTGCACTATCTTGGTTCCTAAGAAACGTTTGTCTAATAATTGTACAGTAAGAGGATTATAACTCCACGGGTCATTATTACCAGAATATTCTCTAGTCTTAACGAGTAAGTTACGGTTGTTAATTACTTTTTTCCCAATAGGTTCCGCGTCCTCATTCTTTCTGTTTGGTAATCGAGATAATGTTGCTCGAACTCCAGCAGGTTTGAATTTCTCAATCTCACTCAAAACATCTAAAGGGACATTCTCTGTGAATCTAGCATCGATAACGGCTGTCGTGTAGTACTTACCTAGTAAGTGGTCTTCACCATTTAGTTTTGATTTGTTCAAGATAAACACGTTCTTGTAAGGTTCATAAATCTCAACCTTAGTCGTTGGGTCATTTAAGTATTTCTTAATTGCATCTTCGATAGAAATTACAGTACCTCTTTCGATAAGAATGAAGTTGATGATTCGCTGTCTGTATGTATCGTCGTCCTCATTGTCTTTGCGGAACACACCGAACTTATCTCCGAACTCATCTAGCCATTGCCCGGTAGCTGTCTCTAATCGCGCGTCCTTCTTACTACTAATAGCATCGGTAGCTACGCTTTGTAACATATCATCTAAGGAAGCAAGGACAACACTGTGGGGGCTGCTGTCCTTCGTTAATCTTGTTTTCCATAGAGGATGTAAATATTTCATGAAGCTCATATTATTCCTCCTATACTAGTGTTACTTTAATTATACCAGCTCTCACGATTTCGCTACCTTTCACTACCTGATTCGTTGTAGGTGTTGTATACTGAATATCGTATACAAGTTGTTTATCTACACTCTTGATAACGTAAGATAAATCGTTTAGAATTAAGTTCTGGGATGTTTGCATATTGTTTAAATATCCTTCAATAGCGAACTTGATTCTATCTCGTAATGCAGTTGTAATAGCTGGTTTGTTTGCGATAGTAATTGTTACGTCTACATCGATAGATTTACGAGTTACTGGTTTCACTTCTACAGGGATTCCAGCAGGTTTAAATCGGCTAAGAGATGTCTCTATTGCCAACTTTACAGAATCAGGAAGCTCCCCATTCTTATCGTGCGCGTATATAACTACTAGACCAATCTTCTCATCTATGTATACACCTGCTACTTCCGGAACTAATCGTGTACCATACTCTAATGCAGGTTTCGTAGCTTTACTTAGGGATTCGATGTAAGAACGGAATCGAGCTTTCAATGCTTCTAATGGCTCTTCGTTTTCCCCAGTCTGGAATGCAGCAGGGTTTGTTACAAGCTTTACATTCGATAGAGGTGTCATCATAACGTCAATTGCGTTTGCTGGTACGTTACCGACCTCCCCTGATGTTAGACAGTATACAAATACTTCTGCTGTTACTGCACCTGCGGGTATGTAGTAATCTTCTACAGTTTCATAGATGTTTGCATATTCCGGGAAGCTAGATGTAAATCTTGTACCACGAGGTAATGGTAAGTTTTGTTGAACTGCATTATGGAATGTAATTCGAACTCTACCGTATGCTCTTTGTGGAGCCTTACGTTTGAATCCAAAGGACTCGTATACACCTGCTTGTATAGCTTCTTCTAAGTTCTCTTCGGTTAGTACATAGAACTGTTCTACTTCCATTGCTACGGCTTCGTATAAAGCTCTAATCGCACTACCTACTGAGAAGTCATTCAGTTTATTTGTGTTTGTTATCGTGTAATCTACTAATCTTGAGTAGATGTTCATCATGCCTTTAAATTGCAATGCTTTCACCGCCTATCGGATATTGTTTACGAAGTTGTCATTAAGGAAAATATCTCCATTGTCTTTTGCTGTTAATGCTAGTAAGAACGCTTCATCTACTGCAATAGATGTTACCCTGAACGCGACATCGAGATAGTTGTCGTAGAGGTTATATCCTACCTTCTCTACCGACCTTACCCGCCCATCTGTTCGAATTGCTCTTTCTAACTCCACTACTAATAATGTAGCATTTTCCTCTGTATTTTTTTTACCTAAGTATTCACTAACGTAGGAGCCGTATCTAGGGTGGTTTAAATAGCTTCCTACTGGAGTTAGAATACGAGTTAATAGAGATTGTTTTAAGTTCTCAATACCACGTATCGTAGCAAGGTCACCTTTGTTATCGTCCTTCATCTCTAGTATTTCTGCATCCCATCCGGGAGAACCAATATTACGAGGCTGCGGCAATACATTTAAATCCTTACCCAATGTCAAAGCATAGATTTCCTCTTGGTCATACACCGCACTATTTTTTAAGCTTGCTATAAGCTCACCATCGATATCTTCACCAGAACGGAACATAATCGTATCACCCGTTGTAACAAGATGGTCTGGGTTCGTTAACTTCTCTGCTACCGTATCAACGATGTAAGGGTAACGTAAATTATTGAACTTCGCTAACTCTCTCCACTGATTCGAATCACCTAAATGATGTTGAGCAATGGATTGTAGTGTGTCTCCTGCTGCTATAATCTTCTTTACATATTTAACCACTATCTCACCTCCAGTCTATCTGTTAAAATTACATCTATTTGGTTCTCTAGATATCCTAGTGACACATGTGTAATTCTAAGGGACTCTATAATCTTTCTATATCTTCGAACTGTACTGAAATAATCAGCTATGTAGTTTACGTTTTCTCGGATTCTTTGGAAATCCTTTTGTGATAAGTACTGTAAGTTTGTACTTTCTGTTTCAATGCTGTATAATATTGCAAAGGATTCTAACACTACTGATGTAACCAACGTGTACATACGCGGATTATACGTAGCTAAATCACTATCCATTATCTGTCTTACTAGTGTTCTAGGGTCTATCTCAATATCAACAGTAGGTATTTGGTTCTGGTTAATCTGGTCTAATACAAGTCTTGCTACAGAAGAAAGACTAAACACGGGCTTGTACAATTGTGATACATACATAGGAGCCTCGTTCATTGTATTAAACGGAATGGTACCATCTGGTAATACTGTTACGGTAGAGATAAACCGAACTAATGTTGCTGGTTTTACTTGTACCATTTTATGTCCACCTTCCGTAGTAGCCTATATTGAATCCTAAACCCTCCATACCGTACTGATACACGCCTTTAGATGGTGTTTGGGGGTTTAGTACTGTTCCATCTTTATCTGGTCTGTATGAGCCTCCTGTGCCTTTATTATAGATATCGTCACCGACATTACTACCGCCACCTTTTGATGGGATGTCCCACTCGGAGCCGGGCTTGTTTGGTAAAGGAGTTGGTAAGGTTGGATATGTTGGAGATGGTCTGTAGTTACCAGTATTAGGTAATGAAGGGAATCTGTTACCTATCTCTGGATTAATAACATCTGCATCTGCTGGGTCTGACGATTTACGAATGATGATTAGTTTGATTTCGTATCTGTATAGCAGGGGAGCGTTCGCATCCTGTGTAATCGAAATACCTTCGGGAGCCAAGTGAACTACAAAGCTCTCATCATTTGTAAAGTTATGGAAATAAAAATCCTGCGATGATGTTCGACCATTACCGCCTGTCTTCGCGTAGTCTTCAATAAACGCTTTCATTTCTTTTATCTTCGTTACCCCTCTATCTTCTACTCGTCCTGTAGGGTTAAAACCTGTTGTACCGGAGATAGTTATAGTAGGGATATCAGCTTGGAAATCCTCAATGATAATACGACTCTTTGTTTTTAAAGCCGTAGTACGATGAGGCATGCTGTGGTTCATGTTCTCTGGGTTGATAGCGAACTTAAATGTTCTACCGCCAACACTGAACGCAATCTTCTGTAATCTATTACGACCATCAGCTATTGTCATGTGCGTTCCTCCGTTCTTTCATAGTTATCTTCACTCTACTAATAATATAGTATTTAGACTAAAAATAACTACTAATATACCAAGAAAAGACGGGAGAAAACCCCCGTCTCTAATTAAACAAACATCTCTTTCTTATTTATGGTCTGCATCCTCGCCCTCGCGGGGTTGGTTAGCAGATTGTAACTGGGCAATTTCCTCTTCTAATTGCATCGTGTAGGCTCTTAGTTTGATAACCTCGTCAGTTAATGTATGTATAGTTTGTGACTGCTCCAAAAGTACGTACTTTGGATTTAGCGGTGCGCCTTGCGGTTGTTGGTTATTCATCTTTAAATTCCTCCTATAATTCTATTATACCATAATTACTTATGTGGATAGATTCCACCCCATGATACTTTTACAATTTCTTCGTGTGTAGTAGCATTTTTGATAGCCATTGCTTTCTCGTTGTACTTCATTAATTGCTGTTCTTTATGTGCGAACCCCTCCGTAGCTACCTGTAACCACTCTTCTCTTGTATGGATTAAATACTCGCCTAAGTCTTCCGGTTTCCAGTTAACTTCTGTTATGTCCGGTTTAAGGTAAAGAAGTAACATTTTACCCAAGAAGTTAATCTGGTCATCTGTATTTGTACGATATGTATGACCATTTGTGGCTGTGAATCCTTTAGCTATATCAATTTCATAAAACTCATTCATCATAGATAACTTAATATCTTTATGATACTGTAACACATGTTCCGGTTTTAAAGTCATCCATGAAAGACCTAGCTTCTTCGCTACATGTGCTGATAACTTGTTTTGGTAGTCTAAAGACATTTTATCGTATCCGTATAAAATCATTTCTTGTTCATAAATTGTAAGAGTATCGTATATCATTTTCCTAGTCTCCTATCGTATAGTTATTCTTCTGTCTAAGTTATCTAACTTATGTGACAGCTCTTGTATTGCTTTCCAAAGTATTGTACTCATAGCATAACTGTTAATGGATTTGTCATCGTCTCCTCTAATAATTGTTGGTGATTCGTCTACGATTAAACCTAGATGTTTCTCGACTAAATCTTCATCCTCATCCGTATAATGGTACAAGTAAGCTTTTGCAGAGTTTATAAGCGTTAATGCGCTATCCTCAAACGTCTCGATGTTCTTCTTATACTCTCTTGCTGATGGTACTGTTACGTTTTTGGCTTCAATATCCGCCCAACCACCACCTGCCATTAAGAATTGGAATCTAGCTACGTCTCCGTTCCACTTCATTCTTCCTGCACCCATATCGAAATGAGCGTATGCGCCACCGCCGTTTTGCCAGAAGTTCCAACAGTTTAAGCCTTCATGGTATAGTTTTACACCGCCAGTCCATGCGTATATTTCTGTAGGGGCTGTAGCTCCTTTACCAATACCAGTAAGGAATCTTAGTCTATCGTCTGCATCTTTTATTGACCATGTGTTACCTGCACCTGCTGTTGATTGTCCTTTAATGTTTCCCCAAACATCCCATATAGCGCCGCCTTGTTGGAATGAGTACATATCCCCTATTAGACGAATGTTACTTGTTTGGTCGAACACAGCGAAGATAGACTTATTGTTAATCTTCAAGTTGTTATCAAGAATACTAAAACTATCGTAATCCGCTTGATTCGTAGACCTAGCTGGTTTACCGCTCTTTAAGAAGTTTAGCCCCTGGTCTTTATTTTGAGCTGCTGTTTGGAAGTATAACGCACATAAACCGAATAAATCAGAGTTATGAGCATCGTAAGAGTACTTACCTTGCGATACCCATTGGTTCGCCTTTGCATTAATTACACCATCTACAGATAGGCTACCTGCGATTTCAAGAGCGTTAGTTCCGCTTGGGAACTTATTAACGCCTATCGACTTCTTAGCTGTGTCGATAAACATAATAGGTGTTCCGACTGCTACTGTACTAACACTTGTAACGGAGCCTAGCACATCTGTAATCGTTAACGATACTTCCCATGCTTTTGTGTTGTCTAGCTCTACTGTCTTGTTACTAGCTGTGAAGTTAGGGAACCCAGTTAATGGTAAATCCGCTTCGCCACTCCATGCTGTTACACCGACTTGTCGATACTTAAACTTAGATGACTTTATTAAGTTCTTATTTACACTGTTTATGCTCAACGGTGAAGCGAACCCAACTACTTTTAAGTTTGTAGTAGTTTCGAAGTTGTTTACCCTTTCTGCAACGAAGTTATACGATGGTAACGCATACGGTAATATTAATATAGTAGAAGATGCAGAAGTCCTAAAACCCCTACTATCTATTGCAGAAACGACGATAGTAGCATTTGTACTAACATCTACAACACCGAAGTTTAGGGTTAAGTCAGCCGTATCAGAGTAGTTGATAGATTGCACGGCACCGTTGACCGCTACTTCATATCGTGTAATCGTTGCGTAGTTTTTTGCTACAGCTTTCTTTGCAACAGGTAGTTTAACTTGTAAAGTAGACTTACCTTGAATGATGTACTGGTCATTATTTGTTAGCGCTTTCGTAGTAGGGTTTATATCTGCGTATGTAAACCCACCATCGTATGTTGGTTCACTATTGACTACGCGTAAAGTGATGTACCTATTTTGGTCTTTAGGTGCGCCATCATTTATTTCTACCCCATTGTACTTTGTACTAGCCCAAACCCTTGCTTGTCCTAATTTCTGATTCGGTACTTGCTGGTACATCTGTTTTACTTCATCATCTGTGAATGTCATGTTAAAGTTTTTACCTACGCCTGTGAATACCTTTTTGAAACTACCAAAGTAAAACTCATATGTGTACGCGAATTGACCGTAGTAATAATCTAACATGACAGGTACAGACTTCGTACCTATATCGAAATCAGATAAAACAGGTGTTGCAGGGGTCGCACCGTACACCCTACCTTCTTTTGTTGTGTCACCTATTACATTACCATTATACCATGTTTGGACTCGTACCCTAGCTGGTCTGTCTTCCCAGCCACCCATAGCTTGATATAAAGCTGTGTTCTCTTCTGTAGTGAATGTGAATGTTGTAGAGTCTCCTACACTACTTCTCCAAGCGATTGCAGCCCAGTTATTATTTGGTGTGTACACATCGATAGCTACGATATGGTCAAAGGCACTTGAAGCCCTGTTAATTGTGATAGGTAAGTTTTCTAATCCTGCTGTCCAACTTACGTTTGAAGATAGTGTACTTGCCCGTGGGATGCGGTCTAAGTCTACGTAAACAACTGCGTCATTAATGTTGAATACGTTCGTATACCCGGCTGCTCCGATACGTAAGTTCTTTGTTCCATCGGAGTTGTGAGGTACACGGAATCCACCACTTACTACTAATGTTCTTGAGTTTTGTGTAATGCTAAAGCTTGTTGTATTTACTGCTTGTTCTCCATTTACATACAATCCGAACGTACCGTTACCGTATGTCTCGTACCCAGAGTTTGTACGGGAGAAGCGCCATTCTACTCTTACATCACTATAGTTTTCACTAGTGTACGGGGTACTGCTCCAAGTTACAGTACCCAATACGTAAGGATTACTAGTCGTGACATTAAATGAACCTGATGCCATTCTAATTTCCTCCAGTCGATTCTATTTAACAGTCGGTACGAATGCCCAACCTGTTATATCTGTACTAGTGACGTCAATTATCTTGATGTTACCTAGTGTTATCTCTTTTGTTGCTTTTAACTTCTTAGTTACAGTTTCGTCACCATTTAAGTAGAACACTTTTTCGTATCCGCCATTACCGTTTTTGTAGAATCCGGCGAACTCTGACGGTGTGATTTGTGTATAACCAACTTCGGCACCATTAGCGTCGAGCTGTGCTACACGTAAACCATTTAAGTTCATACGAACGTTTGTGTTGTATAGCTCTCCTGTTGCTAGTGTCCACTGTAAAGGAATATCCCCTATATTTAACATTATACCAGAAACGATAGCTTCAACCTTCGAGTATGCTATGAAACAGATTGTTACAGTGTCCTCTAAAGGCGTAAATGTTAAATATCCTCCCTCTAAACCATTTGTCGTTTTATCGCTATTGTTATCTACTTGCTTTATCGTTACACCTGCACTATTACGTATTTGAATCCATAATCTAAATGTAGAGTCACCTACAGCTCCTTTCGTCATTTTATTTAGATAGAATCCTAAAGTGTACGGCTGGTTCGGTATAACTTTGACTGTTTGCATAATACCCTTGTCCTTGCCATCTGGTCTAAAGTAGAATCCGCTACCTAAACCTAAACTATCTAAAGCAGAGTTTGAAATAGTTTCTACAGTTGTGTTAGGTGCGTACATATTCCAGAAGTCCGTACCACTAAAACCGATGGAGTTCTTGATAGTGTTCATACCGTTTGCTGCGGAGAACTTCGCATTCCAGTCTCTAGCTGTTTGTTCTAACTGAGATTTTTCCACGAATGGAGAGAAGTCTAACTTATCTATCTCACCTTTGATACGGTCATCTACACCCTTATTAACGTTATCTAGCTCGTCTTTCGTAGCGTAGTTACCTAAATCACTAGCATCCGCTTTACTCTTAAGACCTAGCGTGTACTCCCTAGAGTTGACAACTGTGTTTGTGATAGCTTCATCAGTTATCTTTTGCTCCGCATTCGCGATACGTTTCATCATCGTTGGTACGATATAACGAGTATCCTGCGCTACTGTAGCTAAGTTTGTACCATACTTGATAGTACCTGTACGGATTGGTGGTGTCCATAACGGGTAGTACGTTGTGATGACATTAGCTTTTGGAAGTAACTCTAAGATTCCATCGAATGAAACTTCTTCTTGAATTGGGTCTACTAGTCTATAAACGAATTGGTATGGTCTAATCGTGTTGTCTTTAATAGATGGTGATACTTCCGTTGGTGCAGTAGCTCGACCTGTTACTGCTCGGTCTAAATTCTTGTCACCTTGTGGATACCAAACCTTACCACCAGAAACATATTGACCTCCGAACTGACCGTTACACATTCTCCAACCTAAGAAGTAAGATTTAATCTCCTCTACTGTTGGTGTGTAAGAATCGCTCCAACCAGTATCGACATCTGCTAGAGATAAATACAATTGACCTGTCGTAGCGTTTACCGCCATTTGGTCGGCTTCTGGTGTGTTACCATCTCTAGGTAGTATCTTACCATCATGTTTTACTACAATCTCTGATGCGTAAGCTATAGATGCATATGTCGCTCCGTCACCTCTAACACGTTTGAACGTTTGTTTGTTTGCGTTAGTCCAAGTTGTAGCGTTAGTTCCTCTCTCTACCTGCACCTTTCTAAACCTTAGCTTTGTATTATTTGCTGCTGCAACACGAGGGAAGTAGATACGGAAGAAAAGACCTTTAGCGTTAGCTGGGATTTTGAAAGTGTGCTTGAGTTTTTGCCATGTACCTGCTGTACCAACATCTCCTCTTGTCTCAATCCAGTTTGTACCATCACTAATCCACGTAGACATGTAAGCCCCTGCTACATCTCCGTTAACTTCTGCGGAGAATGTGATAGTCTCACCTACGCTAAACCCGTGTAGGTTCATGTTGTAATCGCCTAGCTGATAGAACGAGTCAGAACTATCAGTACAGTTCATTATTACATAGTCCTCGTAGAAAGCTAATGTTGTACGTCCAGAACGGTTAGTCACATTATCATCAAATAGTATCGGATACTCGTTGTTACCACTAGCTTTAATGAACTTATTCACGCTATCAGTATTCAAACCTTTAGATGAGTAAGACCACTGTTGTTGCGTATCTAGTGACTTGTCAATCCAGTATTTAACCTTAACTGGTGTACCACTTGTGTCCCAAGAGAACTTATCATTAACTGTCCCGTCACCATAGAAACTAGCTAAGATAGTTAAGTCAGTTCCACTACTGAATACCGGATTTGTAACAGGTCTAATACGGTTACCGATTGTACCCCAACCCTCTGTAGGTGCAGGAGTATAAACAGGGTTTAGGTTTTTACCTAACTCGATTTTCAAGTTAGATATTGTTAACTTACCTACCATGTTATCGCAACGCATGTTAATGGATATGAATGTTGCTATGTTTGATGGCATAGTCAACGTAGCTTTTTCTCGACCTCTTATGTTCGTACTAGAGAATGTTATTTTTGGTGCAACCTGCGGGTATGGGTTACTACCTTGCATATACATTGTTCCGGAAGGGTTTGCTCCTTCTATGCTCCAGTCATATGAAATCGTGAACTCCGAACCCATCAGTTCAATAGAGTTACCAGCAACGAAGCTGTAGATATTCATTGTTTGGTTAGATGCGTTCGTACCTTCTAATGTCTTAGATGTTAATGTACCAGCTACAAGGTTACGACCATTTACATACCAGCTATCTTGGTGATTACCTTCGAACTCCGGTAAACCAAGTGTTGCGATTTTTGGTGTGACTGTTACTGGATTTGTGAATGGCACAGTGTCATGATTACCCGGTGTGCTAATTGCAGCGATAGTTTTATCCGACATCTCTTGCGCTTTCTGTTCTGTGTACTGCTTCTGTCTGTCCTGTACTTCGATTTCGAACAGAGCATAGAAATTGTAATAGTCATTCCACTTCTGGTTCCATACCACCCTGTCTGCGATAGGTATAATCGCGCTAGAGCTTACATCCCACGGTTTAGGTGTAAAACCATTAAGGTATGCTATCAACGCTGTATAAGCGTCTCCGAGCTTCTTATAGTAAGGGCTTGTTGCAATGTCTAAACCGATGTTACGCGCTTGTTGTCGGATGGAGTATAACTTACCTTTCCCATAAGCAGGTTTATCGATTTCTGTTAATGGTACTGGGACATCTGTAGGGTTGTAATATGTGCCTGTGATATCTGCAATCCATGAACGGATTAAACTCCTTTCGAATCGAGTTAGTTTACCGTCATCCCCTAAGGCATCTACACTTGTACGGATGTCTTTAACGTCGTTGTTAATGCCATCGATTTCTCGTTGTGTATCCTCTGGGGCTGGAACCCAGTTTACAGGAGAGTTACCTTGTACTAGGATATGACTGTTTACTTGTAGCTTTAAGTTAGCTGATGTTAAATCAGCAACCTCGAATCGAATCTTAGAACCTGCTGTATTCATTGCTGCTAACATTTTGAACGTGATGTGAAACGGCTTCCACTCTGTCGTTACTGTACCTACTGTTGTACCGCTCTTATCAGAACTTTCACAGAAGAATTGTAAAGGTCTTGTAACACCTGTCGCTCCTGTTAGTCTAGCAAGTACACAGAACGTAACTTCGTCATTAGCAGCTACTACACCACGAGTAAATAAGTCTACACATGCGTAGTCCGCGCTACCCCAGTTAGCTGCTGTTTCAATGATGTACGTACCTTGCCATTGGTTGTTTGTTCTTGTTGCACTTTGAAGCGTCCAACCTCCACCTGTACAATCTCGTGAGTTTGTAAGTAGGTTACGAATGTTGAAGTCAAGACCATCTGCGGAGAATTGCCATTTTCCATCCATGTAAACGTATAACTTACCATCCGTCATGTTGTACCACATTGTACCTTGACGTGGGTTTACTGGTTCTGTTTTCGATACAGAGATATCCTTTAAGTTCGCTACTGTAATACTTCCTGTAGCTACTGGAGGAGTCTTGTATGAGCAGAAGAATGTAGCTCTATCTCGCACATCATTTACACTTAATCGGAATGAGTTACCAATACCTTTATGGTTGTTATTCCATGCTAAGTCTCCGGCTTGGTCTTCTGATACACGAGTCCAGATAATATCTCCGATACCTACTGTAGACGTGATATCGTCTGCACCTTTGTAAAATCTAGCAGATACTACAGAATCGATAAAGTCATTGACGAACACAGTACCATTTGTAGACGTAACCTCTACGCGATATGGTAGATTTGATAAAGCTCCATCTACTTTGTTATTTACTTTGTCTAGTTCATTTGTAAGAGCTATCTGCTCTTCCTTTGTAGCCATCTTAAGCTCTAAGTCTTGTACTTGAGATGTTAATTGCTCTGTACTAACTTTCATGGAGATAGCATTGAATAATTGAGTGAATACAGCGCTTTGTTTCTTCATCTCTTTATTCGTGTAGTTTACTGGATTCTCTACAGCCTCTTTGATACGTTCGACAATAGATGCTTCGATACTAGAAGTGAACACAGGTTCTATGTTAGTTAAAGCAGTTACATAGTTCGTGATAGCTGTGTTGATATCTGTCTTCTCTTGTGCTGTGATTGTGCCATCTGTGATAGATGCATCGATTACGTTATGTAATGCTTGGTGGTAACCATCTACGCGGTCTTTAGAGATTTTTAATGTGTTCTTAAGTGTATCCGATAAGAACGGGTCAGCCATAACCTCTGCGTACTTACCGTCAAGAACGGTTTTAGATGAGTCAATTGCTTGCATCTTTTTGTTTAACTCTATCTTACGTGTATCCGTTACTTTACCATCCGGGAAAGCAGAACCAACGAATGTACGTAAGTCTTCTAGAGAAGTTTTTAGAGTTGCTAGAATTGTTTTAATCTCTGCAAGTAACGCATCTTGAGCGCCTTTGATTTCGTCAAGGTCAATCTCGTATGTATTTTTCTCTACCTTTGTTTGTAGTCCACCTTCTACAGCTTTCATAGTAATCTTCATTGTTTCGATAGTTTTATTGATTTGTCGGATAGCCTCATCGTATTCCGGGTTTGTACCGCCACCGTTGCCGCCACCGGAACCGATTGGTTTACCATCTACCATGATACCTTCTTCTGTAATCTCGAACTTATGCTTTGGATTTTGAAGAAGTACGTTACCATTCTTTAGGATTTCCATAGAAGATTGGTCGTATGATTCCTCTTCTGGATTTGTCGTATCATTTTTCTTGACAATGGAGAAACTACCGTCTGGGTTCATTTGTTGGTATGTAATACCGTGACCATTTGGATTGCGAGTACCCATACGGAATGTACCGTCAGATTTGATGAACACTGTAAATCTATGTTTCTCGTAGATGCCTTGATGTACATAAAGGACTGTTGGAGCCTTTGGTGATTCTGGTTCAATCAGCTCTCCATTTGCATAACGAGAACTCGGTAAGTCCATGTAGTCAAATGCCTCGTCCTGTACGTATTCATTGTTTTGGTCAGTGTCAGTAACATATAAGAAGCTCTTACCAGAGAAAGTAACTTCACGGTTACCGCGACCATCCACATTTGTATATGTCATAGATGGGTATAAATTAAATAATTGCCATAGCTCACGTTGTACACCTTCATCCGATTCATCGCCACTAGTCATAGTTGTTCTAGTAAGCATAGATTGGTTGTCAACTGCTCCATAAATATTTAATACGATTGGGTTGTCTTTGTTACCTTCTACGAATCCGATTAGGACTTTCGAGCCTACAGTTACAAGTGTGTTTGTACCGTATACGTTACCTTGCGGTGTTCTACCACCGAATTGTATAGGTAAACGTGCAGAGTACTTACCGTTGTCGTTTGGATTCTTTGTTGTAGAATTTTTATATTTAGTAGTGATTACATCTACTGTGTTATATTTATAGTTAACTTTAATAACTTCCGCAAAAGAAAGGGTAACAATATTGTCACCCTCCTTATACGCTCGTTTCAATTCTTTACTTAATTGTGATTGGAATCTCATTCCATTTAATGGTTGATATTCTGTCATAGCATTAATCATCCTCCTTTTTTATATTATAACACGTTTAACCCGTAAACCTTCTTACGTGTCCGTTAAATACCTTCTTCCAGTACGAGGTAGTCAAGTCCTCCTCATGAATACCCGGCGTACTCTGTGAACCTATAAACTTACTGTTACCAGAGTAAATACCAACGTGACCATCAGATTTATAGGTATCGAAGTAGATAATGTCACCTTCACGTAAAGCTGCGTAGGCTGCATTCTTATCTCCACCACGAGGACTTATCACTTGAAGTCGAGAATCCTTCGCAATTGTATCTGTTGTCATACCAGTGGCTCCACCATTCAATTGAACTCCATGAAGGTTATAGCACCACCAAACGAATGATGAACAGTCAATTTTAATTGGGGAATTTAAGAATGGGTTACTACCAGAACGTCCGCCACCGAATACATACACCGATGGTTTAGTTGTCATCTCTCTTGCAGTAGCTAGAGCTTGCATTGCAACAGTACCTCCGGCTCCGCCACCCATACCACCTGTAGCTCCACCGCCATTACCCATTTGTTGTTGGGCTTGTTTTGCTTTCTCGGCAAGTTGAGCAAGCGTTTCTTCGCCTAAGTATCCGCCTTTGAAGTCTTCTGATTTACCCCAGAGGTTAGTGAAACGAGATTTCCCGCTATCTGGTAAACCTCTTGTTACTCCTAATATAGTAGAATACCCGCTAGTGAAGCTGAACTCATGCTGAACTGACTCTAGATAGAACTCCCATGTTGTTTCTTGTTCTGCATCCTCATATAATGTTCTAGTTCCTACACGATACATAGGATTACCTAGTACACGAATATCACCAGAGTAGAAGTTAGGATTCTCACAATACCAGTTATATAGTCTGTCTGTGAACGCTTTCAATTTTGTGTTATCTGCGCTCTTTTCAGAACTATTCGTCTGGTTTGTATCTCCTGTAGCTGCATTCACAATTTGCGTATATTTATCAGAGTTAAATGAACCGTCTTTTAAGGCATCTACGATGCTCGTAGTCATCGATTGTGTCATGCTAGGGTATTTAGCCTTAAGTCCAGCTTCCACCTCTGTACGGCGCTTACGCAACGTCTCTGGGTCATTATACTTGCTACTCTTGATGAACGAGTCAACTTCACTGAATGTCGGCTGCTTAACGGTACGAGTAGCTGGTTGTGGAGCTGTCATGACTGCTGGAGTAGGTGTAGCAGTTCCTCCGCCCGGATTAGGCATAGGAGTAGGTGTACCTGTACCTCCTGTATTTGGTAGATTTGTTAATCCACCATTGGCTGCATTGTTCCCCTGCATAGCTTTATCAGCAGACATCAGATACCTGTTTTGTGCTTCTAGTTTCTTATATCCGTATTTCTTAATAAGTTCTGGATGGAATCTAGGAAACACACCTAAATCTAAGCTGTTATATTCTAGCAAGCTAGGAGCCTGTACAATATAAACAGAAAAGGCTTCATTATCATTTTTACCGAATGATTCTTGGATTACGATATCACTCTTAAACTTGTATGTTTCTAGTGCATTCCACTTATCCGGGTCGAATGGAGTAGGACGCATAACCGCAGCACATTGACCATCTTTTGTATATTCAAAGAATAGCTCATTAAATGGTTTAGCTGTAAGGTCTTCTAAAAACTGTCGTAAGCTACCTTGATAGTTTACGAATGGAGATGGGTCTAGTAGAGCCTCATCCTTTTCCCAACTCTCGAATCTATGCGTAAAGTAATCTTGTAATCCTTTACCATCGGCGAAAGCGTATTGAGCGTATTTGTATAGGAACCTATCCATAAGTTCATTAGAAATACTAGCCGCTGATTTACCAGAAAAGTGTAAACCGTTCTCTGTACCATCAGGTAACCAACCCAGACCCGGAGATAGTGCCGCGAACTGCTGGATAACTCCAACTTGGAAATTGATTAATGCCTTTGTCATTGCTTGTCCGGTGATACGATATACTAGTGTACCGTTTGCGTATTCTCCGTCTTTCTTGATGTCAGATATTAACCCAACCATGATATACGGATTATCCGGTACTTTATCTGTAACGTCAGGGAATACTTTAATTCTGATGAGGTCATTCGCATTTAAAATCTTATCCCATTTATCAACTGCTGTTACAATAAGTGAGAATGCTGGGCTATCATCGGACATACTATTTTTACAACTAAATGAAATGATAGCATTATCAAATGAATCACTAGATAGCTGCTTCTTCGTATCGTACGTTAGTTCATAAGAAGTGTTTTCCGTGATAAGTTGTACTTCGAATGTTGGATACCTCTTTTGAATCTGTACCATGTTGTTCCTCCTTTCTAACTAAATAACATATAACCAACTAATATCCCCATTAGGAACGGAGCTGATACACTTACTAGTAATGCAAAAATCCATTCACTTTTTGTACCTCGCATTGTTAAACCTCCTTATTTAAAAAGAAGAGAGGGACGGTACTAGACCATCACCATCTCTTTAGAATAGAAACCAAGCATATCAGAAAGGTCTTTACCGACTTTCTTCATGTCAGAAGAACTCTTAAGTTTATCTGATACCTTCTCGTCGCCTTTAACATTGACGTTGATAGTCGCTGTCATTGTACCAGAACCGGAACCTGTAGGAGCGCCCTTCATGATACTTGCGATATTAGAAGCCCAGTCAGAGTTTGTCGCGTAACCAGCTTTATGCATTGCATCTAGAGTTGTTCTACCTTTACCGTAGTACTTCTCTGCAATCCATTTAGCTCCACCCATGATACCGTTCTCGGCTGCGGAACCTCCGCCGTTTTTGAACTCGAAAGCACTTGAGTACGGACTGTCATCGAACGCGCCGATACCGAAGAAGTTACCTTTGTCGCGAGCAATCTTAGATGTACCCCAAGCAGATTCTTCCGCCGCGTGAGCGATTAAATAACGGGGGTCAAGACCAGTTTCTTGTCCAGCTTTTAGGAAGGTAGCACCCATGCCTCTCATCATTGAGTTTTTAGGAGCTTTAGAGTTAATCCATGCATCTAGGTCTTCTGCTGTTAATTTCGCATCAGTCATACCTAAGTCATGTTGTGTCACGTTGCTGTTTGACCACTTCTGACCATCTGCTAGGAACTTCAATGAACCTGCTCCAGTGAAACCGTTAATACCGTTAGCTCCTCCTGCTGCACCACCTTGAGCTGTACCCATGATACCGTTTTGAGCGCGGGCTTGAGCTAGTAATGCTTCCGCCTTTTGAAGTGCTTTTTCGTATAGAGTTAAGTTTTCTCGTTCGAACGATAAGTTGTCAGTCTTCTTAACTTCTGTACGCTGTTTGGTATTTGTATTCTCTTTGTCTACTAATTCCTTGATAGTGTTTGCGTTACCACTTGTGTTAGGCATATTAGTAGGCATCTGGTCGGCTGCGGTGAATCCCATGCTAGTAGCCATTGGAGTAGAAGACGACATAGATGTATTTGTAGCTGCTGGGACATCACCAGAAGATGATGGAGATGCTTTAGGAGCTGGTGCGATGTTCTTTTCTTTCCCTTTATCTGGGTCGAACCATCCACCGATACTTTCACCGATATTACTACCGAAGATAGAACCAATGATACCACCAGTTAAACCGATAGCTCCTCCGACTAATGTACCTGCACCCGGGATGATAGAACCTGCTGCTGCTCCGGCTGCTGCACCGCCTAAGATACCTCCACCGATACCGCCTATAGCACTACCTGTTGCTTTACCTTTGTCACCGGAATCTGCGGAAGATATTGAGCTAACGGCTGTTATAGCTGCAAGAGGTAGTAAAAGTTTATTGAGTCCTTTGAAAGTGACACTATTCTTTAATCCACCTTTGAACAAGTTAGGGAATTTATTCGCGTTTGCTGCGGCTGCTGCTCCACCTGCTACTGCTGCTCCTCCGGCGATTGCTTCCCCTGTACCGAAGTTAGCTAATCCACCTGCTCTAGCGCTAGGGTCGAATAATCCTTTGAACCAGTTACCTACGCCACCTTGTGTGTAAGTTCTAGTCTCTCCACCCGGAACTACTGGAGTTGTTGGTGGTACTGCTGTTTCTGGTACGATTAGTCCGCCCGGTGTAGTAGTATGCCCCGGTGGAACTCCTCCGCTCGGTGGTCTTGTAGAACCTCCACCCGGTGCAACAGTTCCACCGCCAGTACCTCCAGTTCCACCTCCGCCACCGTATGTACCTAGTGACCTGTTTTTAATTGCACCTGCTAATCCGAACGATGCGGCTGCGGCTAACATAGAAGCTGTAAATGCGCCTACTGCAATGATAGCTCCGTAAATAGGTGCAGGTAATCCACCTAAAGCAGCATTAGCGGCACGAACAGCTTGACCCATATCGTTAATACCTACAGCTTGTTTCGCTGTAACCGCTTCACTTTGGCTATCTGTAGCTGCACTAGATTTCTCATAGTTGCTTAAACGTTTTTTGGATTCTTTGTCACCTTCTGACTGATTGCTTTCGATAACTTTTCCTAAGTTTTCTTTACTAAGGGTACCTTTGTTGTACTCATCCATAAGACCTTTTGCTTGTTGAGTTGTAATATCAACGCCCAGTCTATCTTTAGCGAATGACATAAACGCTTCGTATTCCTTCTCTTTATCGCCACCACCGAACTGTTTAGCAATCCCAGCGATAGTATTAACGTTATCGATATCGGAAATACCTTTCTCCATCTGTTCACGTAATTTCCAGCGACCTTCTACACCTTGATATTTAGTACCTTGACCGAACGCTACACGAACAGCAGGGTCATCGAAACCTTTACGAATACCTTCATCAAGACTAGATAACATCTGACCGCCTTTTGTTCCTCCTAACGCGGAGATGCCTGTACCAGCAAGAACAGATTGTAATCCCATTGTTTGCATCATTTCTTGGTTTGTGATAGAACGTCCTTGTGTCATTCCTTGTAAGATACCATCTAAAGCTTTAAGTTGGTCTTTCTCACGACCTTCCATGCCACTCTGTTTGATAGCTCCTAAGAATGCATTCTGGAATTGTTTTGTTGAACTTCCAGTTACGCCACCACTACGATAAGCTGTGTCGAAGAACTGTTGTGTATCCTGTGCGTTGATACCAGTGGAACGGCTAAATACTGCTTGACCATTCATTGCGTCTTGTAAATCCTTACGCCCAGTATTACCTCTAGCTGTTAAATAGTTCTCTTGGAATGCTAACATGTCTACGCCATCGAAACCTAATCGGTTAGCTAGACCAGATTTCATAGCATTGTTACGAATGTCAGTTCTCCAATTTCCACCATCTGTACCAGTTTGTTGACCGATATAAACCTCGTTACCGCGCATCTCTTTACTTAAGCTACCACCTTGACTATACAACCTACCGATTGATGCGGTAACTGCTGCTGTAATAGCCATACCGATAGCGGGCGCACGTTCACTTAGCATCCCCGGAACTGTGTTTCTATCTGCTTTTTGTCGTGTACCTTGCAGAGATTCATGGTAACCTTGCATGTTAGCTGTAGTTTGCTCTAAAACTTTATTAAGCTTTGTACGAGCTGTAAACTCTTGGTCTAATGCACGGATGCTATTTTGTAACTCAACACGTTTTGCCATATCAGCATTTGTAGCGTTAGGGTTTGACTCAATCGAATTAATCTGTTTCGCAAAGTCTGTTAAGTTTGTAGCGATTTCTGTTAAACGAGTTAAGTTGGCATCTTTACTATTTTTGTAAGAACCGTTAACAGTTTGATAATCTCTAGTAAAGTTAGATGCCTGTTGATGTGACATGTAACCGGAAGCGCTTGCACGACGAGATAAACTTTCTGAACGTCTGTCAAGTTTTTTAGCTTCTTTGATTTGGTTTAGTACATCATCTAATTGACCAGAAGAAGCGTTGATATCAGAAAGAATACCTTTTACAGTTCTTCTTGCTTCATCTAGATTTTTTGTATCGACATGCATTAAACCTTTTTGTTGGTAGTTCGTACTAAAGTTCTTCGTATATGTTTGACCAAACTTAGCTAAGTTCTTTTGGTAATTTGTTGCTTTTGTATATGTACGGTCTAACTCTCGACGCTGCTCTTGCACAAATTTAAGATAGTCCTGCTTTGATTTCATGTCAACGCCAGTAACCTTCTTCATTTTGTCAGAGTCATTATTCTGGAACATGCGTTGGTTAGAACCTTTAAGACTCTTATCTAAATCTTTAAGCAAGGCTTGGAGTTTTCTATACTCTTGGGCTGCTTGCTTCGCATGTCTCATACTGTTGAGGATATCGCTATCGTTTGTAGTGTGACCGCGACTTTCTCCTTTTTTCTGGAGCCTGTCAATATCGTCCATAGCTTGCTTAACTTTATTTAAGCCCTTCATGGCTTTTTCTATATCAGCATTGACATCAAATATAAATGTTTCTTTATTAGCCAAGTTCCCTCACCATCCTTTTTACTTAAAGAAAAGTAGAGGGAAAATCGCCTCTACCCACTTTAAAGTGTTGTATATTCGTCGTCATCGTCTTCGAATAATGCAATAGCCTTGTCCATTGCTTTCTTATTCAATGCGTAATCGGACTTAGGAGCCTCACCAGCAAGCTCCCGGTCATCAACTAGACGTTTACCCTTACCGCCTCTAGAACGCTCTCTAGCAAGCTCCTCGGCTTTCTCTAGCTGTTTGTTTATGTATTGAGTTACTTCGGATTCACGAGATGTCATGCCGCCATTTTCCAGATGCTCATTGTACTCATCCAGTCCGTCGAATCGACCCTCAAGGTTTTTAAGGTCTTCCGCTTTAGTCATAGCATTAATCTGTTCAGCAATCTTATTACCGTCGTGACCGTCTTTAAGTACGTCCCAATCACCAACATCGCGGTTCCATACTTCTTCATCGAATGATGAATCATAATGGTCGCCATCGCCTTGTACACCTTTACGTGCGCGTTCCATTTCCCTAGCATCTTCCGCCATAGAATAAAGCATTAAGTCTATCTGGATATCGGATAGTGCTTTAAACTCTGGACTAGTTGGGAGTATCTTAAACTCCCTCATTAATGCCCACAGATTTCGCATATAAGGAGTACGAGCTAATTGTTTTAACCCGCCGAACTGCTTTACCTTATCTACGAAAGGTTTGCATCCATGCGGAGAAATCAACCCCGATTGCATATAAGATATCTAAATTGTAAATATCCTCATCCTTTTCTAAGCATTTTGGAACTTCTTTACCGCAAACTCGTAGAGATGCTAATGTTTGATATACGATTAAGTAGTACTGTGACATGTATGTATTCATTCCGCTTAAGTATCCTGCTGTCATCGCTTGGATTTTACCGACTTCGATTGCGTTAGGTGCTTTGATTGCGACTGTAAACTTCAAGTCAAATTCTGGTAAGTCATACTCTTTTCTAAATACGTCATTCTTACCTCGGATAATTCTATCTACTACCTCTCGTTGCTCTTCTTGTCTTTCTACTTCTATCTGCTCCGGCGTTTTAGCCTCTTGTAAGTGTTCAATATCTTTCTGAATATTCTGAAAATTTGTCATGTTTATTTGCCTCCTAAGTTATCTATTAATAATATAGCACTTGCTTTTCCCTATATATCTATTATAACATAAAAAGGACTACCCACTTGTTGGATAGCCCTCTAGTAAATTACTTAACATATTGGTATAAACCATAACCTGCACTTTGAATCGTTGGCTCGTGCATCTTGATTTGTCGTAATGTTTCGTGTGGATGGTTCATTTGGATTCCTGCATCATTTAAAGCTTTAATCAAGTCTTTAGATTTCATTGGTTCTACATGCTCTTTAAGAATTACTTTAGCAAATTGAGAAACAACTTTGTTGTCATTCATTGAACCTCTCATAAGTGTCTTTCTCATTTCTAACTTATCAGGCTCAAGACCAGCAGAAGGTTTTTCTTTAGGCTTGTCCACATTAAGAGGTAGGATGTCTGGTTGCTCAATTTCGTTACATAAGTTTGTAGGTTGCGTTGGTTCTGCAATTGTTATTCCTTCTTTTTTCATGTCAGCTACTATAGATTTTAGCTCGTCCATCATTTCTGGAATGATTTTTTTGAACTCTTCTCTTGCATTTCTATTAGCTTCTTCTACCATTTCTTGTGGAACCATTGGTCTTTCGTAAACCTCTGTTACGAATTTATCTACTGTATCAGCTTGTTCGCTCATTCTATCGATTTCGTCTAGTTCTCTTAATCTATCTAAGTTCTTTACGTACTCTGTATATAAACGAGCGCGCTCCTCTTCGATATAATTCATCATTCTTTCTATAGCTTGTCTTTCTGTAAATGTTGATGTCATTTTATGCATCTCCTTGTCATTTGATAACCTTAGTATAATTAGGCATTTCCCAAAAGTCAACAAGAAAATAAAAAATAGACACGATTATTTTTCGTGTCTACTTAATGGTCTATTAATTTAGGATTGTAACTTGTACTGTTTTTCTTCCCCAGTCACTAGAAACCTTCTTGTTTGGCATCAATACATCGATACGATTACCTTTGATTGCACCGCCTGTATCTCCTGCGATTGCTTCTCCATAACCTTCAACATAAATACGAGAACCAAGTGGAATTACTCTAGGGTCAACTGCAACCATTTTCATACTAGGGTTTGCTGATAAGTTATGTCCCATTGCTGTTTTAACTACTCCACCATATGTACCGCCATTCTCTGCTGGGTCTGCTGTATATGCAGTAGCAACAACTGTAAGTGTTTTACCTGATGGTTTTTGAACTACAGTTTCTTTCTTAGGTTCTGCTTGAACCGGAGCTTTCGTATGTACGACTTCTTGTGTGTTACCTTTTAGTAAAGATAATAGATTAATATTTTGTTCTGCTGTTCCTGTGTAATTACCAATTCCATAGTTAGAAGCTAATTGACTACGGTTAGAGAAACTATGGTCTTCTCCTTTTTGGTATAGGTAATCTACTACGCTTGTCTCACTAGCTTGTGCGCTGTGACCTCCTACAAACAAGATTCCTGTACCGATTGCTAATGTTGTTACGATATTCCTTAATGTTTTCATTAATTCGTTCTCCTCTACATTATATTTGTATTGCTTATACTTCTTAATGTAACACAAACATACAGGAAATCATTGGATGTAAAGGAATTGTAATAGTATTGTAATAAACCGTTAGTAAACAAAAAAGAAAGAAGCTATATATTATAGCTCCTTGTAACCTTGTTTTATAGGTGTTTTATCTGGGTTTGGTTGTTCACCGTCATACGCATAAAGTTTCCATCCGAACTCCTTATTAAAAGGTTTATGGATATGAACTAAGAAAGAATATTTATCTACTTGTACGAACATGTACGCTACATCATTACTAACAGGTCTAAATAAATGTGTACGATTTTCGAACCATAATTTTTCAAACGGTAAATCTGTAAATACATCGTCTCTTAGGAAAACATAGAATGCTTCTAATTGTAGGCGTTCTTCTTCTTTGATTTTAAAATCCTGATAGTTATCTAATAGATTAGTCATGATACTTCGCCCACACTGGTAAACCTAGATTAATAAAGTCTACCCCTTCTTTTCTAAATAATCCCATATCAAGTATCTTCCATTCTAGCATAATCCAATCATTTCCATATACCCCGACTCCAGTAGTTCGAGCTAATAGTTCTATCTTGTATCCCGGATACTCGGAAAATACCTCTAGCACACTAAATTCACCTTCATCGCCAACTTCTACAATTCGATTTTCACCATTTTCTTTAGCGACATTATAATTATATTTTATAAAACTATAACTGTACTCTCTAAGTATTCTATCTAACCGTAGTTCAAATTTCGTGTTCTGATATTCTAGTCTTTTCATAGCTGCTTCTCTTATAGCATCCTCGTATAAGCTTACTGGTTTCTCTATCGAAACGCTCTCGAAGTTTACTTTTAATTTATCAATACCCACCTTTTTATACATTACTCAATTCCTCCTTGATTTGTGTAATTGTAAATGTCATTCCTTTGATGTATGTTTCGTGCTGTTCTAGATATCCTTCATCATCGTTAGTGTAGTCACAATGATATAGAAACGCTCTAATAGTGTTCGGTGTTGTTACTACCTTTATAATGAACTCACATCCCCAACCGTCTTCTAAGTAGATAATCCCACTATCGAAGTATGTAATTTTCGCATTGCTTGGTAACAGGTTGTCCGCGATATACTTAACTAACTTAGTTGGCTTTTTCATATTCTCTCCTCCTTTACTTTTAGTATACATGCCAACTAAAAAATGTCAATAAAAAAAGAGACTAATTATAGTCCCTAAATTTTTGTCCATTTTTGTACGCCATCGTTACCTATGCTCATTTTCCAGTTGCTACCGTCGGGTGAACGAAGTACAATACCTTTTGCTGTATCACCGAAGGATAAGTCGCCATAAACAGTGTTATCACTCTCTGTATTAACGAATGCGACTGGGTACCCATCTCCAGTTGTACCAAAGATACGATTGACACGAACAAGTGTGTTTATATTGTTAGCGCCCCAGATTGTGAATTTAAGTTTATACGTTTGTGCAGCTCTGGAAGCTACATGTAGTGAAGGTGTCTTTAATCCTGCTTGGTTTGTAAGCTGGACGTATGAGCCGCCACTAGCCGTTACACGTTCTATCTTTACATTGGTAGGAGTCTCGCCTTGACCAAACGCTATACCTACAGATTCCATGTATGGTATTGGTTTAGCTCCAAAATCTATCTCTATAATGATTGGTGCTGCTAGAGTTGGGTTTGTCCATCTACAGAACTGCTCTTTACGAAGAGAGAACATACCGAAGATGTTTCCGCCTGTCTTAGCTGCGCCTATTGAAGTGACTGTGTAACGTTTATCTGCTTGTACTAGGATATCGTCTTGGTCACCTACCATTGTTTTATCTGCTGGTAGTATAGGTGTGATATCTGGTGGTGGTAACGTAGGTGTAGCTGCGTATGGCATATATGCGCGTCCACCATCTTTTGTACTTGTCATCATGATTCTAGATATAGTAGCTACAGGTATAGGTGATGGTTTCTTAGGGTCATCTACCTTATTATTACCCCAGAACTTAATTCTAACCTTTGTACATTTATCTGCGCCAGCCCACGGTGCTGATACGGCGTGACTCTGTGACTTGTTGTTCTTTGTCCAGTGTACGCCACCCATCCATTTATTTGATACGATATCAAACATGTCTAACTCGTATCCTTTTGGTTGGAATCCCCACGGTGAAACGGCTGTAAGGAATGATGCATACCAACATGGGTCTGTGGATAAATCTATTTCTAAAACAACCGGGTTTTCATATGTTACATTGGACATATTAAATGTAACTCCGGCTTCTGTGTCGAATGATAGTAGGTCTGTTAGTTCCCCGGATATAATCGGATGCGTAGATGTTTGTGTGATAGTGAATCCTCGTTTATCTCCATTTACCATCCAGTCGTCCTGATTCCCTAAGAAGTTAGGAGTGTACGGAATAGAGACAGGGAATGCGTTAATGCGTTTATCTGATACATAGTTGTTTGGACTAGGGAATGAGTTTAAGTATCCGTCATCTACCCATGACTCTGTTAACTCTTGAGCCATAGCTGATTTTACTTCGTTGAACTTGGATGTTTTTGTAAATTCGAATGCAGGATTTGTAACTTGCATCTTATGTAAATCCCAAAAGAATCCGTCGAAATGATTCAATGCTGATTCACAGTAAATCATGCGCTTAGAACCTGCTTCTGCTTGTAGTTGTAATTGACTAAATAAGTTGCCACCAACATCACGAGGTATACTGTTATGTCCTTCTAAATAGATACCATAATCAAAGTTCATAATTGTTATTTGGTGGAACTGGTTCGCGTTCACCCATGAAGGATGATTATTATCTGTGATAGATGGGTCTACACGTAAGTGAATACCTTTACCGATATTCGTCATTGTTATATTATTACATTTAACATTATCTATATATGAATCAGGTGTGTTTGCTTCCATGAGTATTCCTGTACCAAGCCAACCGGAAGACTTCTGGACACCCATGATATTAATATCTTTTAGCACATGGCTTTGTTCGTAGAATTGGAATATATCTGCTGCGTTGAAGTAGAAACACGCTTTGTCATAGGAAGGGAAAGATTTTAAATCGATTGTAGCTCCTTCTACAGAAGCTAAAGGTTTCATTTGAAATATGTTAATGTTATTTTGAGGTTTTATAATGGCGTTTGGTGCGAAGACTAGTTGTACACCTCTTGGTACTACAATTGTTTTCGATACGTTATATGTATCTCCCGGAACATACATGGTTTTAATGCCTGACTTTTCCATTTTCTCGAATGCTTCTTCGAATCCACTACTAGCATCATCATATCTTGTGAAAGGGGCGAAGTCTCTTAGATTGAGTCCTCTTTCATAGACAGCCGTAAAAATTGAACGCGGAGATACACCAGCCACAAAATCACCGACTTCCTCTATTATTATGATTTAAAAAAAAGGAGACTAAATTAATAGTCCCCTTATTTGTTATGCGCTACGAACGTTAGCAGAAGTTAGGAAGTAGAAACGAGCTGTCTCTGAACTGATTTCACCAACGTTAACGCTTTCATTGTAGCTATCGATAGAGCAACCACGATACGCGATTACTACTTCTTGTGTCAAGTTATCATATAGTACAATGTCCATGATATCCATTTGTAAAACTTCTTCGCCTAAAGCAGCGAATCCTAGAGAAGCTAAGTTCTCTTTCTTCATTCGGAAACGTTCTACCGTTACAGAACCTTCGTAACGTAAGTATACGTGTTCCTGTGGCATGATTGAACCAATTTGGTAAACACCTTGAGTACCGAATGAACGTTCAGAGCTGATAGATTGAGCGCGGGCAATCGGAACGTTCTTAATCATGAAGTACACGGTATTTGCCGATTGGACAGTTTGGTTAGCTAAACTTGCCATATATTCATTCACTCCTATTATTAAATTTTAGTAGAGGGGAACTTGTCCCCTCCGATTATGCTGATAAGTGGTTATCTTTGTAAGACAGATACACGTTGATGTAGTCTAAGCCTTGTGTTGGTTGTACAGCGATGTTGATGATTGCTGTGTTACCATTGATAACTACTTGGATGTCTTCTGGGCTGTAGTTAACGATTAAGCCATCTACGTTCTTTTGGACATCTAAGAATGACTCGATACGGTTCTTGATGATAGATGCAGAAGTGTTACGGATACGTGTTCCGATAAATTCTTCATCAAGTACAGTACGTAACTCTGTAGTTAAGAAGTCAGAAACCTCGCCTAAAGAGATACGGTTTTGTACAGGCTCATCAATACGGTTGTATGTAGTCGGGTCAGAAACAACACGGTAAGTTGAACCTTTACGGTTACGAACGAACTCTGTCATTACTACTCCTGATGCATCCAATTGGTCTAACTGTTCACCGATGTATTTCTTACCTAATGACTCGATGTTCATTTTCTTGTAAGTAACTGGTTCACCTACAGCTAGTCCACTTGCTAAACCAGCGATTTGAGCTGCGTACATGTAACCCGGAGCTTTGTAAACTCGACCATCAGCCATACGACGAACTACATCGTCACCGACAAGAGCGATACGAGCGTTACGGATATTCGCTTGACGTGCTTTAAGACTTTCGAATGTTTCATCGAAACCTCCACCAACGAATCCGCGTAACTGGTTACCAGCGCTAGATTCTGTACGTAAGAAGTGAGAAAGCTCTGCATGGATAGCTTCACTAGATGTTAATGGTACGATGTAGTAACCACCAACGTCTGCTACTTTAAGGAATAAGTCAGCCCAAGAAGTAGGAACCGTTCCAGTTGAACCGCCAGCTAAACTAGTTACTGGGATTGAAGCTGGAATACCTTTAGTGAAATCTACTTCAACACTTACGTAACGGTCAGAAGCTAATGCGTTAGCTAAGTCAGCAGCGATAGCTTTGATTGGCTCCGCTTTGTCTTTTGTTAAGTCTTTAGCAGCCATAACGTCGAAGTATTGTGTTTTAACGTTCTTATAGCCTCCTAGACCGCTCATACTAGCTTTGAAGTCTGGTAGGTTGTTGATGTCGTTGATAAGCGCGTTAACGTCCTCAAAGATTCCTGTACCTAACTCGTAAGACTTAACCTCTGCTAATGAAGCTGTGTCAGCACCAACTTTTAAGATTAACTTCTCTGCTAGTTTAGTAGTAGAGTTTACTTTAACCTCTACGTTAGCTTTCTGTGCGCCTGTGTATTTAAGGTCGAAAATGTTACCGATGTTGTCGTATGTTTTTTCGTAACTCTCTTTTGTGAAGTAAACAGTGAATCGTTTAGAGTTTGTTAAAGCATTATCCGTTAACGCGATTTGGATGTTGTTTGCATCTACACCATATACGTTAGATGTGAATTTCAATCCAAGATTTGTTAATGTAGCTTGTTTTGCATCGTCAACACGTAAAGCGTAAATCTTACCTGCACCGTTAAGGTTTAATGCCGGGTTCCAAGCCATCTCGATAGCATCTACTAACTCACCACCACGGAAAGCGGTACGAGCTTGTGCTAAGTTTGTTAATTCTACTGGTTCGTTAGGTTTACCATCTAAAGCTGAACCAAGAATGATAATTGGTTTTTCACTTTGAGCGTTAGCAGAACCTAAAGCTGTTGAGTCCAAGAATACTTCGGTACGTGGACGTTTTCTGTTGAAACCATATGAAACTGCCATATATGTAATCTTCCTTTCCTATGTATGATTATTTTAAATTAAAGTGTTGCTTAAGTTTTTCCAAGAAAATTAGTTCATCTCTTTGGTAGTGTTGTCCATTCATTAATGCTCTGAATCCAGCCAATTGAGTATCACTTAAATCGTATAAGTGTTTCGCTGTTTGGATGAACGTATCAATGTGGACATAAGGTGCAAGCGGCTCTACTTTTTTCTTTACTTCTTTCGCTTCCTTTTCCACTATGAACCCTCCATTCTATTAATTGAATTTACTATTTATTTGAAGTTCCTTAATCATATTTTCAATTGGAACGTCTAAACTATAAGATGTAACGTATTTGATGATGGTTTCGCGTCCATACAGGGTTTCTGCTTTAGCGCCACCGCCAGTGTTTTCACCTACTGGTATCTCATCTATCTGACCGAACTTAACGCCTTGTAACAGGTTGTTTGTATGCTCTTCTGCTGTGCTTCTCATATAGATGAGGACTGCTTTAAGCAATAAATCTAGGCATCTTACTGTATTCATGTTGGTAGAGAGTACTAGAATGGAATAGTATTCCGTAGTAGTGAAACCAGAACGTACACCGAACTCGCCTTTACGAGCTGGATTTTCTGATTCCGCCTCATACCATACAGTAAAAGGTTCTAAATTTTCTAACACTTCGTTGTAATCGAAGTACATCCGGTTACCTTTATACTCAAGTTCACCTTTGGAAAATGTAATACCCGTTACGCTATCAACTTCTGCAATAGGCTTACTAACCTCTAAATACATTTTTCCGTTCGTTTGGTCTACTTTGATTGCGGATTGTTCGGATAATAAACCTCTCGATGGAGCGCCATATGTACTTTCTTGGTTACCGATACTAGTGTGAGATTCTTCTCCCTCTCTAAGACCGATATAAATAGCTCCTCGAAGCATCTGTTTATCTTGTGGCATTGTATATACAATGGGTATTTCCGGGGGAGCCGGGTTACGTTTTTCGTCGTATACATAAGCCTTGATAAACGCTTCTCTTACGTTCGGTTGAACCTCTTTTAATAGTTCTTCTATAATATAGCGGTTCGTCAACAAATTCCCCAGAGTCGTTTCTATCTGAGTATGCAGGTATGTATCAATACTAGATAACAAGTTTTCTCCTCCTTTCTAAGCTCTAAACACCATTCTTCATATTCCACTTCATAAGCCTGTTAACGTTTGATACGAAGGTTTTAGAAGTGTTATTGACAGTTACCTTACTTCTATTTACAACCCAGCTACTAGCCGGAGATTTGTCTGATACGGTACGGAATGCTACATAGTCATGTCGATTATTTCCCACTTTTATCTTCGTGATGTTCTTAGACATCGGTGTGTAGTTCAACATGCTTGCATCAGATTGTTCTCTCTTATCGTACAAGTAGTCGGATATAACTGTTTTACGTGTGTTCGGTTGGATATCAATAGCCCGTAGTTGTTCGTACATCCTACGTGACATTCCTCTTGCTTTCCTTCTGATTGGGATTGTAAGGTACCATCCACCATCCTTACTTGTTTTGCGCTTACTACTTTGTGCGAAGTAAGGCTTAAGGTCGATGACACCCATAGAATCTAGTCGTTTTTCTGTTAACTGTAAGTACTTCGGTTTCCTTTTCATTTCCATATTCTGCGGCTTGCTCTTAATGATAGCTTCCGCCGTTTCATCGAGAACTTGGTTACCTAAATTATTTCCCAGATTGGTTAACGCCTTTTTCATTTGCGCTTGGCTCTGGAAAATCTTAGGTCTTCTATTGTTCTTCTTAGCCATTATTAACCAATCCCTTTGAAGAATCCGTTTAATCCATCTGTACTTGGCTTACGCTTCGCATCAATAATAGTATCTACTTCCTTATTATTTACACCTGTTTCGAAAGCTTCTTTGTCTATGAAAATATCTTCACGCTTTAGCAATGTCTTTTGAACTGCATTGTGTTGTGAGTAATCCATATCTCGTACATATCGATGTTCTTTTAACAGGTCTGCTACTAGATATCGTAAAGTGGTGTCGATATTAATCGATATATTGTGTCCTTCTAGATGCTCTTTAGGGAAGAATAGATTCTTGTTATAATCAACTGTGTAATCTTGTCCTTCTAATAATTCACCTTGCATAGAAGTAACGAACTCGATTTTCTTTACATCATAGACCATAAAGAAACCATGTTCGATTCTACGCTTGGAAGCATCAAAAATGAATGACTGTGATATAACAGCTCTAGGAACGGTTATTCTGTCACGGAATGCGACTCGTGTTGCCCGTTCTGGTGTACCAATTGCGGAGCCTGTATCGATTAAACCTAAGTCACCATTGAATACGCCTTTCTCTTGGGACTGAATCATCATACCTATTTCTTTAGCAGGTAGGTAGGCAATCCCTCTCCCGTGACAGATTTTACAGCTTTGCTGTGGTTGTCTTGTTGCTCTATCGCGGCAAGGACATAAATAAGATTTCTCCCATAACACACGTTGGGCGAAGTTGTCAATATGACTATCTAAGTCAGGTAATCTATGAGTTGCCTGTGCGGTAGCTTGCAACATATACGGTTTATCCGCCATACTCTACCTCCTCTCTTAAATAATTCCTAAGTTAACTCCATAGTAAGATTTCAATCCATCTACTAATTCTTGGATATCTCTATCTAGCTGCATGATATCGGCTGATGCTCCGCCATACATAGCAGATTGAGTTGTATCAATGTGTTGTGAAATACCATCGATACTGATGTCCATAGACGCGATACCTGCACCTACGATTAAGCGACCCCATTGTTGGAATACTTCTTTTAAAGCAATCTTGATAATGAGTGTCCATAAGTCAGGATGCATTTCCCACGGTTGTGATACGCCTCTTCGTTTTGGTGGTAACATACCAGCTACATACTCTACATGGAACATCTGTGGCGCGTAGTTATTACCTACTAAATGAGGAATACCAGCAATCATGGGATAACCGGAGTAGGCTTGCGCTAAATTCATGTTCTGACCCGATTCTGACAGCATTAGAGTCGGTAACATCTCTAAGTGACCCTCTAGCTTATAAACTCTCCACCACTTCGTAGGGTAGTCGAAAACGGTTCCTCCACCATACTCTAATGTAACCTTCTCTACTTGCATGATAGGTCTTTGAGTTGGTCTGATGAACATGAAGCTTTCGAAATCATTACGATAGTAGTCATGATGTTCGGAGTTGTATCTAGGGAGTATTACGATGTCCAACTTCTTCTCTGCTTGTGCTACAGCTTGCTCTATCTTAGATTGATAGAATGCATCCGGCATGTATTCACCAGTTCTAGGGTCAGTAACGGTAATACCAAAGTGATTCATTTTAATGGCATCTACGGTTAATCCATAGTCTTCTAGTCGGAGTTTTTCAATATCTTCTACATTGATTAGTTTCTCGTTGTTATGTTGATATTGATTTCCTCTTTCGTTATTTGTGAACATATACAACCCTACTCCCTATTATTTTTCTTCTTTATCAGCTTTAGGTGCAGTTTTTTTAGCCGGAGCTTTCTTTGCTGGAGCTTCTTTCTTTGGTTCCGGTTTTTCTTCTACTAGAGTGAATCCTTGAACATGCGCTAAAGCTTTTTCTACTTCTGGTTTAATATCTACGGCTTCACCTTTTTCATTGAAGGTGATATCTCCATATACTGATGCTACTGTCTTTCCTGCTAATTGTTCATTTACTAACATAATAAATCTCCTTTATATCGTATTTTTTGAAATAAAAAGGAGCAGATTTTTTGTCTGCTCCTATTCAATTTTTTATTTAGTTGTCAAAGGACGTACACTATGATATTATCAGGTTAGGGTATGGTAGTTGTCATAGGGTTATACCGCCTCAATTAAGAGGTCGGTATGCCTATCTAATAGAAACCCTAACTAGTTTTGGTATGTATTAATTAAGGACGGTAAGTAACATCTGCTGCTAAAGCTGGGATGTACTGAACGTTCTTGATACGAACCCATTTCTTAGGAGCGTATAATGCTAATGCACCGTACCATAACACTGTGAATGTTGTAGTAGCGTTCATTTGAGCTAATGGTAACTTCATCATTGGAAGTAACTCTAGTAAACTAATTACTTGTGGAGTTAATTCACCGATGAATACATCAGTAGTCTCAGGAATCACTTGGTTACGGTCAACGAATGTGATTACACCGTTTTCGTCAGCTTTAGAAAGTGGAACACGAGCAACTAAGAAGTAGTGTCCTGTCTCGTTACCTTGACGGTATACAGAGATGAATTGCGGTTTAGCTTGGTATAAAGATTGAAGCTTAACTGCAAGTGATACAGAGTCAGTAGGGTTAGCTACTACTGCTGTTACTGCTTCTGATGCTAATGATTCTGCATCGTCAGAGTGTACTACAACTTTGTAAGAATGTGTTTTGATATCCTTAACTGGGCGGAATGCGCCTTTATCGTTTACCTTAACTGTAGCAACTACAGATGCAGGAGCTTGAGGAGCGTTTGGTTCTGGAATACGGTCAACTAAGATGTTGTCGTTCTCCATGATTGTAGAACCGTGTAAGTTGATAGCACCACGAGTAGATAAGAACTGGTTGATAGAGAATCCAGTAGAGAATCCACCAGCTTGTGATGGTTGAATTACACGTTGACGGTCTAATAGATTGTTAGTGAAATCGGCTTGCACACCAATCGGCATAAACGCATCAGTAGCTCGTCCATAACCTTTACCTACGATTACAGCCGCTTTGTTTAAAGTAGCCTCATCTAAACGTTCACCTTTAAGGTCGATAACGTTAGTAGCTTCGTCAATAAGCTTCGTTAAACCATCAAACTCGATACCAGCTTGGTTGTCTGCTTCTGCTGCTAATGCTGCGTCACCGTAAAAGATAGCCCACTCGATAGATTTAGCAATTACAGAGATTGCATCTTCCGTTAAGATAGTCATTGGGTCAGCGATGTTGTTAACTAAACCAGCAGCAAGTGATTGTTGCTTAGTGTCAGATAAGAACTTCATTTGAACCGTTTTTTGACGGATGTTAGGGTCATTGATAGATGCTACCCCAACCTCACGAACGAAACGAGAGTGACCTGTACGACCATGTTGATTGAAGACTGCGTATTTAGCCACTGTTGAGTTAACTTGTTGTTTGTTAATCAACGGATAAATAGTGAAATCTCCATTTGTGAATGCAAGCATTTTTACTTGGTCGTCTAAAAGTTCACGACGTAAAGCTGCTGCGTCATGCTGTGTATCTGGAGTAATACCAGTACCAGTTGTAAATGACTTCGAAACTAATTCCGCTAATTCCGCTTCTGCGCCAGCAGGGAGCTTACGAGCTTCGACTTTCTGTTCTTTTTGTAATTCTGTCATTTATAAATTCTTCCTTTCTAGTATATGTATTTTATATATTTTATTGATAACGTAATTTATCTCCCCTTAACTCTATTATACCACAAATGGAAAAGGTAACTTAGGAGGAGGGAAGCTACCTTTTCGTATTTTTAGAGCCTACGAGTATAATATAACACTTCTTACTTATTTTTTTCGGAAATGGATTATTTACCTAAAACTTTTTTGAAGATTGCGATATCATCTTCTGTTTCGCGTCCTTCTTTGACACGGTTAACTGCGTGGAATACACGGTGGTTAGTACCTGCATCAAATTTACTAGCGATAGCGATATCTACTACTTGAGAAGTATAGTCAGCAGCTTTAAATACTTCTTCAACTACTTCCTCTTCTTTTTCGTCTCCTTCGACAAAGATATCAGCAGACTTAGCGATATACTCTACTGCTTTACCTTCTGGTTCCTCTTCTTCAACAGCAGTCATAGATTTTTCTACAACTTCCTCTTTCACTTCTTCCTCTTCCTTAACCTCAGGTTCTTTAACTTCTTCTTCCTTAGGCTCTTCCACTACTTCTTCCTTAACCTCTTCTTTCTTAAGGTTCTCGAAATGTTTAGCGATATTTTCAATCACAGGAAGGATGGATTTAGTTACTTCTTCGATAATAGAAGTACGCTGTTCTTTCAATTCAGTTTTAACGCCCTCATAAGACTTTACAACGGCTTCGAACGCAGTTAATAGTTCTGCACCAGAAATCAATTCAGAAGCTTCTGCTGGAGCTGTAGGTGCCTCAGATTTCTTAACTTCTTCCTTGTCCTCTTTTTTATCCTTATCTTTACCTTTTTCCTTGTCCTTGCCTTTTTCTTTCTCGTCCTTCTTGTCTTCTTTGTCTTCTTTTTTCTCAGCAGACTTTTCGACAACTTCTTCCTCTTCTTCTTTAGCCTCTTCGACTTTTTCTTCGTCTTCTTTAGCTTCTTCTTCCTTCTCTTCTGGTTCCGGAATTTTAGCCTCGGCTACAGGGGTAACGTCTTGTTCGACAGCTAGTTCCATAGATTTTGAAACTTCTTCCTTCTCTGACATTCCCTCTAGTTCTTTCGTTAACTCAGAAATTTTTACTTGTGTCATTAATTATTGCTCCCTTCTGGATTTCGAATAAAATGTTTTTAATTTCTCTAATGCTTCATTTCTAGAATATCCTTTAGCAATCTGCAAGAATAGCATCGCGCACTCAGGAGTATTTCTATCCATCGCATCTAGGTAATCTCCTATTTTATCCCATGTTTCTTCAAACTCAGAATCACTAGATTTCTTTAAAGTCCATGTAAGATTATAAAGACTTCTAGCAAAAGATTCCGGGCTTAATGCTCCAGCATCTAAAGCGTTTTCTGGAGAGATAGGATAACCAGCCGTAAAGGACTTCATAAAGTGTTCCCATGTTGCAAATGGGTTAGCTGGATTCGATGTTACTGCTACGTTTGTAACTTTTAACTTTTTAAGAATACGTGGGTCATCTTCGTCCCGTCCGTAACCGAACCCCTCTACAGAGAACCCTAGTTTACGTTTGATACCGGACTTCTTAATGTTTGTTGCTAAATCCCACATAGTCTTAGCGTAAGGGTTGTCCTTGTATAGTTTACATTCAACATATAAACCAACTTCCGGGTCAACATAAGTCCCTTCTGTTGGAACTCCTATCTTGTAGAAGTCTCCTTGTTGATGTTCGTAGTTTATATATCCATGCTGCAAGAAGTAATTGATGTCGATACCAGCAGGGTCAACAATGTCATCCTGTCGGTCTAAATCACGAGTTGTTGCGTACCCACGAAGATACCAAGATTTCTCGGAAGGAGAATCGTCATTCTTTTTAATAGATTCTTCAATGTCGATTGGTACGAACATATTAAACTTACCTGTTGCTTTATCCACATATGTTTCCAACTGCATTCCTCCTTTCTAAGTGGTACGATAGTAACTGATATTAATATAGCAAAAGTACCACTTAGTCGAGGTTTATTTCAATTTCATTAAAGGTGCGTATCGTTTAAAGAAGCGTAAAAGTAGTTTAGAGTTTTCATAGTTGTAACTAGCCATCGCGTCTGTTGCAATACCTTCATGAATACCTAAGGTAAGTGTTAACATTGCGAATAACTCTAATTCCACTTCGTCGTAATATTCAAGAACATCTTCGTCATAACAACGGGAATCTAGTTTACTTTTTAGCTTTTCTAGCGTCACTGTTGACTGTTTCTCCATTATTGCCTTTTCCTCCTTGCTTTGCAGAGTTGGTATTTCTAGCTCCTTTTACTTGACCATCTTTACCTACAGTCTTGTTAAAGGTACCTTTACCATTGACATTACCGGAATCGCCGTTCATGCCTTTTTGTTGCGCTTCTGACTGCTCTTTGGTTGGTGTCTTGGTTTTAGCTGCTGCATTCGCTTGTTTGGCTTCTTGCTTCTGTAATGCGAACTGTTGCTCCATCATTTTCTCTTGCATGATTTGACCTAGACTTTGTACGTGAACACCACTATTGATTACGTCTCCACCTTCTACTGGAGGATAGCCAAGCTTCTTACGGATATCATTAAATGTAAGACCGACTTTAGACTGTAATTCAAGAGTTTCTAAGATTTCACGTTCTGTCTGTGCGTCTCCACCAACGAATGTGAATATGTACTTGTCACCAAATTGTGAAACTATGTATTTGTTAATTGCATCCTCTAGGAACTTTAATAGAGGCTCTAATCCTTTGTCACGAGATATACGGTTCTTTTCTCGTGCGCTTGTTTCGTTTAATGTGCTACCAGAACTACCAGTAGCTCCTCCACGGTTCGGGAAGTTAATCTCCGATGGGTCGATAGCATAGATACTACATAAAACGTTAATTAGATAGTTTAGCCATCTCTCGAACTCCATATCTCTCGATGATTGAGTCATATTGATAAACTTAACATCTTCTGCGGATACAACCGGAATCTTCCAAGCACCGTTAATGCCACTAAACATAGTTTGCCATTCGCGACGGAATGCTTGTAAAGCGTGTCTTGATTGGTCTTGTCCAGTTTTGATGTGAAGTAATCCACGAGTCGTACCACCTTGAGCAAAGTAACGAGCATTGAATAGCTCTGTGTTCTCATGGTATTGTAAATGATTCATTGCTAATTCTAACTCTGAATACCCATACCTACCTATAGTCATGTCAGTACGCGGGTTATGTACTTCCCAAGCCATCTCTTTTGCTTTGAAATGAGCTACTGGTCTACGGTCTAACACCTGTACGAACTTATCGACGTTATCGCCTTTAGGTTCTTTACCGTCTTCGTCAACCGCTACATAGATTGTAGAAGCATCAACAGCTTTGAATCGAGTTAGTTCGCCCTCTTTATTGTAGATTAATTCGAAGTTAATCTTGTCATAAATAAGGCGGTCACGGATAATCTTCTTAATGAACCCACGGAAGTTATCTCGTGTGAAGTCGTCCTTAACCTTTCCGGTGTATTGCAGGAAGTCTTCTATGCGCTGGATTGCAGCTTCTTCATGTGTAGTTGGGTCTTTAAACGGGTCTTTCAATCGAACCTCGTAGCCCACACCTCTCGAACTATACCGAGCCGGACTACAGAACATTGAGACTTGGTTAACGCGGGTATTGATGATGGCATTCACAATAATGTTCTTTCGTGACCACAACTTTAGGTTTTCTAATAGATTGTAGTTACCATCTTTTGAAGGAGCTTCCTTGTAATCAGGGTTAATTGAGAACTGACCTAATATCGGTTCTTCGTAAGCTTTAGCTCTACCTTCTTTGGCTGTTGTACTTTTCATAATCTGCTCTTCTTCAATCTGTCGAATCATTGTAGATATCTCAGAGTGCTTGTCCTCTGGATTCAATAACTCTAGCGGATTTGAAGGAGCTTTTTTTAGGAAATCCCAGAATCCCATTTGCATTCCACCTTCTATTCAAATAAAATAGGGAATATTCTGAATTATCTGTATTCGAAAACCTTACGACTGTTCTTGACATCGAGATAACTTGCATAGACTATTTCCCCGTTCGCATCAATTAAGGCTACATTCTTATCTCCGGTCATATCCATGATTAATAGTTTCTCTCGGTCTATGATGGCATACACTTTCACTTTCGTTCCACCTAAGAGCCTGTAGTAACTAACCACTTCAATCCAAGTTAAACCTGTAGCTAAAAGTTGCTTTGCTTTATTCCATTTTTCATCTTTTTGATATGAGGTCAATAAAACCACACCCTATTTATTAATATAGTACTAAGTAGTTGATTTTGTTGGAAATGTCCTTACTTCTATTATACCATATATAAGGTATCTCCCTGTTTTCGTGGACATAAAAAATGCCCCACCACGATACGTAGTAGGGCGAATCCGTTTCATTTAAGAGCGTGTTAGCATAAAACGAATGAAAAGTTAAACCTATTCAAAGTGAGAAGGATAATATGCCTAACAAAACATGTATCTAAGATTTCACGAATCAGAGGAGGAGAAAACTAGATACTGATAGGTTATGGGGGAACCTATACTTATATTATAACCTGTATTGAAGAAAAATACACACTAACAAGTAAAATATTTTAAAAATTCTGAATATTTATTTTAGGGTTAATTTTGACAAAGGTTTAACTCGTTTATCCGCGTATATGAGGTACCCAGCAGCCTCGTACGGCGTTCCTTCATTATCGTTAGATAAATTACATTAGAATCGTTCAATCGGCTTCTATCGGCTTCATCTGTCCTGATGAGCTACTTGTCTTTTATTAATTAAATTTTTGGACGTAGAGTATAATAAATATAACTAAATAAAATAACTAATATTAAATATTATATATGTAATTAAATATAAATAATAAATACACTAATAGATATAGGGAACAGTTAAAAATAAAATAGGGAATAGTATCAGGAATATTACTTATTATTTATTTAAAAATTAATACTTTAGTCAGAATAAGAATTAAGGATATGTCAGATAAACCTTGATATATAAGGGTTTCTCAAGATTAAGGTAAACCTATTTCGTCAGGAAAAAGTTAAAATAAAATAGGGAATAGTTATTTTATTAGGAATAACTTGTACTCAGAAAAGATATACTAGGTAGTGTAAGATTTGCTTTAAAAAATAATTAGGGAATGTTGTTGACATTTAGGAAATAAGGTGCTATTGTAGATGTACAACAACAAATAAAAAGAAGAGGAGTGTCAAAATAGAATGGCAAAAAAAGAACGAACACCTAAGAGATTGAAAAAATATAGAATGGATGCAGGGTATACAACGTATTCATTAGGAGACAAGTTGGGAGTAAGTTTCTCAACAGTAAGTAACTGGGAAGGTGGACTAAAGTTCCCAAGACAAGAAAAGTTAATGGAGCTAGAAGATTTATTCAAAGTAAGCTATAGAGAATTATTCGAGGATTTAACTGATGCAGAAAATAGGGAACTGGAGTCAAAACGATATGGTTTATTAGAAAAGAAAAATAGGGTAGCGGAGGGAAATTAAGTGTTAGAAATAACTGATATAATTTATATGTGTAATCATGGTCTTAGGGTGAAAGTGGCAAAGGATACGAGATATAGTACGAGATTGAACTTGGATTTCTTTGACTTCGATGTACTAGATTGTATTGATGACGATACAGAAAAACTGTGGGTCATACGAGCGATTAATGATTTTGTTGTAAAGTTTACAGTGGATGTGAATTTAAAAGAAGCTCTAGACGAGTACAAATATTATCCGTTTGACGATTTATTGATGTTAACAGTAGAATCGATTATACAAAACAAAATAAATGACTATGAGAACGTGAACGGAATGGCTTTTTCTAAGTTACTTGGAATACACATTGCTAACTACGTACACGGTTGCGCGCTAGAATTAGAATCTGGTCGCATAAACTAAAAAGACCAGCCTACGAAACTGGTCTTTTTACTATTCCCTATTTTATTTTATTTATGCGTCACCTTGAAACTTAGGATATTCTGTGCAATTACGTACAACCACTCTCCTGTCATATCTGCTTTTGTGTTAACGTGGAATACTGGCGAACGACTACCACGAACTGCGTTACCGATTACTGCTTCCGGAGTATCTGCGATTCCTGCGGTAACAAAAGCATCCTCAGGAATGTATGCGATTACTCCGTTCATTAAAGTTACTTCTACGTCTTTTTTTATTGCCATGTTCAACTTCCTTTCTTATTTTTGAGATAAACTGAAAATGTAACTGATGATACCACCTAATACAACCATAAGGGCATTCTCAACCAACGCACGTTGTTTATCCGTACCCTTCTCGCCTCTTGTTTCTAAAGTTGTTAATTTTTGCTGTAGGAGGTCAATTCGGTAGAATAGGTGGGATTGTTTTTCTTCGTTGATTGCTGCGTTTTTGTCGATGTCTCGAACGATGTCTTGAATTTCCTCTAACACCTTTCTGATGTCTTCGGATTCTTCCGCATGTTCTTTCAGTACGTTTTCGATTTCTTTTAGTCTGTACTCGAATTGTTGTTGATTAGCCATGACCAATCCACCTTTCTTATTTTATCTACTGAATGCTAAGAAACTTTTACTAACTGCGCCCTTCCCTTCCGTATGTACTTTCTGTTTAGAAATCTCCTTCAATATATCCAGACTTTCCTCGTCCTCTATCTGACCATATTGAGAACATGTATTAATTCCTATTGTAACAGATTTCTCCTTATCGAAAGTTATCTGTACTCGAATCCAATCACTTTCTGGAGTTTCTAGATATTTAAATTCATAGCTATTTAATAAACTTAAAGATAACAAACGATGAATTGTATACATATGGAAACTTGTACGATGACCATTCACCATAGTATCAATAAGTTCACATAGTTCGTTCTTTACATCCATATTACTTGGATTTCCTGCGGGAATCATTTTTTCCTCCCCCTTTCTCCTTATTCGTTGTTAACGACGTAACTACAACTGTAGACATGACACCGTTTTTGAATGCTATCGTCTCGTACTTGCCACCGCTAAACAGTACGATATCTGCTATAATAGAGGTATAGACAATTGTAATAAACATGACAGCCTTTACAGTCGGAATAATTAAGCGAAAAATAATACCTCGATGAAGAATGGAAGCAGTAATGTACGACATATAAGACGCTACGAGGTAGAAGATTAGGGTAAAGGCAATAGACAGCACGAAATACACCATTGTAATTACCCTCTTCCTAGAGATTTATCAGTACTAATATAGTACTTCGTACTGATATTTTTTGGATAACTACTATATTAGGGTAGTACCAAAAAATTTCTCAAGTGGAGGTAGAGTAGCCC